TTACGAGGCCGCCGGGTTCACAACCGTCCAGTCAGATTCAAACGAACGCTTTATTACCCCAGAACCAGCATAATAATAAACTTTCCGTGCCACTTGTGTATTAACTTTTTCCATAACAGTATTATTCTTTATATTTTTTCTATATAAATTATCCATTCTATATTATAATTATATATTTTTAATTAAAATGTATAATTAAATTATTTTTTTAATTACAAATAACCCACCTACTCCAAGTAATAACTTTTGTAAACCACCGGCCATCGGTTTCCTGTAGGAAACAGCATTTTTATACCCTGACTCAGAGTCGGAATCGGAATCGGAATCGAGTTCAGAGTCAGAGTCGGTCTCGGATTCTGGTTCAGGTTCGGCCTCGGATTCTGGGTCAGCAGTCAGCACATTAACAGTTTCTATATCGGTCTCAATACTATTTGCTGATTTAGTAATTGGATGTGTCATTCTATCAGATAGTTTTGGGAGGGGTTTTAATTTGCTAGCACCCAGTTTATTAGCCTTCTCTTTATCGGTTGAGTCATAGTATATAGAATAAGAGATATTATACGCGGGAGTATTTCGTTTTATATAATCAGTTTGGGTTTCTCCTACTACCATCGAATATCCCACAATTTCCGCAATTTCATTATTTACTTTTTTAACCTCAATAAATTTCATTTCATCATTATCGCTTAAATGGTAAAACGCTAATCTGAGTAAGTCGGGATCAGGCAAATCGTAATCTGCTTTTAATATAGTTTCCTTTTGTAATTCATAGAAAGCTACTCTTGTTTCTGCTCTAGAAATATGGGCATTTTTAGCTTTATAAAACCGCTTAATACCCAATAATTCAGCCGAAGTTTCATCCGAAATTTCATCCCCATTAAACCCACCGACCAGATTTATACCAACAGACATAAATAAAGCAGTCATCTTTATTAAATTATTTAGTATTGAATCCATATGTTCTTCATGAATTGCTTCTATTTCTAATATATTTAGTTCTGGTTTTTCATACTCGACAATATATGTCATCATTAATTCGTGCACTATTAGCACCCCCAGTGATATAAATGTAGTTATAAAACTGTCAGGATTTTCTCGATTGGCAACTAATCTTTCTTGTAAATATTCCTCAAAAGAAAAATCCGGTTTAGCATTAACCGAATTCTTTAATATTTCACCCTTTATTTTATTTAAAGTAATTTTGCCATCTTTACGTACTGGAGATACATTATTTATTAATACATTTTTAGTTTTATTAAACCTGTCAACAATTTCATTTGTTATATTTAACAAAATATCTTTTGTATTATCATCGTCTTTTACAGAATTTTTATATTTAGTATTTCCCTTAATTTCTTTACTTAATTTGGTATATTCACTGGTAATATCTTTAGTAAGTTTTAAAATTAATTCAGTAAGAGATAAATCATCTAGATTAATAAAACTTTTAGTGGTATCATTATTTTTAAGCTGTTCTTTTATCGATTTTGAAATATCTTTAAATATAACGTTTGTATTGGTATTAACTTTATTAAAAATAAGCTGCGTATCTTTTAAAATAGATAGTGCCTTTGTTTTAAAATTAGTGAATATATTTACATGTTCTGAATTTAATCCAGACATATTTAAATTATCCATACCAACACGTTCACTAATCTCAACAAATTTAAAATTTATCCAGCCAGCATATTTAATAAAATTTATTAAATTATTGGTTTTAGTTTTATCCAAAGCTTTGTTATTTAATAAATCCGTCATCATTTTTGGACTAAACTCTGGAGTAGTATCATTGGTATCAATGGGTAATTTTAATATAATCCCTTTAATAAAAAACATAATTATTTCAGTGAATGGTAGAATTATCTGAGAATATTTATTATCTACATCTTCTATATAAGAAGGTAACATTAAACTAACAAATCCAATAATACTTTTTACTACTTTATATAATGCTCCATCTAAATTTAATTTATCCACTGATTTAAAAAGTACATCTTCCGTCATACTTTTATCCTTTTCTATATTTAAACTTTCTTTAAAGACTTTTTTAAATTTAGTTACAAGATTTTTATCTAAAGGTTCATCGAGTTCCAAAAATAATTGTTCTTTAATTGATTTAGATATACTTTTATTTATCAATGAATTATTATTAAAAGATTTACTAATAATTTGTTTACTATCTTTTAATATTTCATTTATTCTACTTATAAATTTATCAACCAATTCTTCTGTTTCTTTTGTATCTTTTGTATCTTCCACATTTATTGTTTTTTCTTCAACAATTTTATCGGCTGATTCTTTAACCTCTTCAAATAATTTTATACCCCTCGACGATATCTGAATTAACATTTCTTTTATACCCGAGCCTAATTCTGTTGAATTATTTTTTTCGGACGCATGTTTAATAGAGGCTTCTTTAATTTCGTTAAATATTTTTTTGGTTGTATTCGTTAATTTTAATACATTGTCGTGTGAATCATCATCTTCCAAATTATTACTAATAGCTTTTTGAATATCGATTAGTAATTTTTTTGAATTTATACTAATTATTTTAAATAAATGTAAAACATTTCCATAATCTAATTCTTCTATAGATTTATTGATTAATTCATCATCAACCAATTCGTGATCAACCAATTCATCATCAACCAATTCGTGATCAACCAATTCATCATCAACCAATTCATCATCAACCAATTCGGCATCTAAATTATCCAATTTCTTTTTAGTATTATTTTTTATTTTATTAAAAGATTTTAAAGATTTAGAACACACTTCTATCAATAATTCTCTATTATTAACAGTTTTTTCAATATTATTAATCAATTCTTTAGTTTGTTCCATATATCTATTAATTATATGTATAGATGGAGATTCATCCTGATTTGGTATAGATTTTGATACATTATTATTTAATGATTTTTGAACATCTTTTAATAAAAAAATAATATCGCTTGAAACTTTTTGTATTAATCCTTGAACATCATTATTAACTGTTTTACTATAGGATTTGTTAAGGGTGTCGTGTAATTTATCAAATTCGCTTCCTAATAAATTATTTTTAACTTCGGTAACAATTTCTTTAGTATTATTAATTATATTAGACGATAATTCCTTTATTTCATCATCGACAATTCCAGATATTTTATCACCTAACGATGTATGTTCTTTGGGTGTTGTGTCTGGAATTATACCTTTAATATCATTATAAACTGATAACGCATTTTTGCTCATAGTAACAATCATACTTTTTAATTCATTAATATCTGTTTTAGATACTTTGTTGAATTGTTCTTTAACTTCAACTAGAGGAATACTTTTATCGTCGGACGTAACTTCCGCTTCAACTTGAATAGATTTAGTTAGAGGAGAATCAACTTCAGACAGAACTTCAGAAATATTATTTTTCATAATAACTAATTCATCTTTATTATTATATATAAATCCCATTATATATAATAATATATATATTTATTCAGATTTGTTTATAAATTCAATTAAATTATTTATTTTTTTCCCAATTATTTGAGGATTATTTAAGTTATTTGTATATACTACATTATTACTATCAACCAAATATTCCTTATCATTTATAGTTTCTACCCAGGTCATAATATAATTATCATCTTGAGATAATTTATCTATTAAATTATTATAATCATCAATCCTCCCAAATTTCTGATTTGTTTCGTGTTTCCCACAAAATTCTCCAAATTTTTTCTTCCGCGTGCATTGATTACCATCTTGTTTTCTTGCCATACATATATAATTATCTAATTGAATATTTTTTAATTTAGGTTTTATTTTTTTTTTTAAAAATTTATCGTATAATTCGGTATTATTTATATTATAATCAATTGATATTGTATCTAAAATAGTTTTTATTTTTTCATTATAAATAGTTAATAAACTATTTGAAATTTCTTCTAAATCTTTAATTTCCATTTTATATTTAATGTAAATAATATTTAAATATAATTCAAATTTATTTGTCTTTAAATTTTATTTATTATTATTTAAAGTATAATAATAAATAAAATAATTAGTTTTTAATGAATATCGATTTATTGAGTTTGACATTGTACTCCTTCCGAATTTTCGGGTTCTCTTCCTCTATCTACATCATTTGCCCGACTTTCGCTAGAATTAAAATCTTCTAAGTAATAATCATTCAACCCGGTTGTTTTAGAAGTATCTACAACACGAATGGGTAACAATTTATGAATCAGACCTAACTTTTCGAATGATATTTTATCAGGAAATATTATATCAAATTGTATAATTAAATCTCCTTCTCTAACACTGTTTTTAATAGGAAAGCCCAAACCTTTAATTGTTTTTATGGTGTTTGGTTTTATAATGGCTGAACTTTTAATAACAATATTATCTTTAGATGGATGATTAAAGATAAACTCTAAATTACCAAGGGCTTCCGATAGTAAAATTTGTTTCTTTAATACTAAATCATGTGTATCGCGACCGACATTTTGTATAGTTTCTTCCTCAAATACCACAATTAAATGACCATTGTTATTATAACCTTCATTACCTTTATTATTTATTTTAATATATTCTCCTTTCTGAGCACCTTTAGGGATAGTTATTGTTATAATTTCGTCTTTTTCTAAATATTTTATATTATGACCAACTCCATTACACAACCTACAATCGCTGACTGATTGGGTAACCATACCTGGAGCAATTTGAACTAAATTAACTATTTTACCCTTACCTTTACATTTTTTACAAGAATCCATCGAATTTCTATTTTGAATTATTTTTCTCCTGATTTTAATTTTTTTATCAGACCCTAACATCATATCCTTGTATGATATTTTAATGGATATCTGCGTATCCGGTACGGATTTATTATCACGTTCACGGCCTCCACCTCCACCAAACATCCCCTCAAATGGAGACCCCCTCAAGCCATCAAACATTCCTCCCCCCATTCCTCGACCCATTCCTCCTCCCATTCCTCGACCCATTCCCTGTCCTCGTCCCCGACCCATACCTTGACCACCAAACATTTGCTCAAATATATCAAAAGGGGAAGAACCCCCACCTCCACGTCCTTTAAGCCCTTCTTCACCAAATTGGTCATATATTTGCCGTTTCTCTGGATCATTTAATACTTCATAGGCTTCACTAATGTCTTTAAATTTTTTTTCAGATTCATCGCGATTATCAGGATTTCTATCTGGATGAAATTTTAAAGCTGCTGTTTTATATGCTTTCTTAATTTCAACATCAGTGGCTGCTTTATTAATAGATAAAAGGTTGTAAAATTTATCGTTACTCATTGTTATTATAATAATTTACAACCTTTTTAAGTGAATATTAATCAAATTTTTATAATAAATTATCTTTGACTGTAATATTATAATATTCTAATAAAATACAATCTATGTCACAAAACTTACTAATTTTTTCAAGTATAGAAGGTTTATTATTATCTACAGCATATTTTACAAGCTCGGTAAAATCTTTGTAAAGTAATATTAATTCTAATTGAGAAAAAATAATCTTACGAGATTTCTCAAACTTATCATCATACATAATAGATTTATAAATATCTATTAATAAAAATATGATGTTATAATAATCATTTTTAACAATTATACTATCATAATTTTTCAACACCTTTTTCCACCGTTTAATATTTGTAACTAATATATTCATATGGTAATTAATATCATTACGTATTAAATCATCACGCATTAAATCAATCGCATACAACGATATATAATTTAGTATATGTTTCTCTATTTCTATATAATTTTTTTTGGACTGATAATAATTTAACTTATTTGACCATTCGTCTATAGGACGTAATTTAGTTGTTTTATAATAATTTATCATGCTTTTTTTAAAATGTAACCAAAATTCTTCAATAAATTTATCTGGATTATCATTAATAGTATCATTTGTCATTGCATCATTTGTCGTTGCATCATTTGTCATTGCATCATTTGTCATATAAATAATAATCTAAATTATTTTTAAATTTAAATTTTACACCCTTGGAGATTTAAAATGGGACTAGGTTAATTATAGTTTATAATCATTAATTTTTTTTAATATAAAATCGTTTAGTGTCACTTCTTTGACTATATTAATATTTTTAAGCACTCGTTTAGTTGTTTTAGGTTCATTATCTATCAGTAGCATATATTGATTTGCGCGTTTATATTCTATATATTCTCTATTAAAATGCGTATATGATAAATAATATTTGTGTGTTGTCATATCTTGATATAAATAGGCCACGTGACTAATTTCTGGATTAGTATGAGATAAAACTTTAATAAATTTATACATTATAATATACTAAAATAACTTTTAAATCTTCAAAATAAACCTTAACTATTTATTTTAGAATTTATAAGGAGACCTATATTATGAGTTAATGTATATAATTCGTTCTCCAGATATATTAACTTACATAACAACCCTATATATTAAAATTTACTGTAAATTAAACTTAAAACTAAAATAGTTTTGTATTATCAGGGTATCACTTTGATTTACTAAATTACCATAAACCATAATAGATAAATCTAAAGCTTTCATTAATAATACATTAATATTTTTATCGATGGTTAATTTCAACAACTCTTTATTTTCAAGAACATTATCTAGTTGTGGAGTATAATTAATATATACATCCATCATTTTAATCCTTGTTTCCACATTGACTTTATTATTAATAATAAGTTCATTAATATAAAATAATGATTCAGTTAAAAGAGATACAGATACCAACTGACTTATTGTCTCACCAAACACAATATGTAAATTTGGTTTAGAACCATTTAAAATGGAATCCGTCATAGAAGGTAAGTTATTGATAGTGGTGTTTGAATGATATATGCAAAGTAAACTATTTATTAAAGTTGTTAAATTATAAGATACATTATATTTTGTATTTATAAATTGTTCTACATTACTAACAAGATCTATAATCTTTTTATCAACTTCGGTTTGATTTTCTATTTCATATACTATGGCAGTTGTTAATCTTGTTTTACCATATTTTTTTACAATATTATCTTTTAAATGCATTTTATTATCATAGATAATATTATATTAATCTATTCGTTTAGATAATATAGTTATCAATTCTTTCATTGTTGGAGAATATATATTAAGTTCTAGCATATTTTTTATAAAGTTATCCTTTGAATTATTAAATTCTTTTTTAGCCTCTTCTAATCCAAAATTATTAATATAGTTTGGATCCAATAAATTATTGTTTTTCCTAAGGCTGTCTTGTAGAACATCGTCGAAATCATCGTATATTTGAAAAGCTAATCCAAAATGATAAGAAGCATTTTTAATATTTTCTAAATTGTTAATAGACCCTTTTCCAGATATATACCCCCCTAAAAAAGCAATTTCAAAAAAAGATGCCGTTTTTTTATTAAATAAATCTTTTATCATATCTTTATTGTCTATTGTATTCATTAAATCTTTTTTGTTTTCAGTATAAATCGGTGTAAGATCTATAAGTTGTCCTCCAGCAGCACCCAATATTCCCAAATTTTTTACAATATTATTAATAATAATAGTTAATTGCTCTTGTTCCAAATATCTAAAATTATAATAAATTAGTTTAAGAGCGATGTTTACCATTACATTAGATACTATTTGAGCCTTATATTCACCATATTTAATATGAAACGATAGTTTATTTCTGCGATAATCGTCATTATCCATACAAGGTAAATCATCTATTATTAAACTTGAATTATGAATCAGTTCGATTGCTACGGCAAAGTTTATCACATCATCCAATTTTCCACCCATCCCTAAACAATTATCTATCGATATTACGGGACGTAAGCGTTTTCCACCATCCAAAGCATACATAACCATTTCATACAAAGGTTTAGAATCGATCTCTTTTTTAAGAATTGTTTCTAAGTTTGTATTAAATAATTGTTTATAACTAGTAAAATTATATGTATCCATTAATAGTTAATTTATAATATTAATCAAAACTTTACATATTCATTAACCACGGATAATAAACCAGTTATTATTGGAATACTGATATAAATATTAAGATCCCACATACTTGGATACCATAATTTAATTTCTTTAAAAGGATACATACTATAATTCCATAAACTAGATAAACTTATAAAAAAATTATTATTTGAATTCTTTCTTAACCATATTCTCCTTATTTTAGGATTAATCTCTATGTAAACCAAATATATTGAAAAAGAAATTAAATTTAGTATTAAATTATATCTTGTAAAATATTCCATCATATTATATTTGTATTAAATTATCTCTAGATTAATTCTTAGTATCTCTTAGATTAATTCTTAGTATCCCAGATCAATTCTTATCTCTAGATTGATTCTTAATATCTCTAAATTAATTCTTAATATCTCTAGATTAATTCTTACTAGATTAATTCTTACTAGATCAATTCTTAGTATCCCCAGATCAATTCTTAGTATCCCCAGATCAATTCTTAGTATCCCCAGATCAATTCTTAGTATCCCCAGATCAATTCTTAGTATCCCAGATCAATTTATACCAGATTAATTTATAAATTTATCTATAATATAATGAAAAATATACTCTTTTTTATAAGGTTTATTACTTAAATACCACGATAAATAACTTTTATCACATTCAGCAACTTCAATTAATGTTTTATTCTTATATTTTCCATTTTTAAACTTATTTAATCCCAAATTAACCGAAATGTCTATAGATTGTTTTAACCCTAGAGTGGCTAATTTATCGGCTTTTTCATTTGACAATGAATGGATATCATTTATATTCGTGTGTGAATACACGTGGTGAAAATGAATCGTATTTCTTTTCGATTTAATTAAATAATAACCTTTTTTAATTAATTCCATATTAGATGGCTTAGGGTTCCATAATTTTCTATGGTATTTATCACCTGAAGTAGTAAACGCTTTAATACTATATTCCGAATCAGAATAAATATGAATCTCTATATTTTTATCCATTTCTGATTTCAATATATCCAAAACTTCCAAAATGGCATTTAATTCACATATATTATTAGTACAACTTCCTTTGATCAGTTTTGATACGTTTCTAGAATCATTGTCACCAAAATATATCCCATAACCTCCATAAGAAATAATATTTCCATTACCATAACAACCTCCATCTGTGTATACACAGATTCCGTTGTTAGATGGGGGATTTTCTCCCTGTTCGTTCTTAATATATTTATCTATATGAGATACGTTTGTTTCGCCATGTTTTAGAAACTCTTTAGCATCTAATATATTATCAAACTTTTTAAATTTGGCTCCACTATAGCCGTTTATTTGTTTTTTACATTCATCCCAAGAATTATATATCCCTGGTTTATAACCTTTATAGACAGAATACATAATTTATTATGATAATTTATTTTTAAATAAATTATCATAATAAAAATATAAAAATTTGATTATTTATTATTTTATATTAAAAATAATACATAACAATGCTTAAAACATTTCTACTTAACCTATTATTTATAAATCTTTCTTTAAGTCAATTATCCAAATCTATAGTACCAAGTCTACTTGCTCCTATCCACCAGCAGTGCGATTCCCCTGATACTACGAACACTAGGTGTACGTGTAACGGTATTGAATACGACTTTAGTCAGATCCAGCCCAGTGATGGAAACTCTTACTTCTCTGGTCCAGACTCCACAAACGACTACATGTATTACTTCCAAATGACTGGTGGCGGTCTTCCCATTGACGATGGCTCGATGCCATACTGCACCTTCGCCGCTGGCACGAACCAAGGCAACTCTGCTGGTCAGGGTGAAATAACTGGAGATTCCTGTGTCCCAATCGGTCTAGTATCACAACAGTCTTGGGTCATTGATACGTACCAGAGTCCACAGGTGATCCAGGTCACTTTCTCTGGCGGAAAAGAAGGGCAACAAACCGTTGCGTCTGTCACGTGCGATCCATCTGCTGATGATCCAACCTTTACCGTCAAGGGTGAAACACGAACCCTTGTGTACGAAGTGGATATTACCTCCAAGTTTGCGTGCGCACCACCTACACCGCCTACACCGCCTACACCACCTCCACCTACACCACCTACACCGCCTACACCGCCACCAGTAGATAAAAAATACAACTGTATTAATAATAAATGTGAAATAAATTATAATAATACTGGGGGAACATTGGAACAGTGTGGAAAAATATGTAAAAATATATATTGGGGTTGTATTGAAGGATATTGTATTCCTAATTTATCGAGTGGATTGAACCGAAGTATGTGTCAACACTTATGTAAATAATAATTTAAATTATTGGTTTATTATTATATAACGCATAATTTGATAAATAATAATAAACCAAATTTATTATTTTTTATTAAAAAAATCTAACCTTTTAATTCGTAATTCTTCTCGTGTTAATATAGGGGCCTCTTCTTCCTTAGCAACTTCCTCAACAACTTCCTTAGCAACTTCCTCTTTAGGATCAGATTTTATATCAAATTCTACTTCTAATTCGGTATTATTTATTAAACATACATTGTATGGTTCTAATTCGATTACCTTTATCTCTTCGCCCAATAATTCAATAGTTTGATTTAGGCGTATAAATTTATAATTCTTTGTAAGCAGTTGTTCCAAGGTGGTCTTTATATCAGCGATTTGGTCTATTAAAGTATCTAAGACTTTAAATTTGATAAATGTTGCCTGGGGTGGATGAAATAGTTCAATCGTAATTTCCCCAGGATTCATTATATCCATTAATAACTCATCAAACACCCTATTTGATAAATAACATATAGTATCGGGAGCCGAAAATTCTAAACACGAAATATATAAAAAAGATTCACATCCAAATTGAGTGTTCTTATAAGTGATTTTAAATATACATCCATCCTCATTTGCTAATATTTCCTGTTGGTAATGACTTAATACATTAGATGGTAATATGGCATTATATGTATTAAAAATAGTATTGTTATTTGTATTATTTATATAAGCTTCTGGATAAGCGGTAAGATTCATACTTACACAAATATAATTGTATTTAATAATATCAAATTTTATAAACAAGTAAAAATAAACCCCAGGAAAGATATTTATTAATTTTATAGATGCGTAATATAAAGACTAGTAGACTTATTATAATAACCCTGGTTGGGACAGATATTATAATATAATAATAACTTAACATAAGAGCCAAACTATACCAAAAGGCGTGTGTAGTCCATTTAATTAATCCTTTTCTTCTCAATGTCATTAAAAAAGCGGATGATTGAATCGCTATAATACTGTTAAATGCTAGATTTGATTTATTACCAATAGGAGAAAGTAGACATCCAGTTACAAGAATTTGGTAAAAAGAATAGAAATACCTTCCATAGTATTTTACCGCAGTGGTATATTTATCATTATTACGAACCGCTGTAACTCCTTTAGTCCCATATGTATCGGTTACCCAATCAATTAAATAATGACAGCATAAAATAAATAGAATTAATCTGGATTGTGTCAATAGATTAAATTGGTCCATTAAATAAATACCAAATGATCTAAACGTAAATAGAATAGCATGAATTCGATACTCTTCGTATATTATTAATGGCGATGATATTATTCTATTGGGTAATACAGTAAATATTAAGGATGACGATGATAGAATAAAATGAATTAAAAATGTATAAAAATTAAAATTAGACCAATTACTGTACCCCAAATCATTGTGTTCGATTAAAATAAAACAATATCTATAAATAAAATTTATTAAGGATAGTGATCCAAAAATTTTATGAATAAAGTAAGGATCTTCTTTTGTAAATAATTTTTTAACTAATCGCATTAATACACTTATCTTAGTTGACTTTAAATAAATTTTATACTTTAACATACAATGATTCCATATTAACACAATCTCTTATAATTGTCTGTTCTATATTAGAAGCAACCGAGACTAGTGCGGGATTTTCTAATATCCCCGCCATCTTAATAACATCTTGAACAATATTATTTATTTTAATGACATCTTTAACAAAATTTCCTGGAAATAAACCATATTTTTGAATCAGTGTATTAAAATCCGCCCCTGACGCCCATTCATACATATAATCTATAGAATTTAGCGATAAAGACCAATCTATATCAATATACAGTTTATGGTCATTCATCCTATTTTCAAAACACGTCGATATATCTAGGAGAGCCTTTATGTTTGGTTTAAGATGTGATGGTATAATTAAACCCTCTATTGAGGGAGTCTCGTCTGTGTTGGATTTACTCTGTATAAATAAACTCAAAATTGCTACAATTTCTGCTCCCTGAAGATTATCTAAATAATTATTCATGATTAATTCCGTAAATATAATTTCATTGCATTCATTTATTTGACTAGCAATAATACCCTTTATTGATATATCTGGAGGTTGTAGATTTTGATAATCGCTAATATTGGAATTCGCATTAATATATTGGGTATCTTTTAATAAAGTTATTATTTTTAGTATACAACTATCGATATAACCATTATTTTTATTTAAATTATTTTGTAAATTATCTCTATACTCAATTGTTTCTTTATCCACTTTATAGTCTTCATACAACGCATTAAATCCCAATTCATTTTTAATGCCGTCAGCCAATTTTCTATTTTTTTTTATCATTTTTTGCGATAATTTTATAAATCCATCTAGTCGAGGATTTAATAATTCTTCGTATTCAACACATTTGCTATAATCTCTGTTAGGAATATGAACGGTCTCCATCTCCATGGTTAAATGTTTTTCTTCTTCTACAATCTCTCTATTTAATAACGAACTCCTTATAAAAGGACCGATTTGATCTTTACCCGTTAGAATTAGTTTTAAAATAAATTGGAAATTGGGAACAAACCGAGAATAAATAATCTGACTTTTACCCATTAAAATTTCCGTCATTTCACTCTGTGTAGGCAAATCATATAAATTGGGTAATAATATAGAATAACCCAGTTTATCCATACCCCTCCTACCAGCCCGACCACTCATTTGTTTATATTCGTGTGGTTTAAGTAATCTAAAATTCCCTTCCGAAAATTTACTCAAACCAGTGTAACAAGTAGCCTTGACCGGTATATTAATACCCACTGCAAATGTTTCAGTGGCAAATAATATTTTAATAAATGAATGTTTTTTCCCATCAATATCATAACAAAGCATTTTTTCAATAATTTCTTTAAACACGTGATACACTCCAGAATGATGATAGGCAATACCTTTTTGAACAAGCGTTTTAATCTTAGCATATTCATCTAGTTTAATTAAATGTTCATAATGGTCGCTTTTTCGCAGTTCTTTATCAAAAATCGCCAATGATTCTAATTGTTCAGTAGCATCATTCACAGAAACAGTAACTAACTTAGCATACGATTCGCATTTTTTTTTAGACAGTGTAAATATAATGGTTGGGAGCAGATCTTTAATTTTTAAGAATTGGACAAGGTCGTTAAAAATAGATTTGTTAGAAATAAATTTAAAATAGTTTTTTTTAAGTTCTTTTATTTTGTCGTATATGCTGGGATTAAAGTTGGCGTGTTCATCCATAATACAAACCAATGTTTTATCATAGGCTTCTATCCCTTTAAAATCCCGCTTCTCTAATTTATCAATGCTTTTTAAAAACCCCATAAACGCGTAGTGTTTTAATGGAACAATTCGTTTATTGGTCATTGCCAGTGTTACATCCTGGGATTTTATAGAACTTAACCAATTTCCAAATAATTCGGGTCGTTCTATTGTAGCCGACAACATAATAAGTTGGATATGCTGGGGCAAAAGAATAATGGATTCTTCCCAAACACGCCCTCTTTCTTTATTGGTTATATAATGAACTTCGTCGAATATAATTGCATCAACATCCGTATAAACATCTAATTCTACTGTAAGTTGTAATTTATCGGTTTTTATTTTTTTGTTATAAAGAAGGTTTCTTAGAATTTCGGTGGTCATTACTATACAATCGGCGTCTGGGTTGTATTTTATATCCCCAGTCAAAATCCCAAAACTTATATCTGGGTATTTATGGGTTAATTCATTGAATATAAAGTTTGAAAGTGCTTTTATAGGAGTTGTATAAATTATTTTTTTCCCTTTTGACCTATTTCGTATTTTATGTTCGGCAACAAGCGTTTTCCCACTGGATGTAGGAGCGCATACCAGAACATGGTTAGAATTATCTATTGCGTCTATGGAATGTTTTTGAAAATCACTTAATTCGAAAGGATAATCTGGGAAGGCCTTGTCTGTAGAATATGGGGTGTCTTTTATAATAAGCATTTATTAATAATGATCTAGTATATTGATATAATAAAATCACTTTAAATATATCAATTTTATTTATTGAAAAAAGTGTATACTATTAATTAATATAGATAATTAATATAGATAATAATAATACTATTTAATTAATAATATAATTATACTATTTAAAGTTTTATAATATTATACTATATATATAAATAATGTTTGAAGAAATTTTTTCCCAAAACAATCGTTCATATTTAACCACATTTTCAAATATTAAAGATTTACCATTAATAACGTATTCACTGGGCTGGTTAACATTATTTACCCTCGTATCCTATAAATGTCTTTTAAATATGTTTAAAGGAAACGACATATTTTATAAATTAAATAGTACAAACGAACGAACAATTATAATTTTAAGAGGAGTGCCTGGAATAGGTAAGAATAATTACATATTAAATAAGGAATTAAATCGGAATTCTATTTATTCGGTTGTTTCATCGGATGATTTTTTCATTAAAAATAATAAATATGCCTTTGACCGCAGTTTATTAAATAAAGCCCAAAGCTGGACCTTTGAACAGTTTTTAGTATACTTGAATATGGGTGTGCCAAGAATATATGTATCTAATTTAAATAATAAAATATGGGATTATAGTAATTATATTAGAACGGCTATTAATTCTGGCTATAAAGTAGAAATTGTTGAATTAATATGTAATGATTATAAAGAGTTACATTATTTTAATAAACGTAGTGTTCATAATATACCCTACACATACAGTAAAAAAATATTTGATGATTGGGATATAGATAAGAATTCTACTTATGTCGAGCCTTATCTCGGAACACACGCTATAGAATTAGAAGGGGATAGTATACCCAATTACCCAATTTTATCTGAAGATGAATTGGATAAACTATTATCCGATTATATGAATAAGACAGAAATAGTTAAGAAAGTAGATATTATTAATAAACCAGAAAAAGTTACTAATCATAATAATGTAGATATTATTAATAAAGTAGATAAAGATGATGTTGACGAAATAATGGGGAGAAGGTTATATGTGGTTAATAATACTAATAAAGATTTATATTATTTAAAATGTGGTAAACTGAAAGGTGTTGAAAAGATACCCAAAGAACTAATAGATTATAGCATCGTTTAAGCCAGTTTTTTTCCCACTATGGACCCCGCAATACCCCCTCCAGCCATTAAATACAGCGTATTAATTCCAACCAATAAACTAACTGGGCTAAGTAAAGATGCTCCTATTAACCCACCTATTATAATCGGTTTAAATTTGATATTATATTTAGATGCTATTTCTAATTCTTTATTAGATTCTTTAACAGTTTCTACAGTTTTATCAGTTAAATTTTCTATAAGATTTAACTGATCATTTTGGGTGTTCATTAGTTGGGTTAAATCTCTATTTATGTCATTTAGATCTTTTATATCTTTTAATAATGCTTTATATTTTAGAGATTCGTCTACTGGGTCATTCTTAGATTGCATTATTATATATAAAAATATATTAAATTTGATTATTAATAATTAAATTTTAAAAAGTATAAATGCCGTCCACTAAAAAAATTATTTTTAGGAAAAAACCTCAAAATAAATTTGTAGAATTAAATTATGATACTGATATAACACCTATAAAATCATCTGGGATTAATTATGATTTAGTAAATCGAATTGTTGCTTTAAATAATACAAAGAAATTAGATTCGTTGAGTAGCTGTTCGGAAACTACATCTTCTACTAGTATATATGATGATGATTTAATAGAGGATAATGAAGATAAGGTTCAAATCAATAAGATGAATGGTGGCGAGGATGGAGCAGATGGCGAGGATGGAGCAGATGGCGAGGATGGCGAGGATGGGGAGGATGGGGAAGATGGGGAAGATGGGGAAGAGGAAGACATGCTTGATGTTGATGAATTAATAAAAGATAGTATTGGTGGTAAAACAATATACTATGACTATGATAAAAATATTATATACAGCGAATTTTATGAAGTTATTGGGAATATAGCCGACAACGAGTTTGAATTTTATGATAATTCGTATAATGAAACGGTGAATGATTCTTCAGAAGTCAATAAAAATACATAGAAAATAAAATTGATTAAAAATTTAAAATATTGAGATATTTATAAATGAATTCCAAAAAATCTCGTTGTAAATGTATTATTAATACAGATGGTGATAAATGTAATAAAAAACTAAAATTAACTGATATGGATTGTAAATGCGAAATAACATTTTGTGGGTCACATCGCTTACCAGAAAACCATAATTGTGCATATAATTATATTGCTGAAGGTAGGAAACTGTTAAAGCAACAAAATCCTGTTATAGATCATATAAAAATAATCCCGGTTTAGAGAATTAAACTATTGGAAATAATAATATTGGGACATAGAGTTTAATGGATTATATTATTCATTACTATATGTCTTTCTTTTTTTTATAGAGTATAACTAAACTATTTATTTTAATAGCAATGAACACGGTCTAACTGAAAAGTCAACAAAAATTTTAAATGATTTATTAACTTATTATAAAAAACTCCCTTATCGAAAATTCTGTTAGAAGCTCATAGTGATCCTACTGGTGAATTTGATGTCAATACTAAATTGGCGATTAAAAGAGGTATGGAAGTTAAAAACTATTTAATATCACTGGGAATAGATGAGGCAGTGATGACTGTTAAATCGTTTAGTGAGAACTGTCCATATCAAAATAATGCTGATAATAATATAAATAGTAGAAGAGTCGTAATTAGAGTTAAATAGATAAATTAATTTTTATTTAAACAAAAATATTATATTAAGTTATAATATAATGACTTGTTGTGATAAAGAATTGGAAACTAAAATTAGAACTATATTAAATGAGGCACACCCAGACAGTAAAATTGGAGATAGTTGTGTTAGTAAATTAGTTGAATTATTAAAGGGACATTGTCCCCACTATTCCAATAAACATTAATTTTTATTCATTATATTAATTTCTTATATTAATATAATGAATAAAATTATATTAATACTAATAATTTTAATAACCGCATTTATAGGATATTATTGGAAATCAAACGATATAGATAGTATAGAACAGTTTCAAACGAAATCTATACGTGAAAATTATACAGATATTTATGATAGTTTCTACTCAAATATATATGATCAACTGTTTAAATCCGACCTTAAAAATGAATACGAAATATATAGTTTAAAACAATATGCCTTTGATAAATTTAATAAAGATTCTATAAATATTTTAGATTTAGGTTGTGGAACAGGAAACCATCTTAAATTATTAACCAAATATAAATATAAATGTACTGGATTAGATAAATCCGCTAAAATGTTATCTATTAGTAGAAAAAATAATCCCAGTGTTGATTTAATTAGAGGAGATTTTCACAACAAATCTACGTTTGTGAAACGCGAATTTAGCCACATAATATGTCTTTTTTATACGATTTATTACACCAACAATGTAGAAAAACTATTTAAAAATCTTAATTATTGGATTAAGCCTAAGGGATTTTTATGTATACACTTACTTCATAGAGACAAATTTGACCCTGTTTTAGAAAAATCCTCCTCACTAATACCTCTTTATAATCCACAAAAATATACCGATAAACGGAACACATCGACCAATCTGGATTTTAATAATTTTAAGTATAAATCCGATTGGTTTTTTAATAAATCGGACATACAATTTGTTGAAAAATTTGTATTTAAGAAAAACTCCTATATGAGACAAAATACGCATAAATTTATTATGCATAAAGTTAGCTACTATATAAAACTAGCTAAAAAAAATGGATTTAAATTAGTTAAAATTGTGGATTTAAGCCCAGTTAATCATCAATATAATGCTGTATATGTATTTAAGAAATTATATGGTTACTGAATAACAATATTCATCCATCGTTAATTTAACTTTTTTATCAAAACCATCTTTATTTTCTAGATATAATCTGGCAGCATCCACATTTAATGGGTCTTTAGCATTCGGATAAAGTAGGAGTTGAGGTATAAATGTCTCATAAATATGACACAAATTATATATTGGGGTCCATGTTTGATTTAAAACATTCAGACAAATACTCCCGCTATTAAAATCCACATTTGGGTGATAAATTTTTGTTTCAAACCCAACCGACGGAGATTTATAGGGATATTCAGGCGTTATTTCAATTCTAATAACCCAAGACCCTCCAGAATATACCGTATCTTCTGGACCGTTTAATAATATGCGTATTGTATTGTTAGTAATTTCTATATTTTCCTGTTTAACTAATATTTTTAAATTATTAATATCTAACAATCTTCTTTTATTCATAGTTTATTAATGTATACTTAACTAATGAATACTATTTAAGTATATATATTATAACATTTTTTCAATTTTAGTAATATTATTTGATATTCCAAATTGACAATGTGTTAGTGTCAAATCCAATTCATCTAATTTATTAATATGATTATCTAACTCTTTGGAAACAGTTTTATTTATATCTTTTATTTCTCTAATTTTACTATATATTGTATCATTGATTTGTCCTTTACTACCTTCTAGTCCTCCACTATCTAGTCTTTGATTATTAGGTCCTCCACTATCTAGTCCTTTACCACCTAGTCCTTTACCAAAATATAGACATAAACTATCCTTAGTATTTCGATATTTATCAACTATAATGGGGTTGTGAAATGTTTTATATACTTTACCAAATGTAGCATTTATTAAATTTAAATACCATTTAGATATTTTAACTTCTTTTTCAACAGAAACCAGCGAATTATTAATAGTTTCAATCGTATTACTTTGATTATATAGTATATGCGAATTTATGAGTGATTGATTGTTTAATTCTTCCAATTCTTTTAATATTTCTTCCTTTACATTGTCCATTAATTATTATAAATATATATATTTATAATAATTAAATTTGATGTTTAAATATATATATATTTATAATAATTAAAATGAATGATAGTGAGAAATGGACACGAATTGTGCCAAAACCACCCCATAATTATAATGAAAAGTTTTATAGATGGAATAATAAAGTTTGGGACAGTAAAATTAAAAAGAATCCAGTAAAGTGTGGGTGTATAATTTTTAATCATACTTTAGATGAGATCGTTTTGGTTCAAAATAAATATATGTATGATAAAGGAGTGGATAAATGGGGCTTACCAAAAGGGCATTTGGAAAATAATGAAGGTTATGGTATTTGTGCTTCTAGGGAAACAACCGAAGAAACAGGGTTAAATTTAACAATATATGACAGTATGTATAAAATAAAAATTAATAATACATACTATTTTCCCATTAAAATAAAAAGAACACTTAAAAATAAATATTTATTACCAAAAGATCTGGTTGAAATTAGGAGTGCAAAATGGTTTCCTTTGGATAATATAGATGTATTGGTAAATAGAGAAACCAGACTATTTATAACCAACAAAATTAACACAGTTCTTCAAAAATTAAAAGAATTAAATTAATTAAAATAACCTATAATATTTTTCAATTCTTCAATAAGTGAAACATCCCTTAAAAATACTATTTCAAGAAAGTCTTCCAATAGACGATATATCTCTAAAATAATATGGAAAAAATATAGTATAAGCTTACTATTAATAAAATACAAATAGAGGGATATTTTTAGTATAAGAAAGTTTATTTTATAATTTATGTAGAGTTTACTTCTTTCCCTATACATTGTTACATCCACTATATATATTTTATTATTTTTAGTACATATATTATTTATAACATAGGGGGTATAAGGTAAAAAACGCAGATCTAATATATACAAGTTGTGTTTTATAAAATGGTCCCGAATAGAATAAAGTTGTTCTTTCCAATTATTAGGTAGATTATACAATGACAGTAAATCTCCACAATTTGTCATCGTTATTATATGGGTTTTATCATTTTTATTTATTATTTGGGGAACACAATCGGTATATTTAAATAATTTTAAAAATATAATCGTTTTATCGTATTCTATTTTTTTTTTAAAGGTTTTATGGACATTTTCTTCAGTAAATTCTATTTTGGAAATATCTTTACCAAATGTTAATTTTGTCGGGATAAGATCAATCATAAATTATATAATATTTTATTATAATAATGTGGACACTAAATTTAATAATAAGGTATTTAAGATTCGTATTTAATACCGTATTATTTTTATTCTTTGCTATACCATGTTACTTTATTGCTTGGAATGATACAATTAGAATAAGGTTTTGTCATATATTAAATTATTTTTGGAACAGTAATACCGAATTACTTTATTTTTATAAAGTAATCGTTATTAATAATGAATTATTAAATACCGAAAAAATTAATTTTATAAATGCTAATCATACCTATAATTGTGATTATCTGCTTTTAACATATCTATTTTATAGAAATACTATTAATTATTATAAATATTCCAGCGTATCCATTAATACTATTATTGGTTTTATCGATAAGGTTGTTTTAACTATAATTAATGCGTGTTTTATAAACAATGGGTCATATATAACCCCTGTAAGAAATAGTATAAAAAAATGGTACAACAGTAATTATAATAGATATATCATAATTCATTTCGAAGGTGTTGCTAAAACGGATTTTAAAGGACCAAATAACTATAAATATGTCATTCATCCAAAGTATCAAGCATTTCGCACTATTTTAAAATTTCTACCCAAAGATATACACTTTATAAATGATATAAATATAATATATACCCAAAATAATACACTTTTAAAATGTTCCAATAAAGAATTAATTTTAAAATTAATTAATAATGAAGATGTTAAAATCTATTTAGAAATAAATAAATATCCAATACCAACTTTTGATATTACAGAAGAATGGTTAGACGATTTATACCAAAAGAAAGAGATTCAGATCCAAAAATTAATGGAGAAATATAATATTATGGATAATTTATAATATTATCTATAATTTATAATATGTTATTATGGATAATTTATAATATAACATTATTTAATGTTATCCTATTCACAAGTTAGAATTGCTTTATTGCATTTATATTATAAAAATATTCCCATATATAACATATCTTTTGATTTAAATGTTGAAGGAGATATTAATATTAAACTTCTTGAGAAATCATTAAATTATCTGTTATACAGGTTTCCAGATCTTAAAACAAATGTTGAAATTAAAAATGATACTTTAGTAAAAAAATATAATGACGGTAAAATTAAAATCAATGTCTATGACAATGAAAATATAGAGGAAAACCAAATTAAAGAAAAAATGTTTAATAATACTTATTTAGATATAGAACAAGAATTATTAGTAAAGGTTTTATACTTAAAAAAGGTTAATAAAATAGTATTTTTGTTTAGTGATATTATAATTGACGGAGTCGCTATTATATTATTTTGCAATAATCTAGCCGATATTTATAATTCATTATATTATAAAATTCCTATTACCAACGTGTTTTTAAAAGATAACCCCAGCATAATACCCTCTGAAAATACTATAGATTTTTGGAAAGATATTTTACCAAATGATTGTACAACGTATTTGAAAGTGAAAGAAAATAATGACTCTTTTGAAGAAGATAGGGTTAGATTTAGTATAGAAGGGGGAGAATATAATAGTGTTAAATTATTTTTAAAATTAAATTCTGTAACACTTTTTAATTATTTTACATCTATATTCTTACTTGTTTTACATTTAATATCTGGACAAAATGAACTAACAATAGATACAGTAATGGGAACTAATACTGATAATATTGGATTATACAATAATACTGTATTAATTCCTTTAACTTTTTCAGAAAAAGTGTTAAATTTATCAAAAAGGGACTATATTAAATATGTTGAAACTTTATTGAACACTATAAAAAATAATATTATATCATTGGAATATTTAACAAATAAAGTAGAATTAAATAGTCTTCCAAATATACGAATCCATTTTGAATATGCTAATAAAAATATAGATAGATATATAGATTTAGGAAAGGCCAAATTAAGCAGTAATTCAACCGAAAATACTGTAAATACAATTAGGCAGTTACTTATATTTAACATATGTGAATTTGATAATAAAGTAGAATGCTATTTTTCTTACAAAAAAGATGCTTTCAATTTAGACAACATTAATGCGATTATAAAACTGTTTAAATCATTATTATTGGGTGATAATAATACCACTATTCATAAAATTATTGACACTGAATTAGAAACGATTGAAAATATAACTGAAAATTATGTTCTATATAAAAATAACATAGATAAAAGATTAATATCCTATAAATTGGCAGGGAAATACCCTGATATAAAAATAAGTGATTTTAAAAAACAATTGGATCGTTTAAATTAATTTAGATTTAAATAAATGACATATTAAAATACTGGATACACAGTCTGTTACATAGTGTGCCCCCGAATTAATCCTAGAAAATACTGTTAACCCTAGAAGGACTAAATATAGATAATTTAAGTAACTATTATAGGTTAAGAAATAAGTTAAATATAGGGTAGCGGTATGCCCACTTGGAAAAGATTGGTTTATATGCCAGTTTTTAGAATATCTTATGTTATATACAGGCATGTATCTAAAATCATTTAATAAATAAGAATCACGGGGTCGTGGTCTATCCAAAAACATTTTAAACACAATATTAATTATAAAAAGTTCAATAAAATATCTTAAGATAAGTTTGTAATAGATTTTTTTATAAAGTAATATATATATATTTACGACTATATTAAAATAAATAATATAGTTTGAAAATAATTTAGAAAATTTGTGGAATTTTTTTTGATTGTATAATAGTTTTGTAATATATTTATCAACAACAGGTATATACATTATAAATAAAAATAGGTAGTGTAACATTACGTTTTTCTTATATAATTTTTATAGTAGACTATAATAAATGAAATTAGCCGTAGTTGGAATATCCCTTAAATTACCAAATAATATTAACGATTTAGAGGATTTATACAATAATTTATTAAATAAAGAAGATTGTATTAAAAATGTTCCTAAAGATAGATATAATATAGATAAATATTATGATAAAGATAATAATATTGGGAAAATAAGAACTAAAAGAGGGGGGTATATGGAAGGAGTATTTGATTTTGATAATAAGTTTTTTAACATATCATCCAAAGAAGCTAATGTTACAGATCCACAACAACGAATTATGTTAGAATTAGTGTATGAAGCTTTGGAAAATGCGGGAATTAAAAAAAAAGATATTCATAATACAAAAACAGGCGTATTTATGGGTTGTTGTAATACCGAATATTTTAGTCAACAATTGGAAGATTCCGAAAATTTAAATCAATTTAGTGTATTAGGAGGGTTGCTAACATTATTAAGTAATCGAATTTCATATTATTACGGACTTATAGGAACGTCATTAACCCTAGATACCGCGTGCTCATCATCTGGTCACGCCTTACATTTGGCCTGTCAGTCTATTATTAATGGGGAAAATGACCAATGTATTGTAGGTGGAAGTAATTTATTATTATTACCAGAAACATCTGTTGGATTTTCACAAGGACAATTTTTATCACCTGATGGAAAATGTAAAGCGTTTGATAATCTAGCCGATGGGTATGTTCGTTCTGAAGGCTGCGTGATTACTATTGTAAAACCATTAGAGAAAGCAATTAGAGATAAAAATCATATACACTGTATAATAAATAATACGGCTGTAAACCAGGATGGTAAAACACAGAGTATTACGATGCCCGGTCTAAGTTCTCAAAAATTATTACTTCAAAAATGCTATAAAAATATAGATGTAAATAAAATAACTTATATGGAATGTCATGGTACTGGGACAAAAGTCGGTGATAAAATAGAAACACAGTCAATAGGCGAAATATTAGGAAACAAGAGGAAAACATTTTTACCCATTGGTTCAATAAAAACAAATATAGGACATACTGAAGCTACTTCGGGACTAGCAAGTCTATGTAAAGTTATAGTTATGATGAAATATAGAAAATTATTACCCAACATTCATTTTAACACTCCTTCTGAAAACATCGATTTCAATACTTTAAAATTAGAAGTAATTGACGAGGTTAGAACTATTAGTGATAAAAAAATTATAATGGGTATAAATAATTATGGGTTTGGGGGTTCAAATTTTCATTGCGTATTAGAAAATTATAATAATGAGGAGTATTATGTAGAAGAAGCCCAAAATACACTCCACTTATTAGCAATAAACGGTGTTAATGAAGTGTCGATTGATAAAAATATGCATCCGTTTTTAGAATGTGATGAAAATAACTTTTTAGAATATGTTTATAACCAAAATATGAAAGAAAGTTTACAAGAAGCAAAACTATTTATTATCAAAGATCAAACAGAATTCGAAAGAAGGGTTTTTGAACCTGAGGGAAATAAAGACCTTTCCTGTATCTATGGTAAATTTAGTAAAAACAAGCCAAATATAACATTTGTGTTTTGTGGACAGGGACCCCAATTTATGGATATTGGTATTGATTTTATGGAGCGGTTCCCAGTCTTTAAAAGCTGGATTTTAGAGTGTGATCGTCATTGGAAAAAACTAACAGGCTTTTCATTCATAGAAAAATATGGATTATTTATAAAATCTGATACAATCGACTACATCACTATACCTATTAATGAACCTGTAGTGGCACAGCCTTGCATTACATTTTTTCAAATCGCTATGTATCATCTGTACAAATCATTTAATATAAACCCTAAATATGTAATAGGACATAGTGCTGGAGAACAGGCCAGTTTTTATGCTTCTGGAGCGTTAACATTAGAAGATGCTATAAAAATATCCTATTATAGAAGTATATATCAACAAGAAACGGTGAATTCTGGAAATATGTTGGCTATAAATTTACCTATTAATGAAATAGAAGAATATTTAGTTAAATATCCTAGTTTAGAATTGGCTGTTATAAATTCGCCTAAATCATTTGTCTTAGCTGGATTATCGGTCGATATCGATAAATGTAAAGAAGATTTGGTAAAAGATAGTATTGTTGCTATTAAAATAAGAGGAAGTTGTGCGTTTCATTCATCCGCCCAGGACAGTATAAAAGATGCCATTTTAGAAAACACTAAAAATATAACTATTAAAAATTTTAAAACTGAATTAATATCGACCGTAACTGGTTTTACCCTTGAAAAAGAGGATTATACAGATAATTATTGGTGGAATAATATAAGGGATACCGTAAAATTTAGTGAGGGCTTAGACCAATGTGTCGAGGCTGATATTTTTATCGAAATTTCTCCACACACAGTATTAAGTTCAGCTATAAAACAAATATATCCTAAAAAATTAGTATTACAATCTGCTCACCGAAAAGAAGATTCAGGGTATAGATTTTTATCAACTGTGGCTAAATTGTATTTATGTGGAACGAATGTTGATATGACACGATTTGGTAAAAAAAATAATAAATATTTCCCAAAATATGAATGGGATAGGGAGACATTTATACATCAGCCAGAATCTGTTGTAAATAGAAGTTTTGACAAACATACCCCATTAAACCAAATACGGTTTTTAAAAGATACATATCCATATGTTAAAGATCATATTGTTGGAAGCAAAATTATATTACCCACTGTATGTTATATTGATTTAATTAATAAATATATATTAGGGGTAAATAATACAATAGAAAATTTTAAAATACATACCATGTATGAGGTAAAGTCTTCTATTGAATTTAATGTTAATAAGGTAGATAATAAATATACACTTACAAATAACAATATTGACTATCTAACATTTAATATAAGTAATAGTAGTATTACTCCAGAAAATATAGATTGTAATGCTATTTTAAATAGCGACAATACATTATCTAAAGATCAAATGATAAATATATTAGGTAATAAAAATTTTAATTTTGGTAATAATATGTTTAATTTTAGTAAAAGTTATGTATTGGATAATTCCATATTAACATTAATAGAGGATACGTCTAATAAAAATTATAAAATTAATCCTACATCAATTGATATTACATTAACAAATGTTATGTTTATACAAGGTCTAACAAATAATAATCAATATCTTCCAAGTAAAATAGAACAAATAGTTTATTATAATAATAATACTCCTAAATATGCATATACTATTAATAAAATAGAAACTGTAGAACACTGTGTAACGGATTCGTACATTTTAGACAACAATTTTAATGTTATTTTTAAATTATCAAATCTTTTATCAAAAAATATTACAACGAATACGACCAGTTTATATTCACTTAAACCAAATAACATTCCCTTAGATTCTCTAGATAATTCACAGGGATATGAATTTATTGAAACAACTAATCTATTAGAAATAAGAGATATACTTGATAAAAATATAGATAAATTATATTTAATAAATATAACAGAACATTACGAAATAGTTGGATTTATTAGGTCTTTAATAAATGAAAGTAAAACTATTCATTATAAGGTATGTTACTACAGTGATAAGATAAATATAGCTGAAAATATCAACAAATATGATTTTAAACATATAGAAACGTTTTATAAAAACAATACATTTTTTGACTATAATTTAGAACAAATAACCGATCATTATACATATTCCGAACATTATTATTTAGATTATAGTTTTAAAGGTAGTATAAATAATTTAGAATTTAGAAGCAAATATATAAATGAATTGCTGGATGGCGAAGTAATTATAGATATAAAAGCTTCTGCTATAAATTTTAAAGATGTTGCGGTTATTTTAGATATAATCCCGGATATTAATGTTGGTTATGAGATTTCTGGAGTTGTAACAGATACCAAAAGTAAGCATTATAATGTGGGTGATTTAGTTTTTGGCACTGATACTATAAAAGGGCAGGGAATTTCAAACAAAATTATATGCAATGAAAAGTATGTATGGAAGAATCCTGAAAATATGAGTTTCGGCGAATCAAGTTCATTAGGCATATCTTATGGAACAGCCTATTTAGCTTTAATACATTACGCAAATATATCACCTAATGATACCGTATTAATACATTCGGCAACTGGAGGATTAGGATTAGCCGCTATTGAAATATGTAAATATATTGGGTGTAAAATAATTGCTACCGCTGGTAATAATGAAAAACGAGACTATTTAAAAAGTTTCGAATGCATTGATTTTATAACGGATTCAAGAAATATTACCACTTATAAAAATGATATATTAAAATTTACAGACAATGTTGGTGTGGATGTAATTTTAAGTGCCACTATTGATGAACATCTACAAGCCAATTTAGATTTATTAAAACCTATGGGTAAATTATTAGATGTGAGTAAAAAAAATCTATACAATGATAGTTCTATAGCACTTAAAAATTTTATTAAAAGTATACAATACCATTCTATACATTTTGATAAATTGTTAGAAAGTAATAATCCCTTAATTAGATCTATAATGGATAAAGTTATAGTGTTATTTGAAGATAACAAACTAAATTTATTTAATATAAAATCATTTCCAATAAATAATTATAAAGAAGTCTTTTTAGAATTTTCTAAAAGTAAACATATCGGCAAATATATATTAACAAATGATAATTATCAACCAGAACAATTACTCCTACCTAAATCATTCTTTAATCCCACAAAATTTTATCTAATAACAGGTGGATTGGGGGGATTAGGTATTAAATTAATTGAATGGATGATAATACATGGGGCTAAAAAATTTATTGTTACTTCCAGAAAATCCAATCCTACATTACCATACCAAAATGATTTAACTATTTCGTTAGTATCTTTAAAAACCGATTTATTAGATTATGCTGAATTAAATGATTTATTAAAAGATTTTGATATAGACGGCGTGTTCCATTTAGCTGGTAAAACAATGGATAAGTTGGCAAAAAATATTGTAGAAGATGATATTTCAAATGTATTAGATGTTAAAGTGAAAGGCATACAGAATTTAGGAAAAATATTTAATAGTAATCGGGAACATACGTTTTTTGTCGCTTTTTCCTCCATCGTATCTCTTATTGGTAATCCTGGGCAAAGTATCTATTCAGCCGCCAATAGTTATATGGATATGTATTGCCAAAAGAGACATGAAAGTAATCTCCCTGCTTTATCCATTAATTTAGGGGCTATTGGGGGGTGTGGTATGATACAGCAAGACTATGATTTAGCAAATGTTATGATGTCAAATGGTATCAATTTTACAATTTATCATAACCTATTTAGTACGATGAAAATATGTTTGTTAAATACAACACTGTTCAATGTATGTATTACAGACCAAGATTGGAATAATTTAGGCTCTCTTAAAACAAAGGGATTGTATAAAAATTACTTAAACAGTTCTACATTAGATACTGAGGCTGTTGATATAGATGATATTAAAAATAGATTAATTGGTCATATTAAAAAATTAGTAGGTGTTGATGAATTAAGTTTAGATCAAGATTTATTGGGTTATGGGGTTGATTCGATAATGTCTATGGATATTGCTAATTGGTGTAAAAATAATATTAATATTAATATTAAACAAATAGATATACTACAAGGCATTACTATAAATGAAATATTATCTAAAGTTCCTAATATAATTATTACGCCGGATACTACAAAATCAACTAACTTATTTTATTATGAATCCGGCATTAAATTTAATGATGAGGAAGAAGATAATTCACCTAATACTAATATATATTACGGAATTTCTGCTATACTTTTATCATTCTTTTATTTAATATGGTATTTACTTTTTTAACCTTGTCTACAATCGGTCTATTTATTCTACATAAATTATATATAAACTATACACTTGAAATAATTTATAATGTCGCTTATTTATTAGCATTTATCCCCTACTACCTAAACATACGGCATAAAATTATTGTTACCAATCTTAAAATTGTTTTTCCAGACATTTCAGATAAACGAATAGACCATATACGGTTTCATTCGTGGAAATACTTTATAATTAATCTGCTAACTTGTATAAATCAATATTTATTTCGCAACAGTTTTTTAAAAAAATACTATAGTATTAATCATATAGATGTGCCACATAAATCTTTTTTTACCGCAGCACATTTGGGTTTATACTATGATCTTACTGGGTTTCAACAATTGACGGGGAAATCAGTGTACACTATCTATAAAGGTAATTTTAAACTGGATTTTAATGGGATACTTAAAATGGTCCAACATAATAATATTAATTTAAAAGAACTTGGTAAATATTTTACGGTAATAACTCCTATTGATCAAAAATCGAACGACAAAACTATAGTAAAATTTTTGGATCAATCAGTTAGATTCCATTCATACCTAATAAATATTTCTGTCAGGGAAAACAGAGATATATATTTAAGTTTTGTCATAATCAAAAAATATGCTTTAGAATTAGTATATATTAAAATAAACACTAAAGATAAAACGTTGGAAGAAATAGTTCAAGATGTAGCGTATAAATATACCGATTTAATAAAACAACATCCTGAACAATATCTATGGAGTCACAACAGATTTAATATATAGAGTAATTTTTTACACTATTTTATTTATTATATAGCTCCGTTTTATAATTTTCCTTCCATTTTTATGGTAGCCCAAACTTATTGTTTTGGGAGTTAATTTATAATGATTGCATTTTAAAATTTGTCTTAATAAATTTATGGCTGGAAACTTTTGCTTTTCTAATCTGTTTTTATGTAAAGATGTTAGTTTAGAACTATTATACACTTTTTTAGACTCTTCTACCAATTTGGAAAATTCGCTGTTTATAGTTTCTTTTAATAATAAATCTCTATCCAATTCTAATAATTCAAGACTGTCTAAATTATCCACAGTTATATTTATTATACTAAAAAATTTTTTAATTACATCTAAATTATTATCACAAGCCATACAATAAACTAATATTATTATTCTTAAATTAATAATAATAATATTAATTTGATAATTAATGATAATTAATAATAATTTGATAATTAATATAATTTTTTATTTATAATTAAATGAAAGAGTTTGACCTTATATATTTAGAACTTGGACGTTTTATTGATTCCATTAATATTAAAAAACAGTGGAATATAGAGCATACAATTATCCCAGATTTAGACTATAAAAAAGAGTTAAGATGTATGAGCAGAATCTGGGATAGTAAACACTGGGATATTAATAAACAATGTAAAAATAGTGTATTTTTAGACGAACTATGTAAATCTTGTTATAAAAGAAATACTTCATCTAAAATAGGAAGAGTAAACGAATATCCAGATGAAGAAAGTGTCATTGATTGGTATATTAAAGGTTTGCGAAAACATAATCCATTATTAAAAAATATTTATAGTGAGATTAATTTAAATAATTATAAAAAATTTGTTACAAAAAAATCTATTAAACATAATATTAATAATAAAGAACAAATGGAAAGTTCAAAAATTGAAGTCAGTAGTAAAAAAATAAAATTTAAAATTAAAACTAAATTAAATAAAGACGAGTATAATAATTATGATTTAGATAAAGATTTATATATTAGTAAGGATATTAATGAATTACAGGAATGGTGGGAAGATTTTAATACCGAAAAAATAAAAATATTCGACAATATAAATAATTCATATGGTATTTTTGCCACTGACATAGTGGATAATAAAAATTATTTACTAAATAAAAAAAAAATTATTATAGGGGAATTTTATGACTGGGAAAGTGATTTGGTTGACACTTCTTATAAAAATAGTAATAATGTTGTCTTTGATCCAATAACTAATTTACCAATCAATGAATATCTAATTTATGAAAAAACCGCTATTTACCATAATGTTGCTCCAGGGAAATATCGCATATATAGATATGATGAATTAAATCGAGAATTAATTAATACAAGTTCAGTCGAAGCTTTATTTTAATTAGATTTTGAGGATAAATTTGATGATAAATAAATTTAAGACAGATATATTAAATGCCTAATCTTCGTGTAGAAAATGATTTATTAGATAATGAATGTTGTAAAGGACTTACCCAAACTGGTAAAAAAAAACAATGTAGTAGAAAAGCTAATAAAGAATTTGGCGATTTATGTGGATTACATAATAATGCCCTAGCTAAGCATGGTACAATTGAAAGGATAGACGATAATTCTAAAAAAACAAAAACACTTAAAATCCGTAAAGCATCCCAGGAATCTACATTGATTACTAATATTAGTATAGATAATTGTAATATTAGTAATCAATGTAGTTGTGGGAATAATTTTGACCGTAGTCGTGATACTAATTGTAATAATTGTAACACTCATTGTGATAATTGTTCTTGTGATAATAATAATGTGTCTAGTGGTAGGGTCTGTAGTGATAATTGTTCTTGCGATAATGACCCTAGTCATAATTATACTGGTAATAATGTCTCTATCTATAATAATCGGTGTGATAGTGAGGATAATAATAGTAGAGCTCTTGATAATAGGTATGAACCAATATATAAAGGCTTAACCGAACTTTTATTAAACACACAAACTAATATTGTTTATAAAGAAGTGTTTGAGGGTCTGATTGAAATTGGTAAATATAATATAGTGGATAATACCATTAATAATTTAATATAGTATTAAAATTTGAACAATAATTCATTTTTTTTTAATTGTATAAATGAAAAAGCAATTTTTAAATTGGAATCTTATAAAAACAAATCCATATAAATATGCCAAGTCTGCTTCTCAAACAACATTAGAAACCACAATTAAATTGGCATCTAAAAAATATTATAATGCAACCGCTATTTTATCCGATGAACAGTTTGACATACTGTATTCTTATCTAGAAGAACACTATATAAATAGTAAACTATTGGGTAATATTGGAGTTGATGTCGAATCGAAAGTAAAAACAAAACTACCCATTCTTTTACCTAGTATGGATAAGATAAAGCCGGATACAAAGGCGTTAGGAAATTGGCAAAAAGATTTTAAAGGTCCATATACTATTAGTGATAAATTAGACGGTATGTCATTATTGGTTGTATCTAAAAACGGTAAAAACACCGCCTATACAAGAGGGAATGGTTCAGTTGGACAAGATATATCTTGGATAATAGATTATATAAATATTGGTGGATTAGATAATGCAATGGTTCGTGGGGAATTAGTTGTTTCTAAAAAGAATTGGAAAATTATACAAACAGCATACCCAAAGTATTCAAACCCACGTAATTTTGTATCAGGTTATACAGGACGCGGGAAAATAGATCCAAAATTAATGGAATACATTGATTTTGTTGTTTATGAATATATTAATATAGATCTGACTCCTATGAAATTTAATGATCAGATTGTTAAACTCCAAACATTAAATTTAACAGTCGTATTTAGTACGCCCGCGAGTGTTGTAACAAACACTTCATTAAGTATAGTGTTAGAAAAACGACGGACAGAATCTAACTATGACATAGATGGTATTATACTGACTGATAATGGATTGTATGAACGACCAACTGGTAAATATCCTTGTTATGCCAAAGCGTTTAAAATGGTATTAGATGATCAAACTGCCGAAGTTAGCGTTCTAAATATAAAATGGGAGCCTTCTATGTATGGTGTTTTAAATCCAGTTATACAAATACACCCAGTTTTATTGGAGGGTGTCACTATTAAAAATGTGTCTGGATATAATGCCAGATTCATAACGAATAATACAGTTGGTGGATTAATTGGTCCAGGGGCAATTATTAAAATAACACGAAGTGGTGGCGTTATACCTAAAGTTATTAGCGTTGTTAAACCTTATCTGGGTTCTACTAAAGCATGTTTACCCAATACAGCATTATTTGATTTTGGTTGGAATCAAACAAAGGTTGATGTTGAACTGTTAAATCCCGATTTAAACGATGTTGTAAATATTAAAAGAATTTATCACTTTTTTAATACGTTGGGGATTTCTTATTTTAAAATAGGAATGGTAACAAAAATATTTAATAAAGGATACAATACGATCGATAAAATTATCTCCATACAAGAAACTGATCTATTGAAAATAGATGGTATTAAAACAACCCTATCTAATAAAATTTATAAAGCTATCAACGATTCATACAATAAATCGACTGTTAGCGACCTAATGGCAGGCTATTATTGTTTTGGTAATGGATTTGGTAAGCGTAGAATTGAACCCATTTTAAAGGCTGTTCCAACTATACTAACAGATACAATTGATAAAGAAGTCCTGTTAGCGAAAATAGTCGAATTACCAGGATACCAGGAAAAAACAGTTAATAAATTTTTGGAAGGACTGGTCCTATTTAAAGACTTTTATAAAACGTTACCCAAACAAAAACCAGGTAAGAAAAAGTTTGTCATAAAGAAGAAACTTATAAGTAATAAGTTTATTAATAGAGTGTTTTGTTGTACTGGATTTAGGGCCGATCCTATATTAAAAAGTTATATACAAAGTAATGGTGGATTATTTGAAGAAACTGTAAAATCCAATGTTACAGATCTTATTGTTAAATCAAGCACAGCGATTTTAACAGTGAAAGTTAAAACTGCAGTAGAAAAGGGCATTACTATTTCGTATTTAGATGGTTTTATGATTTAATACTATTTAAAATCATGATTATTAATAATTTGGATTAATATTATTATTTGGATTAATAATAATTTTGATTATTATTTATTATTTATTTTATTTTATAAATATATGAATATTATTGTTCAAGAACCGTTTAATAACCTAGTAAAAACCGATACAATCGACACAAACCTTTTTCTACTTAATATACTTAAAAATATATATAATATAATTGAAAATACACCCAACTTAAATACCAGCGATAAATTAGACGAAATAAGCCACATATTTAAAAGTATATGTTTTCCTACTATAGAAACCACTCTTAAACCTACGCTATTTTCTCAAATGTTTAAAAATATAACGCCGATTGCTAATGGAGGGTTTGGGGTTGTGTATAAGGCGCAACATTATCTAGATAATGAGTATTATGCTATAAAACGGATGCCAATGTATATTGATTTTGGTGATAAATCGCACATATCCAGTTTATTGCTTGAAAAATTACGAGAAATACGATGTTTAGCCAAATTAAATCACCCAAATATTATAATTTATAAAACATCTTGGTTAGAACCAGACAGTAATTTATATCAATCAGAATATGATGATGAACTTGCTCTGTTAGATGATTCGGAAACTTCATCTAATTCCGATAACGATGTATCTCTCTTTAAAAAATATATTAAATTTAATGTATTTTATCAGATGGAATTAATGGATATTTCATTGCGAGATGTTTTAAATATGGACCGATTAAAAACCCGTGATAATTTGATATTTGTTTTTAATAAAATACTGGAAGGACTTGATTATTTACATACATTGGAAACCCCCATTATACATATGGATATAAAACCTGAAAATATACTGCTAAAAATAAAAAAGGGGACTGATAAAATAATAGACGTCAAATTGGCTGATTTTGGATTATTAAAATATGTGTATGAAACAAATTCCCAAGAAGGAACCACATTATATATTTCTCCAGAACGAGAAAATAAAATATGTGATCCAAGCGCTGATATTTATAGTTTGGGTATCATTCTCTATGAAACAGCCCATAAATGGGATACAGAAATGGAACGTATAATAAAAATAACAGAATTAAAAGAAAATCCTAGTAATATATCTGGTTTTACTACTGTTAAAACAATGGTTTCGGATGATTATATGAAACGTCCTAGAGCAAAAGAGTTGCTTGATGTAATAAAAATTTCAAATATAATTAATATATTATAACAATTATATTTAATATTAAAAATATATTATAACAATTATATTAATGGAAAAACAATCCTATCATTTATTTATTTCTCCTCATCTAGATGATGTTATTTTTTCTTTAACATCATACATAAAAAATTTAAACAAGCCTTCTATTATAGTTACATTATTTACACAGTCCAATAATACATTATTAAAAACGTTAAAAGGCGACTACTATTTATATGGTGATTATCAAACACGAACTAGTGAAGATTACCAAACAATCAACAAATTAAATAGAACTATTATTGTAAAACATCTAAATTTCCCAGAAGCCCTGTTTCGAAAAACAACTTATAATTTATATTCGGCTATAAATGATCCAATTACCCAGAAAATTAATACACTTATAAATGAATATAATGTTAAAACCATATATTTTCCTTTAGGTGTTGGGTTTCACCCAGACCATACAATAACGTATAATTTAAATCAATATTATAAAAAAAAATGTATTATAAAATTCTATTTTGACTATCCATATACCACAATGCGTTTAGCCGAAAATGCTAGGTTATCCCAACTGGGAATATTTAATAAACTAGATTTTAATGATGTAGTATTATTTTATAGAAATCCTATAAATCAATCTTGCCCCATATTTATTCGGTTATTAAACATTATTTATTTTCTTTTTATCATTGGATTGAATTATATTTTTAATTTCTTTAAAATTCCGCCAAAATATAAATTAGACACATATCAAATAGATGTGGATAAAAAATTTATTATAATGAAAGGATACACCACGCAGATTAAACCTATATTTGGTTCCGTATCCAATCTATATAATACATTATCGAAATACCCCTACGAAAAAATAATAGAATTTAAAGATATTGAATAATAATAGAATATGTTGTTAAAATATATATTTTTAATTCCAATTATCAATGTATCCTATATTTCTTACAGTTTAGCAATTCTATTTACAACATTTTTCTTAAAATCATTATTTTTAAAACGAACTAAAGCCAGTACTATAAACCCTCGACCAATTAATATTTCTATATTAATTCCTATTTATAATGAGGAAGAAAATCTACCCAGACTTATTAATAGTTTCTACAATGATGACTCATATCCCAAATGTGAAATAATATTTATTAATGATCTAAGCACTGATAAAAGTTTATCCATACTGCAAAAAAATCAATCTAAATATAAATATAAACTAGTAGAAAATGTTAAAAAAGGCTGTTATGTGGCGGGGGTGTTAAATGAAGGGTTGAAACATGTGGACCATAAATCTAATTATGTGGGGGTTATAAATGGAGATTGTACGTTCCGGAAAGATTTATTGAACAATGTAATAAGTGAATTGATGGAAAAAGATATTTCTATATTAAACCTATCAAATATATCTTATTATACGAATGTGTGCGAATATGTGGCCTATTTAGAAAAAATATTCAAAAATGGATTATTTAAAACAGCTGAAGCCTCTTTAAACAATGGTTATTTTATAAAAAAATCGATTCTATTAGAGGTGGGTGGATGGAATAAAGATATATTAACGGAGGATTTAGAATTAAACCTTAGACTTAAAAACCACGGCTATACTATACATCAATCCGATTTACAAATTATAGACAGTGTTCCCAAATCTTTTAATAAATTATTTAATCAAAAATATAGATGGATTAAGGGAGATATTATAAACAGGTATAAATATTATCCAAAGGATTTGTTTGAACTCATTGTTAATACATATTATATTTTTCCATTATTTTCTTTAATAGCATTAATAATAAGTCCATTTATTGTTTTACGAAATATATTTTTTATCCAGATTCTAATATTTTTTGTTGAAGGTTCTTTATTTTATAAATTTACCAAGAATATAGGTAATAGTATTGTATATCCTTTTACACAATTTATCTTTTCTCTCTATTTTTATATTAAATTTTTTTTGAATAATAGCGATAATTGGTAATTTTTAAATTTGATTATTTGGGTAAATTTACTACTAATTATAAATGCGCGCTACATTGTTTCTATTATCTCTTGCTTCCCTTGCTTCCCCATCAGTTTCATTAATAATTGAGCCTAACACCATATATACCTTAGATTTACCAGCACATTACAATAGTTCTATAAATATTAAATTAGAAATTCAGGACAATAATATGTGGATGACCCATAATGAAAATGGACACTATTATTTATCGATCATTGTGGATATGGTCGATAATCAGTTCAAGTGGCATGTTCCATCTTCTTTAACTACCTATTGGAAAAATAGCACACGTTTAAAAATAAGCGATATGAAAGAACCAGCATCAACCGAATATATTAATGTTAAGTTTGAAGGTTTTGATATTAGCACTATTTCAGATTCATTTAATTTAAAAAGTCAATATATATACTGGGAAACAAATTCGCTGAATAATTATACTTTAAAATTAGTTAATAAAACGATAGTCTATTTAGATAATTTTAAAAGGTCTTACTTATGGACTGTTCCAAATACTCTGGAAGCAGCCGATTACTATATTAGTATCAATGGTAAATATCTATCTAACACATTTAATATTAACCGTATATATAATGCCACACCTATATTAAATAATTATTCTCTTTATACTATAATACATACTAATACCAATAATAGATGTAAACATTTTTATATAACCATACTTTTAATTATAGTTCTTTGTTTAATCGTAATATACACATTATATACAAAAAATAATAAAATAGAACCCAGTAATTATGATTCTAATCTTAGATTAAAAGACGTGGATTATGGAGATTCGCAATCTAGCAAATCTTTTTAGGTAAAGGTCCTCTCCATTCTATAATTAGTTCTCCTAAAATTGGATATAAGGTATTTTATTAGTTAATTCATCATACGAATCACTGATATCTAATTAAATATAATTTTATAATTTATTTTCAGAAAATAAATTATAAAAAAGCTTAAATAAACATATTATATTGATTTCTCATATAGTTAACATATTCGCTAGGTAATGATTTTAGCAGTTCATTTTCGATTCCTGTTCCTTTTACCGTTCCTCCTTCCCCCCCACCTGCTTTATTATTCCACAATGTTACATCTTTACATTTTATCATTTTTTCTCTAAGATACATAACCACCGACATTCTGTTAAAATACCAGCCATTCTTAACATCTTTTTCTCTGGGTGATCCAAAGATCTGTTTATTTCGTGGTCTATACTCTGTATTGGAATGCCATTCATGAACATCCATTGCCAAAAAATCACCTGTTCTGACATCTACACACACACCATATTGTGGAAATCCTATATAACCTCCATCATAAGTATTCTTATTATTGGGGTCTTCAATTACTATCAGATTACCAAAACCATCCACCAAATCGCCTTTATCTCTATGAAGAGCAGTTCTCCAACTATAATTTATAGTTATTGTTGAAAACGCGGTATTTGATATAGCAAAATTAGGTGTTGATTGGGCTCTTTTATGTTGTATCTTATGACGTTCGGGAACTAATTTTTTAAATTGTTTGTCACAGTTTTGTATAAAGGGGATACTATTTTTCCATAAATCTGGATGGTCTCTGTTGAAAACTGTTAATCTACAAGGAGCACCTTTGCCTTTTAAATTTCTATCGGGGACATCAAAAAAACCCACTATATTTGATTGTGATAGATTGCTCGTTGCCTGTTTGCTGGGTTTTCCAGATACAGATGACTCAAAACCAGTCCGAAATTTACCTGGATTAACAAATGTTCCAATATAATTAGCCATCTTTTCTCTGTCAAGAACACCCGCGGCCGCACCTCTATTTTCGTGTTTTTTTTGCGATGCCTCTAGAAATGAATCTAACGCCATATCAGTGTAGTGTTTAGGTATAATTTTCTTCCTAAATTTTAATAATAGTTTTCCTTCAGCGGTATAGACATCTATATCTGATTTAACTATATACCTACCTACCCCTTTATAAAATTTCTCTGAAAAATATTCGCCCTCCCTATCGGCTATCTCGCTATCAGACATTGTTTTATGAACTGTGATTTTTTCGACCATATAATATTATTATATATAAAAATTATGTTAGAATTTTAAATAATCTATAAACTATTTTTGATTGGATATTCAAAAATAGGTCGTGGATCTTAAAAATAGTTTCTGGATCTATTAAAATATGGTCGTGGATCTTAAAAAATAGTCGTGGATCTTAAAAAATATGGTCGCTGGAATAAAAATTTGATGTATCCTGACCAACATTTATATGGTTTTAATAATACAACATGCCTACATCAATCAAAGTTAAATCAAAAACTACATCTAAACTTGCACTTTCCCAACCAAAAGTTCCAGTCCAAGGAACTAAAGACGAAGTCCAAGGAACTAAAGACGAAGTCCAAGGAACTAAAGACGAAGTCCAAGGAACTAAAGACGAAGTCCAAGGAACTAAAGACGAAGTCCAAGGAACTAAAGACGAAGTCCAAGGAACTAAAGACCAAGGAAGTAATGACCAAGATATTATCAACGAGCTTCTTGATACAACACCTACATTGGATCAAAAGATTTCTGAACCATTTAGTGTTCCTAAAAGCCTTTTTACTGGATTTACAGAAGTTCTTAGACAACAACAGCTGTTGTTTGCTAAAAATGTAGCAGATAAATTTAATATTGATTATAATGATCTTGTGGAAAAGTGTTTTTCAGACCAACCTCTCATTGAAATTACGGAACCAGCCCCTAAAAAGGCCAAAAAGGCGAAGAAAGATACTATTACGGATTATACCCAAGCTCAAACTCTAAAAGATCTCCAATGTTTTAAATCGGCTGATTTGAAAGCCATTCTTGAAGAGAATGATATTGCTACTACAGGAACTAAGTTAATTCTAATGGCTCGGGTGTGGGGAATTCAGCATCCAGAAGATGCTCCGGTTGAATCTAAGAAAAAGCGTGGACGACCATCAAAACCAAAATCTCCAAACACCGTAACAAATAGTAAAGAAGATACTGAAGAATGTGAATTGGACCCCGAAAAAATGCCTGATTTCTTTGTAGATTCGGAAAATGCGGTTCAACCTAGTAAAACAAGCGACACTACAACATACAAACTACTTAAAAAGAAGTATATCTTTCTGGAAGGAGAGGATGAAATGGAATTTAAGGGATTCATTGAGGAAGATGAAAACATTTCGTGGACAGAAGACATTCCAGACGATCTTCTCAAGATGTTGGGTATGGAAGAATAGATTCTAGCCAATATTCCTAAGATATATTTAATATCAAATTTATATTCTAACATATTTTATTTTTTCTTAGTAATATAAATTTGATTCTATTTGTAAGACTTTATAAATATATATACAAAATGGAATTAAATTTAGATTCTAACAATACTACCGAAATTGAAGTTATTAAAAGCGATAGTCCATTAAATCCAGACTTTAATATACCAGAAACACTTTTTACTGGATTAGTGGATATCCTTGAGGATCAACAATTACTACTTGCCAATAAAATAGCTCAAGAATTTAACATTAATATCGACGACCTTATTAATAAGTGTTTTCCAGATCAAGTTCAGTTTAATATTGATCCACCTAAAAAACCCCAGAAACCTAAAAAATCTATGTTAACTGATTATACCCAAGCGAAGATATTAGAAGATCTAAAGGTTTTTAAGATTGCTGAACTAAAAGTTATTCTCCAAGAAAATAAACTTCCTACAAGTGGGTCAAAAGCAGTATTGATGGGTAAAGTATGGGATATTCTACATAAAGACCTCAGTCCTACAGATAAAACTCTTGATATAGAATGACCATTTATAATGTAGATTTATAATGTAGATTTGAAAGACACTATTATTGGAAACCCTATGTCCGGATCCAAACTTATAAAGAAAATAGACTATATGGAATTTTGTAAGCAGATGAAATTAGGGGGGATGAAATTAGGGCAGATGAGCTTTACATAATTCTTGGAAATGGGGTTAGGAGATGTGGATATTAAATTTGAATGTATCTAAATTATTTTTTGAATTGTATCGAACCATGAACCATATACCCAAAAGAAAAATTTTCTTTAGTAAAAAGAAAACTAAAACAGAACGCTACACAAATCTCGAAGACTACATGCGAGAAAAAAACTTTCCCCTACATAAATATCAAAAAACTGGGGTGGATTGGATGTTAGGAAAAGAACTTATGGGTTTTAATACTAAACATAATAAAATATATGGAGGACTATTATGTGATGAACCTGGGTTAGGGAAAACAATCCAAATGTGTGCTACTTTATATTGTAACCCAGTTAAATATACATTGATAATCTTACCAAAATCAGTTGTTCAACAATGGATTGACGCTATTAATAAAATTTTACCATCTGAAAAGGTCTACTTTTACCATGGTTCTAACAGATGTAAAACAGTGGCTGAACTTAAACTTAAAAAGTTTACGATTTTGATAACAACCTATGGAATGCTTTGCAACACAAAAATGATGCATGGTCTAACTATATTACATCATTTTGGAAAATGGGATAGAATTATAGTGGATGAAATTCACGTTATGCGTAATAAAAAATCGAAAATTTCTAAAAGTATATGTGGATTACAGGGTGGTATTAAATGGGGATTAACTGGAACACCCGTTCAAAACACTGAAAAAGACTTGTTTTCATTGTATAAATTTTTAGATATTCCATCACAGTATTTTAATAAAGATTGTATAGACTCTATCAATAAAAATATTCTTATTAGAAGAACAAAAGATGAATTTAAAAGATTGTCTATAAAATTTCCAAATTTAAATCAAATAGATCATTTATTAGAGTTTACATCTGATGGTGAAAGAAAATTATACGATAAAATACAAAAAAATCTAACAAAGAATTATTTAAATATTCTAGAAAATTCGGATAAATCCGTCGAAATGCTTGCGCTCTTAGAATTATTATTAAGATTACGCCAAGTATCCATACATCCACAAATTATGATAAATAGCTTAAACCATAAATTTAAAAGTAAAATACCCAATTTTGCTATTAATTCTAGCAAAATCGCCAAATTAATGGAAATTATAAATAAATCTAAAGACGAATATTGTTTAGTGTTTTGCTATTTTAAAGATGAAATAAAATTAATTGGAGAACAATTAAAGTTTAAAAAGATCGGCTACAACGTATATGATGGCAGCACTCCCTTTAAAAAAAGAGATGAGATTTTAAAGATGTATCCACCTAAAAAAATATTTCAACAAATAGGACTTAAATATAATCTATCCGAAAATATAATAGAAAATATTAAGTCCTATTTTCCTAAAGTGTTATTGATACAAATTAATGCTGGTGGTGTTGGTCTCAATCTTCAGCAATTTTCACAATTGTTTATTACATCACCCAATTGGAATCCGTCCAATGAAATTCAGGCAATCGCAAGGGCTCATCGGCTAGGACAAGATAAAATAGTTAATGTACATAGATTTTTACTTTACGATCAATATAATGAATTTTCGACAATAGATGAACATATTATGGGAATTCAATCCAGTAAAAGATCAATTATGGCTGATATATTAAAAGATGAAGGGTATATAAATAATGACGTAGTAAAAGATTTTACAGATATAAGTACCGATTTACAATCTAGACTATTAGAATAATAAATATATAGAAAATAATTTAATATATTTTTTGTATAGTACTATTTAGAACTATAAATTTGAAATTAATTGTCAATTGAAATCAATATAGAATATTGATTTATATAGACTATTTCAATATTACGCTTAATATTGAAATATTGATTTATATAGACTATTTCAATATTACGCTTAATATTGAAATATTGATTTATATAGACTATTTCAATATTACGCTTAATATTGAAATATTGATTTATATAGACTATTTCAATATTATAGATTACGCTAAATTTTTAATTTAATTTAATTTTAAATTAAATTAAATTAAATTAAAGGTTTGGTTAAATTTTTATATATGTATAATATATAAATGGATTTGGTGATGGAAAATATAAAAAATATGAATTTAAAAACAGCGTTTGGAACTATAGAGGGCGATCGAACCACCCTGAAAGCCTCGGGACAATATAATATTTCTCAATCAGTTATTACTAGAGCAGAAGTAGGAGCGGATGGTATAGCGGACGATGGTCCGTCCGCTATTGTCGCCACCCAGGAAGAGCTGGATAAGTACGGGGCAAACGACACCCCATACACCGGCTACGTCACTGGCGAGAACACGGAAGCCCCAAAATTGAACTTGAGGTTTCCTGCCGAAGCAAGTAGTACGGACCCATATAGAATCGCACTCGTGAGCGCGGGTGGGGGAATTACACATGATCAAGGAGAAGATACTATGGTAGGAGTTTGTAGGACCCACTATAACGGAAGGCCAGCTTATGTAGCTACCGCTAGTTTGGGAATGCTTGATTACGGTTTCGCTAAATCTACCGTTTGTTATGATGATATTATGAATTTTGAAAATACTATAAGCGCCAAACAAGCATCGCTATCCACTGTAATAGCTAGAGTTTTGCCAGAGAAAGGTCATGATCTTACGTACGGAATTATTCACCACCATGGTCTTAACACAATAGAAATCTCAGCCGATGTGATGAATTTGCGGCTGGGGAGCGTGTGTGCTGAAGAAACCATTACAGAAAAAAACCCCGGTTTAATTTTATGTGCTTCGTATACACTTAGCGACGATCGTAACGTCTGCTGTGTTGATAAGGAGGCGCCACACTTACAAACCATTTGTTTTGGAGCAACAACTGAGCGAGATATTCCAATATTAGGTTGTAGTTCAGTCTCAGTTTCATATTGTTCATCGGACGAACGGCCAACACAACGAGGCCACGCACTCAAAAAGTTTGTGGTTCAGCCTATAACTGCAGTTACAGCCAAAACAACTGCATATGTTATTAACGCCAAAACTTATCAGTACTTTGGTGGACAATTCGCCATGGGAGAAAGAAAGGCTGTTTTGGCTGGGGGCACCGATAGATATAATCAATGGTCCACACAATCATTCGCTGGGTTTGTAGAAAAATTTCCAATTGCTGGTATGGAAGTTTCTGCTTTTTATAAACAGCAAACAGTTACACCTAAGGGGGGTCCAATTACTGCAGAGGCAGAGGTCGTAAAAGATGTAGCCACCGCATATGGAGTATCTATATGTATTCCTGGTAATGACCATTATGAAAGTAAATTATCTGTTTCCAACATTGGGCACGCGGGATTGTTTGGGAGGAAGGATGATACTTCTAGTTGCTGGAATCTTGCGCTCCGGATTGATATAACTGATCAACACGAGCATTAAATCATACTGTATTTTATACTAATTAATAATATTTATTAACTAATTTATATTAGTTAATAAATTTGATTATATATATATATGCTTCATTTTGTGTAAAAATGGAAATTACTTCTACACAACTTAATAACTATAATACAGTATGGTTTCAAATTATGTCCCAAAAAATTCAAATTATTTACGATATAGCACTCTATAAAAAGGTTGTTTTTATAGAGCTCTTAAAAGAGTTTGTCCCAGAAGCATTCGAACATAAGAAGTTGTGGGAACATAAATATATTTTAACTTCTTCTTCATCATCAACTAAAACTCCACCCCCCAAAAAATTCATTATTAAAAAAAAGAGTAAATAGAATAAATATTTGATTAAATATTTTCATTATTATTTTTTTATAAATGGATTCAACGAAATACAAAAAAATAATAGATAAGAAACTATTAGAATTTATAAAATTTGTAGAAAATGTAAAGTCTTGGAATTTAACAGAACTGTATTTAAAAAAATTATCTATTAAAGAACTTATAATAGATAATTTTAAAATAATGATAGATATAGTACATACGTTGGATGAAAAGGCCGCTACATTTAAAGCACGCGAATACAGTGATACAATTAAAGCTCTAACTGAATTTGATGGAGATATTAATACACTTTCAGACGTAGAGGCTATTTTAATAAATTATGGTAAAAAAAATCCAACTAAAACATTAAAAAAAATAGATGAAATAATTCAAACTGGGAAACTAAGACAAGTTGAATTGGCTAAAAAAAATCCATTAATAATAGCTGTTAATAATCTTACTAAAATATATGGAATAGGTTATAAAAAGGCAAAAGATTTATATAATACACATAGCATATTAACTATAATTGATCTTAGAAATAAATTTAGTATAGATTATAGTATTTTACACGGGAAACAACAATTAGGATTAAAGTATTTTGATGATTTAGCTATAAAAATACCACGCAGTGAAATAGAAATTTATGAACAAGAATTATTAAAATACGCAAATCATATAGATCCAAACATAAAATTAAGTATTAATGGAAGTTATAGACGAGGACAAGAATCATCTGGAGATATAGATGTTTTAATTACTTCAATTAAAGATGTTTCAGCATTAAGACTTAAGTTTATTGAGTTCTTAATACAGGAAAATATAATAGTGGACACATTGGCAAATGGTGCTAAAAAATTTATGGGGATTATTAAACTCCCCCCTTTTACCACATACAGACATATTGATATCATCGAAAGCACCCAAGAATCGTTTCCATTTGGTATATTATATTTTACTGGTTCAGGAGGGTTTAATGCTAAGATGAGACTTGAAGCCTTACACCTAGGATATTCTCTTAACGAATATGGATTTACCCATAAAACTACAAAAAAAACAATTAATAAGGAGGATATAATAGCGAAAATAGGCAAAGACCATTTTACTACAGAGGAAGATATCTTTCAATTTTTAAATATGGCATATATATTACCAAAGGATAGAATTAATATTAATTAAGGATAGAATTAATTCTTAATAATTAATTAAGAATTATTAATAATGAATGGGTAATTATCCATAATAAAAACATATTTTTTATTATAATGGATAATAAAAATATAAAGAAAAAAATTTATAAAAAAATATCAGACGATTTAAACAATTTATTATTAACATCGTTAGAACAAGAGATATATGTAGATAACATATATAATAAATTAAATATGTTAGGTGTTGAAGTATTATTAGAACTTAACGATTTACAATTTGTAACAAGTATTAATAATAACGAACTAATTATTAATACTAAGAATTTTGGAGAAATTAATTTTAATGATTTTGAAACTATTAATTATAAAACAAACCTACTTTCTAAATTTAAACAAACTGTTAAAGATGTAGACAATTTCAAAAAAATTGAAAATATGATATATAAAACACCCATTAATAAAGTAAGAGATATTGATGAATCTATTCTTGAAAATAGTTTTAAAAAAAATATTATAATTAATGATATTTTAATAACAAGACTTAAATGTGATTTATTAACTGACCGTAAAATATGTGCTACTCAATCTATACAAAATCTATTTAATAGTTTAGAAGAAGAATTAAATAACGCCGAAACATATGACTATATAACCAAAATGAACAATCAACCAGAAATGTATGAACAATTATTAAATCATATTAAATTAAAATATATTACATCCGAGTTTATAGCTAATTTTATATATGACCATTCAGATTATAATATGAATAAAACAATATATGATAATCATAATATTAATATTCAAAGCATTGTTTCTAAATTAGGAATACATAAACTAATTATACTTAGTAATAATTTAAAATATATACCCGAAAACATTAATATAGATGAATTCTTTAAAGATATAACAAGCTTTATTGAAAATTTATTATTTGAAAATAATATAAATATTTTACAAAAATTAATATTATATAAACCACCTGAACAAGAAAATCCAATGGAACAGTTTTTGAACAGTAATGGTAAAATGGATAATAAGATGAAATTAATGTTAGCTTACACAAAATATTCACAGGAAATACAAAATAAAACTAGACAAATACAAAGTAAAAACCCAAAAGAATCAAAAGAAAAACCAAAAGTAGTAAGAAAATTTTCACCATTGGAAAAATTGGGTATTTCATCATTAGGTCATTATTTCCCAAACTTAATAAATATAAATTATAAAGACAATTTAAAATCTAATGTAATTAAAGGCTCATTAACAGGTAATAACGATACACATAATATAAAAAAATGGAAGAATTTTTAATTAAAAAATTATATTTTATTAATTAAAAATTAATAAAAATATATATATATATATATAAATGAGCAGTTCTTTAACCAACACAATTATGTATGCTAATAAACAAAAATGGTTAGATAATTCACAATGTACCAAAAAACCTTCTTTAAACAGTATGACAGACCGAGAAGAACGTTACCAGAACAAACTTAATTTTAAACAATCTTTGGATAAATTAGATAATATTACTAAATTAAATCATATTATGACAGACCGAGAAGAACGTTACCAGAACAAACTTAATTTTAAACAATCTTTGGATAAATTAGATAATATTACTAAATTAAATCATATTATGACAGACCGAGAAGAACGTTACCAGAACAAACTTAATTTTAAACAATCTTTGGATAAATTAAGGACTATTGATGAACATAAAGTTTTAGAATTAGACAATCAACCTATTGAAAAAGAACCAAGTCAATCTTGGTGTGTTATTGTATAGAGTATCATAATTCATTATCATAATTCATTATCATAATTCATTGTCGTAACACAAATAATGGATATTTAGAGGACTTGTTCTTCCCATACGTTGTCCTCTACCAATAACTTGTTTTTCTAAATCATTTGTCATACGGTGGTATATAATTATATCACTTGTCATTTGCAAATTCAATCCAGAACCAAAATGTTTAGCATTTAATAATAAGACTTTAATTTCATTATTAGTATATTTTTGTATAATATTACTAATCCTCCCAGAAGATCCAAATAATTTACTAAAGACTATATCTTTATTTTTTAGTTCATTACTGATTTCATTAAATGAATTATCATATTCAGAAAATACTAAAAATTTTCCCAAAGGGTTTTTATTAATTAAATCTATTAATGATTCTAATTTTGTTGGTAATTTTGAATCATTCACAGTTGGTATTATATCAGACGTAATCGCCGTTAATTTGGCAAGTGTTAAATTTTGGGCACGACATAAAGGACACTCATTTGTTGGACTATAATGTATCGCTTGGGCCATACAAGCAAAACAGAACACATTTTTACAACAAGGTGTTAAGCAAGGGGCTGTGATTTTATCACTACATATAGGGCAATCTTTATCAGAAATATTTGTTATTCGCGATTTTAAAGAATCCAATTTAAATTTTAAATTGGATTGGTGACTTTCCAATAATTTAATCGATTTTACAATGCCTGATTTATTAGATTGTTTATGTTCAAGGTGTGCGATATTTTGTATTAATTCTTCTTGTAGGACTTCTTTTTCACTCATCAAATCATTAAATGTGGCAAGTGATTTTGTCTCATATTTGTTTAAGTTTGTTTCCACTTCTTTAATAGAGTTTTTAAGCTCAAATCGTTTATTTTTTAAAATAATTAGTTCAGCCGTAATACTGTCTAAAGCCGTTACTTTCTCTTTTAATTGAATTTCTTTTTCCCCATATTCATTATTTAGGGTGCTTAAAACTGCCGTTACAATATTTTGCTCGGACGAAATGTTACAACCAATTTGCTCTATCGCCGAGCTTAAATCCCCAGCATTTAAAGCTTTAATAACTTCTGGTATTGCTATACCTTGTAAAACTTTTAATTCGGGTGGTGTATAACAAGTTATTTTATTTTCGACTGGTTCTGGTAAATTAAAAGATTCTTTAATAAAAGAATCCTTATTTTTAAGGTATATGTCCTGCATAAAATTAGAATAATTTTTACCATAATTAGCCGCCAACGATTCTCTAATAAATCCCGATCCTTTAATACCATTTATTAAAACTTTCCCAGCATAATAATCTTTTCGTCCATGTGGTTCCATAAGATCTTCGACAGAAGACGTTATAAACCAATTAACTTTACCATAGGCATATACACATTTGGGTATTTTAATAGAATTTGCTTCGTCAAATATAACTCTTTGGAAAACAGGTCCTTTATAGTAAACTCCAGATGATAACTTATACCGCCCATATTTTTCAATATTTTCTTTAATTAAATCTAAATTAAGTTCTGTTAATTTTTCTTTGAGAATCTCTATATTTTTAATAAATTGGTCATCATATGTGGCAGTTTTTAATGCTGTCCAACAATGTGACATATCTGTTTTTAAATTACTAAATGTATTATCTAAACTATTTTCTAGTATATTTTTGGATGAATTTATATGTGGTATGTATTTGTCATACACAGCCCCCATAAAATCATTGTATCGGGTTGATTTAATTAGAATAATATTATAATCCCCGTTTTCTAAATTTGTAAATGAAAATGTTTCTATAGATTTCATTGTTGTTATTCCATAATAAGTTAATGATGTACAATTTGTAATATATCCTACCCATTGGTTATAAATACCATGTGGTATAACAATTATATTTGTTTTAAATTCTATTGTTGGTTCACACACAAATCCTTTAAAAGGCGAATATTTATTTATTCGGTAGATCAATTTATTATTAATAAATTGATCCACTAATGGTGAATGAGATATTAATGCTATAATATCAATCGATTTACCAGACCCAACCTGATCCGCCAAACAGAATAAATTTAATCCAGAAGAAACTCTGTGACCAATATGTTCTTTTTCCACCATTTCATGCAATAACCGTTTTTGATGATATTTAAGCATTATTTTCATACCTGTTGGCGTTTCTATTAACGGTCCTTCTGGATTAATATTTCCGCTTTTAATGTTATTTTTTACTTCTCTATATATATTTTCAGTGTGATAAGCTTCATCTTCTGATAAACTTATTTTTATGATCTGCTCATTTGAAATAGTTAAATCCATTATTAATATAATATAATAATTTCAATTTATAATTCAAATTTTTTATAATATTATAAATTTTATAATATAAATCTATTATAAATATCCCATACGATTCCAAGTGTAACCAGAATATCCGCTATATTAAAACTGTATCGATTAAATGGAAACAGTGGAATGGTTATATAATCAGTGACATAGCCATTTATTAGACGTTCTAATAAATTACTGAATGCTCCCAAAATCACCCCTATATTATAGTAAAATACTATAGGGAATAAGCATAGGTGTATAATTTTATTTCTAAGTGTATAATTATTATTATTTAGTAAGGATAAATTAAATCCATAGTTTCTATGTGTAAGACTATCATCTATATACAGTTTACACATAATATCTAACATAAAAATTAGATATATCCCAGTCTTAAAACATAGTATAGATTCTAAAAAATAAAAGGTTATTATCATTATTATTGGTATTATAATATTTTTATAATCAAAAGCATCCCTCAAAAATTCAAAATATATTCGTATACTTAAGGTGAGCAACATGAAAATCCATATAGAATCTTTTTCACCATATAAATATATACATAAAAGCGTTACTGGTCCTTGTAGCAACCCTTCATACAGTTGAATATAATTAGCACTTCTTACACTGTAATGCTCACTATTATAAAAATTTCCCAATCTTATAAAAAAATAGAGGACCGGGAAATAAAATGATAAACGGTTCACTATTTTATAAACATCGCAATAATTTGAAATTAAACATATATATAAAAATGTTCCATAAAGTGCTCCGTGAGATGCGTTTCCTTCCCAGGTGTTTCTAACTATTTTTTGAAATAATTTAGAACCTGCTATAGTAAATATTAACCAAAAAAAAGAAATATAATCTACGTCGATCTGACAAACAGCCGTTTCAGATTGCAGTTGTTTTAGACCATAGGAGCAATAGAGCCACCCTAATCCCATTAAGAATCCATACATATTCATTTGTATTATAGATAATATTTAATTTTAAATATATATAATATTTAATTTTAAATATCCCGCTAAGTGTAAATATAATATTTTATATATTATAAATGAAAGTAATTATAAGCGGTCAAAATTTCGATACGAAAAACTTAGAACCCACTACGGATGATGTGGGGAAGGGGTGCGCACCCGGACGACCCCTTGCACTGTGCACAGATGAAGGGTTTTCGTCGAATACCATAGGTTCGATGCAAGAATTGAAATTTTCAAAAAAGGCTATAAAATATTTTAATACAGATTTTATTCTAGAAAATAATTTATTAAACATTAAGGGATTAAATAAATTAAGTTATTATAGATTTGCTAGTGATAAATTTAACTGGGTTACTAAGTTTGTAGATGGTGATGGTGCACTCTCTCACCAACAATCATTCGAATCTGAAGGCTTAATTGCACAGGGATTATTATTAGGTTATGAATGTTCTAAATCTTTAAGTGATACCTCCGATATATACGGAGGTATTAGTGGAGGAGTTGCTTTTAAGTCATTCAAAGATATATTAGAATCTCCAACCGCCAGGATAAGTTCAAATCTTGAAACACATCCAACTTATTCAATAGATACTGGCATTTCTTTTAAAATGTTGCGATTTGGTATAAGGCTTCGAGATATGGGAGATTATAAATCAAATGGTTACCGGACGTGGCTTCAAGACCCTGATTTACCCCAGGGAGTGAAATCGGTGCACCGGATACAACCCTATAAAATAAATACAAAAATGAGACCCGCATTTTATATAGGGGTTTCATTTTAATCCGTTAAATTATAGATAATTAATCTAATAATCATACTTTTTAATCTATAGATTGATTATATGTTCCAAATATATATTGTATATTAGATAATAAAGTATCATTATAAAATAAAAATATCTCTTTATATTATAATGTTTGGATCAGGTAAAAATAGAGAACAAAAAAAAGAACGACAACAACAAAAAAAATCAAAGGAGAGTGTATATAACAGTAAACACGTTAGACTTGTCGAAAAAAAACAAGAATTAGCCTTAGCTCGTAAAGTGCAAGAATCAGCCAAAAAGCCTGTTAAGGGTAAGGGTAAAAAAGGCGGTGGTTCATACACCTATATTGTTAATCCATTAACAAATCGAAGAGTTAATATATATGGCGTTATCGGTAAACAAATTATTAATAATTTTGTGAGGACTCTAAATGAATAGATAATAAAAAGAATGGACAGCCTGTCCCAGCTTTATGGACTGTGAGTATCCCAGGAAATCCACTGGTTGGGATAATATAATTCATGCTATTTTCCTAAATGCGTGTAATAAGCATTTAGGAAAAAATCAGCGATGGTTGGTCTTATTAATACAATTGGTTTTTAGGACAGTATTATAAATGGAATATTAATTTATTTTATTAATATATTATAAATGATAAATGTTTTAAAAATACAAAAAAATAAACCTTTAGAAGAACAAACACCCTTCATTACTATTTTAGATAAATTTAATGAAACGTGCGCATTGCCCAAACCAATTGCGAATGTCATATATCAACCAAAGGGATTTTTATCTAGCGAATCTCCAGACAAAGATGAAATAGGAGAGATCCCTAAGAAAGCTTTAGAACGGTATTTTTTGACAGGTTCTGAAAATCCTTATTCTAAAATAGATAATTATATTTTTTTTTCCAAAGGTGGGTTTTTAATCACATCGTTTAACGCCGAAACATTAATTAATCACCCAAACTTAGAATCCTATGATAATATGAAATACAACACATTATACAGTGGGTATTATGATATATCGATTAATAAAAAACCGGATATAAATTTACCAATGGTTTGGATTGAACTCATATGTATCCACCCAGAACACCGCAAAACAGGATTTGTAAAACGTCTTCTTAATGCCCTTGAAATAAAAATCAAAGAAGTATATAGTGTAAATTCTAATATTAACTTTGTTATATTAGGGTTGGATGTTGCTGGAACACAAAATAATTGGAAAAATAAAGATTTAAAAGATTATTACAGTAAATTAGAATTCAATTTTGCTGATGATGGATTCTATGTTTACACTGGGGGAGGACAGATTGGGTATAAAGAAATTGATATGTAGTATAATCCTTCTACAAGGATTCGGGATCTATAAGGATTCCTGATTTATAAATCCTTCAGGATCTATAAGGGTTCCGGACTTATACCAGCTCTTTCTTTTATTAACTCATCTAAACGTCTATTAAATGTTTCTACATTCAATGTATCATCTCGATATTCGGGGTTTTTATCTATTTCGTACAGACTTTGAGGGTTTTCGGGCAAATCATACTCTTTTAGAAAAATATCATCATTAATTTTATACATATTATCTATGCCATTATTTATTATATAAAATTTATCATTGTCTGGTTCACCATATTTAACAACATCCATTCCACGATTCTTATTTTGGATGAATTGTTTATTTAAATTTTCCCGACTCAATATATTTTTAGGTATACTGAACTGGATATCCAATTCCCTTTTTTCTATAAATTCTTTCAGTTTTAAATTATTATCTTCTACTATTGAAAAATCCTGATGAAGCAACACAAATTGGGCGTCTATATCTTGTTCGCTTAACCCCAGTTCAAAAAATAATTTTAAATTTGTTTTATCTTCACTTGTTATTCTGGTTAAAAACTGTTCATTGAAATTTTCTGGAATGACTTTAGATATTGTTTTTTTATGGTTTATTTTATTTATAAATTTTAAAGCGGTATGATCTCTGGGTAAGTTTGAAGTAATCTCGTCTTTTTCAAGCGATTTCAAATAATTGTAGGCCTCAATTATATTAATATACTTATTTTTAATCGTTAGAGTATACTCGGTATCTAAAAAACGATCCGGGTGGTATCTGCTTGATAATTTATAAAACTGTTTTTTTAGATCTTGTTTGGTATATTCCTTGTCAACCCCCAATTCTAAAGTGGAATAACACTGTGGTATATTCATTTAGTATACCACATTGTTATTTTATTTTTATTTTACCGAATAATTATTTTAAATAATATTAGAATATTCAAGTGTGTTTATTTTTAAATATAATAAAATAATATATTATAATGCTTATTAAAGAACTCTTTTATCTGCCAAACATACTCGAATATGTACGAATTTTACTTCTAATGTATTCCATTGTTTATAAAAACTTTCTATATTTTATAATCAACTATATATTAGATATAGTTGATGGACCTACTGCCAGATATTTAAACCAAACATCGGATTTAGGATGTTTCTTAGACCATTTTGTCGATCGACTCACCGTATGTATTCCAGCAATAATACTATTGTATAATAATAATTACGATCTTGCGATTGTTTTTACGGTGTTAGAATCCTTTACAAACATTTATTTTAATTATTTTGTGACAACAAGCCATATGAAGCACAGTGAAAATACGAGTTGGTTAATTACTAAATATTATTCAAATAATCGCCATAATATTGTTAGTTATATATCGCTTATACCCTATTTTATATATGCTCCCCTCGTCTACTGTATGAACATACCTATCTATCTCTTGTATACATTGAGGGCAGGGGTATTTATATATTTTTTAATTTATACCCAAAAATTAAAAATTTGGCTTAAATAATTTGGATTATTATAATCCAAATTATTAGTTTAAACTCAGTAATTATAAAAATTGTTAATTAGTTCATTATATTGTTTTTGTAATTTAAAAACTTGCCTTTCAACAAGAGGTAATAATTTTTTAGGATACCCAGCCCCATAATTACAGGGGTTTATTAGTTCCATATCACTGTCTATCTCAGATTTAAATATATTAATGAATTTAATAAACTTCATTAATTGTTTACCCATTAAACTCTTTGGCTCTGCTATATATATATTTTCAGTAATTATTTTAGCGATTTTTGTATGATTTTCCTGTATTGTTGCCAATAATTCATCTAACATTTTACTCTTTATATCTATTTCATTTTTATCATCATTTTCCCGATCGATTAACCCCTCCATACTTAGTGAACTGGATTTTGAAGCGGTGTCTACATTTTCTCGGTTTAATATATCTAAATGAATATTATCTACACTCTTTTTATAGGATCTGCTCCGTTTCATGATTTTATTCTCTAATTGTTCTACATCTATTTTAGTGCATTCATTTTTAACCGAATCGTAATCTACAATGTTTGTTTCTTTATTTGTGGTTATTAATTTTACCTTGTTGTATACAACACTCCAATTTTCTAATGCTTTTAAGGATTTAAATTGTTGGTGTTTTATACAATAAGCTCCATATTTATCAATACAATTTATAGCTACTGGGTTGCTACATTTTATGGTCGTGTCTCCCTCTTTTCGTGAAAATAGGCAAAAATGATATTCCATATCAATATTATCTATCTCACTCTCTGAAGCACTTTCCGTGATTTCTATGTTATTTTCATCAAATTTAACTTTAGACCATAAATCGTAATCATTTATTAATAAAATATAGAGTGGCCAATAAAATTTCTCCAACTTATTTGTTATTTTTTCCAATTTAATTTTATTCAATAAGATTTTGCTTTGGGTTTTTTTAAAATCCCACCTATCATACAGAACTTTTATTATAATAAATATAGGACCTATTATTAAGGGTACTATTATTTTCTCCCATATGTCTTCTGTTTCCATTAATAATAAGTATATTCTATTATTTAAGTATCTTTACATTCGTTTATAATTGTAATTTCCATCTCTTTATCTAATTGTTTTTTTAATTTTTTGTAGCCTTCTTCATATTGCAACTTAAAATTCTCATATTTAATATTATGAGTATTGTTGTGTTGATAATGATCATCTAATAGGTTAAAACCCTTATCTAATATATTATCTATAACTTCTTTTTTATCGGTTAATACCCATTTACTATCTTTATATATGCTGGCATATGGTAATTTTTTATTAGTTATTTTTATGTTATGATTTTCTGGATGATTGGGGTTAAAATGTATTATTTTTAATAATTTGGGCAATGCACCAAAGGGAATATTTATTAAATATCCTAGCGTGGATGATTTAATATAATCTAAATTTTCACTCCCATGATTATTAATAAATATATTATTTTGATTTTGAATATTGGTGATATTATTCCCCACTTTCTCCAATAATTGTTCGATTTCCTTTCTCAATATACATTCACGCTCTTCCCATTTTTTCTCCCTTTCTTGTTCTCTTACTTCCATTATTTTTATTTGATTTTCAAATTTATCACTCTGTTTCTGTATAAAATCCATTAAGTTATAATTTGTATCATCATTTGGTTTATCCTTACATTGTTTAGTATGTTTTTTTAAATTACTTGTTGTGCTAAATATTCCTTGACAAAATTCACATTGTTGTTCTTGTTCTTCCCCTTTTCCTTTTCCTTGCACTTGTCCCAGCACTTGTCCTTGCCCCAGCCCTTGCCCCAGCCCTTGCCCCAGCCCTTGCCCCAGCCCTTGCCCCACTTGCCCCTTGATACTGTCATCATATTGTTTATTATTTAATATTGGATTATTTAATATTGGATTATGTATAAAACTAGAAGAATCCACAAGAAACTTTTCTTTTAATTCATCTGACGATAACGTCTGTAAATTATTTAAACACAGTTTTTTCCTAAATACGTGTGTTTTCATATTATTTTTATAATTTGAAATATACCCACAACGTAAACAATTATACAACACCATTATAATTACTTAGATTTTAATCTTTATATAATTCGGTGAAATTCACTGGAATTCACTGATTTGGGAACAAAATAATTATGATTGTTAAAATTCACTGTGAATTTTGATAATCGGAATTATTACCACTAATTAATATAAATGTTGTGTAATAATTTGTAATAATTTATTAAGTTTACTTTTTTGAAATTTTATTTTAAAAATGGTTTTAATTATACCCCGATACTTTAATGATTTCTTGTTATTATTTTCGACATTTTTAATAGGTTTTTAGAACTTTCGAAAATTCACTGTTTAAAAACCTCATAGTAATCCTTTGAAGGATTACTTATAGTTTTGTTAGTATAACCATCAGTGAATTTCTAGTGAATTTATTAACATTTTATAAAAATAACAGTGAAAAATCCTTAAATGAGTGAATTTTCATTTTTTAAAAGTGAGGGGGGGGGTTTTTTTTTATTTTGGTAAAAGTATTTGAGAAAAAGTTTTCTCAAATGGTTTTTATTAGATTCAAAAGTCGTAGTGTGTTTGAGATAAAGTTTCTCAAGATCAGATATTGAATATTAAAATAAAAATAGTTATTATAGTTGATTATAAAAATCAATACTTTAAATAAAATACTAAAAATAATAGTATTAGGAGAACAAAAATGTTATAAATTAAAACATTATTATAAATTGTTTCAGTATGTTGCCGAAATTCCTCAACTATAGGACATTGTTGTAATTCAAACAGATTATCGATACTTTTACCTTCCATAGCAGCAACAATTTTATCTGGTGATAGCGCTAGAAAATCATTTGCCAAAGAAGGGATTAATCCCCTAAACTTTACACCCCCTATTTTAACGCCTGGGCTATTATTAATATACCCATATCTAGGCTGATGACAAGAACCAGGGCTGTGGGGTTTTTTAGACGAAAAAGGTAATTTATCCATAACATTATCGATAATATTAGGGATCCAACTGTATCCCATTGATTCGCATTTATCGACCGTTTTAATATCTGGACGAGGACAATTACCCACTTTAACATAATACGAAGATGATTTATCCCCTGTGACTTTATATTTTTTTAAGAAGGGGTCTTTGGTGGGTGGTGTTTCTTTTTTAGAATATTTTATTTTATTAATGGCTCTACATGTGCTTACAGCCACTGGATCACTTATTTGATTTCCTTCCGAATCCACTATATTCCCAATACATTCGTAGTAAGGGACATCGCCATCTTTTGCCATTTTACCAGGATAAGAAGTATCGGCGGGGTTTGGGTCAGATACATAGCCTTTTATCAATTTCATAAACGCATCCATATTTTTAAAAAGAGCACTAATATTTCCACTTTTAGTAGCCCCAGTGGCTAGGACTGAATAATTATTATCTATAAAATTCCCATAATCCCAGTCGTAGTTGTTCCATGGATATATATTTTTATTAAGAAAAGGCATCGAACGCATTAATTTTTTTTCGGATACTGCGTGGCAACGGTAATTGTTCCCATTCTCCGCGCATAAGGAACAATCCCGCTTGTATTGTTCTAATGCTGTTTTAATATTAGAAATATCCTTCCTAGAGATGGGTATAAAGTTGGTAATATCGCTCTGTTTTGCCATATCTAATAATTTTTCAGCAATTTGCACAACATCCGAATTTTGACATTGAAATTTACTCATTACTATATCTTATATTTTAATATAAGATTATTTATCTTTTTAATTAAACCGTAAAAAAAATATCCATCTATATATATGATGTACAGCCGAATATATAATCCAATGACAAACCGATATCAAAATATAAATAGTAAAAAGGGTATGGATACATTGCGACACTACATCGAAAATGCTCAATTAGGCGGGGCATCTTCCAGTGTAGAAATTAGCCCAGCTGTTAAAATATTAAATGATAATTTTATGTTAGCAGATCCTTTAACCGATAAAAATAAATATTTAACAGATTCGGTTAATAGACAGTTGCAAGGCATTTATATTAGACTTGAACGACTGAGCGACAGCGCTAAGATATTAAAGGATCGATTTACTACTGGATATGATTATTCGGCATCACAACTATGGGATGAATGTTTAACAACATCCGCGCGCGAAAGTAAGAAAATCAAAGGAGATTGTAAGTTAATTACTATTGAAACACCGGGGAAACGGAAACAGACTACAGCAGGTGAAGAACCTGTTTATTGCGAATATCTATCTAATTATTTTCAAAAAATAATTCATATGGACCAACATTATGAAAATTTATTAACAGTAGATAAAATTGTGGATGAAGATCTTGAAGATGAGGAACTATCATTAATAAATATAGTATTAACTTTATACGATAATAAATACACCAAACAATGTGGGGTAAGACTAAGTCGTCCAAGTACAGACAGTTTCGAAAAATGGGATTTTGGATCTCCTTTCCCAAATACTGATATAGTAATTCCAAAATATGTTATTTCAAAATTAATGGGGATATCGTTATTTAAAGATCAATTGGACAAAAGTTTATCAGTTAATCTAAATTTATTAGATAATCAAAATTATTTTATAGTGTGTAAAATCGGTCTTTTAAAAGAAATAATGGATAATCTTTATAGTGTTATAGACGAAATAATATTTAATATAATTACTAAACGCTTTGGTTTAAGTTCAGGCGTATCAATTCCTTTTGATGTCAAGACGCCTAAACTTTTATCTTTAAAAAGAATGGGGGATTGGTCACAAGTGTTAATATGTTTATTATATGGTTATACATTTATTACGTTTGACCGTTTAGCATATATTTTTGCTGTATTGTGCGATTGTAATTGTATTTTACAACGGAAACATAAATTAAAGTCGGATGCCAAAACAGACAACGAACCTTATTTAAATCATTCTTATTCCTATATATGTTATCGAAAAAGTAAGAATACATGGTATAATCCAAATAAACCCGACCAAATCCCTGATATAAAACCTAGTCGAAAATTTAACTCGAATAACCAAACCGCATTTAATATACCCAGTGTAAAAATAATAGAAGATGGTGTCGATATTGGAGGTCGGGGTATTAATTACGAAATATTGGGAGGTCCTGTATTTGATATACTATATCAAAAATGTTTATTAGATACAACAAACGGTATAGATACGGAAGTAGAATTTAAACAGCTTTTATTTAATTTATTAGCAGTATTAGATAGTTATCACGATTGGGGTGGTGGTGGGGGGCGTCCATATCAGATTACTATAAATCAATTATTAAGATGTTTGGGCATAGCAGATGCTGAACAAATAAAATTATTAAAAGTATATAATTTAATAGCCAAAAAATCATTAACAACTATAGATAACATATCCGCGTCATTTGAAGGTAATTTAATTGAATCGATTTTAAAGCATGCTTCTGCTCCTGGTTCATTAGTTACTAATTTTAGTTATGATTTAATAGAACAAGATGGCATTAGTATTGACGAAGTTACTGAAAAAATAAACAGTGGCAATGATTTAACTGAATACGCTCGTTGGTTAAAGAAACCAATGGACAGTCTTATATATCCAATATCTCTTCAATATCAGACGTTTCAAATAAATAATTTTTTCACGACATCTGTAAACAATACTACTTGGAACAACGAATATATGATAGATGCTGCCCAGAAAAATGAATTATTTAAATTATTACATTTGGAATATAAGTCAAATTTTATGTCTGGATACTACAGTAATTTTGATGGTGCTTCTAATAAATACACCACAGATAATCAGGAAGAAAGCATTGTTTTTTTTATAAATCAAATGTCATCTAATATTAACATTCAATTAGATTTTAAAGAAATAGAGGAACAGGGACGTTTAGGAGCTGATGACACTGACTTAATAAATAACCCTAAATATAGTAATATGACAATGAGTAAAATATATGGCTTAAATAATACGGAAACAACTCCCACATTATGTAATGGAAGGGTGGTAACTACTGTAGAAAATACCACAAATACCCATAAAAACATTCTTAAAAAAAAAGGCAGAGGCACGAAGCAACTACGATCATTTTGTAAATTAATGCACGAAGAAATATTAAAAAAAGGTAGGGGTAACATAAATAAATTTTTAAAAGAGATGTATGATGCGAAGTAATTAGAATCTGATTAAGAATAAATTATATTACATTCGGGGTATTTAACAAGAATGGGTAAAAGAACATTTAATCTTTTTTGGACAGGTGTTGTTTCTTTACCACCCTTTCGTTTATTTTTGACGGTTCGTTCAATAGAAAGAGCGTCTCGTTTCGTTAGATTTTCCACTTTAAAACAATAAGTCCATACCCCATCACCTTTAAACATACTCGTATATTTGACCCCCCCCTTTAATTCACCATTATGTTGTTTTAACACCTGTTTTTCGTTAGAATGATCGGTAATTCCTAAATAGGTTCGTGAATTTAATGAATTATTGAGTAGGTAAACTATGTAATTTTTATCCATTATTTATAAATAGATAATAATTATTATTAATAATAATTTGATTTATTTATAAATTGAATTGTTCATAAATAAATGTTAGATCTTGAGCAATTATTACAAGATAACAGAGATTCCCAAAAAGAAATAAATCGAATGACCCAAGAAATATATAAACTTAAAAATAAAATTAAAGAAAACAAAAAGAATATATACATTTTATGCGAACACAATTGGGAGAAAGATAGGGGACAAATGAATGAACGAACTACATATACGTGTTTAAAATGTGAATTAGATAAGAATAATTATTATTAATAATTCTTATAAAAATAATATATAATATTATATAATGGAAAACAGTTTATATAAAAAACAAATAATTATGTTTATTGTAATGGTTATTATTGGAATGTTATTCAATCCTATGAACATTTTAGCATATAGGATGAATGATTTATATATATCGGTGACATTATTTTACGGGGGGTTATTAATGGCTTCTAATATGATATGGGGTCACGAAATCATCCATTATTTATCTATGGAGCATTTTAATAGTAACTTTTTTTTTATTGGTGTTGCTTTTTCTATCTTAATATCTATATTGTTGCTAAGAAGGCAATTATTGATTAATGATAAACAGTGGTTGCGACGAATGATACCACATCATTCCACCGCATTAACCACTACTCATAAAATTTATAATAAAACAAGTGATCCCAGAATTAAAGATTTAGCAAAAGAAATAATAGATACGCAGGAAAAAGAAATACAATTAATGAAATCTATGTTATAATATGATATTTATTATTAATACAATAAAAATTACTATAAATATAATAAATAAATTAATTATATTTGGTAAATGTGCCTTATATAAAATATTATCTATATATTGAATTAATTTAATATAAAAAGGTCCAGTATGTTTATAATGTTTACTAAGGGGTTTATTATATTTATTTAAAATATAATTAGCAGTTATCTTACCACTTTCTATAGCTCCTTCCATTGACCATATATTTATAGTCGTTTTTGTATGCGCCCCAGATAAAAATAGATTGTTATAGCTTGTTATTTGTGGAGGGCGGAATTGTTCATTGTTGATATTATTTACCCATTTTTTATTTACCTGTTCCTGTTTATTATTAATAAACTCCCATTCATACCATATTTCAACAAATTTTACGTCATCTTTGTTGATGTAAAACCCATTATGATCATATATTAACTTTTGAAAACTTTTTGAACGTAGTATTTGGTGTATAATTTCTTTTTTTAATTGTGTATTATCTAATTTTTCGGCGTTATTTAAGATTTCTACACCATTATTTTTTAAATAGTTAATCCAGGGTTTTATCCATACATCGCTGGTCGGACCATTCATAACGTGCCAACCATCTGATGATTTATGTGTATATGTGCCCTTGCCTTCTCCCTTGTCCGTGCCTTTACCCGTATGACTATGGGTATATTCGTTTTTATTTAAGTATGAAATAACTGGAAAATGGAATAAATGTCCCATCGATATTTCATTTTTATTCATTCCATAGCCAGGACCAGTAATGAAATTTATTATATAATTATATCCATCCGTTGATAAATATTTCTTTAAAACGTTTTTAATATTGTAACTGTAATAATACGCACGTCTATCTCCTGCGAATGAATAAATTATTCCTAAATAAACCAATATTATTTTATCTTTTAAGTTTAATGTTAGTTTATAATCTTTTTCTAAATCATACAATAAAAAAAACTCAATAGGAACACTTAAATTACTAAATACAGTTGTATCAAAATAAGGTATTTCTTTCATTATTTGGAAAGTATTTTTATAAAATGGAGCATATCCCCTCCATGAATGCTCTGAAGGTATATAATTCTGTTCTATATTGCTCCTAGCCATCCCTCCCAATTGATTATCTTTTTCTATTATTAATATTTTAAAATTCTTTTTACACAGTTCGTGGGCTAATGTTAATCCTGATAATCCACCACCAAAAATAATAATATCATACAATATTATTATACAATATTATTATTCTATAATACATTATTATTATTATTCTATAATAAGAAAAATTTACAATATAATACATTGCTTAAATAGTTTAATATTTAAGGCGATATGCATATCTTCAGCCCATTTAAGATGATTCTCTTTTTCTGGGGGGGAATCAAAATATTCCCAAACAAAAACCCCTCCCATAACAGTATTTTTAGATATTTCAGCTACTTGGTCAAGGGCATTTTGATAGGTTTCCCTGGTATTAAAATCGCCTGAAACCATACCCATTACTATTTTTCCAGCTGGATAACCATTCGCAATAACCGCATTATAAGATTCTGCTGTAAAGTCTCCATAAAACTGTCCATTAAAATAGTCTATATATTTTCCTTCGGTGCTGTTAAACAATTCTTTATAGGAAAATCCACCCATCCCAGACCCATCATTTTTAAGAGCATATGATACAGGCGCCATAGATATACTAAAAGAATCTCCAAAATCGGTGCGTATTTTATTAATAAGCATTTTAATATTATCTAATGTCACAGGTTCTTCAACATCTAAATCTATACCTGAAATATCTGGATGATCTTCTATAGTTTTTTTTAACAATTCGTAATAAACATCAAAATTATTAAATAAATCGGTAAAAGCACCACCTGCCCCTCCCACCATTAAAACTATATTAATCCCCTTTTTTTTCGCTTTAGCAATATCTGTCCACATTGAATTAAAACAGGATGAATCGGGCGGAGAATCGTTAAGATTAATGTATGGCGATTTATTAGAATTTTGTCCAAAATGAATCGATGATAAATGAATGTGGGTTACAACAGTGTCTTCTATATTTAATATATCATCTAATCCACACAATGTTTGATAGTAATATATAATTCGCTTCATAATCTATATAATAGTATATAAAATATTTTTTAAATAAATATACGACTACTATAATTTTATAATGTAACGCTTACATTATAAACATCTTTAAATGTTCAAGTTGAATCCAATTAGATAATTTAAGCGTATTTTTAATAGGAATTTCTAATGATTTATAATATTTATGTATGGCGATTTCGGGCAACAATTTTACCGAACCTTCAGAAATAAAATGTCTATAATTATTTAAATACAGACTGTTTTGTTTAGCGGTATCAATGTAAATAAATCCTATTTGATTTAATTCTACATCATTATCCAATAATTTTTGAATTATTACATCTCTAGATTTAGATGTATAATTAGTGTTATCAAATACTATATTACTATTTAAATAATCAGGGCTATTTAAATAATTAGAAATTTCCTTCATATATTTAGAGGGTGTTGGATAATTATCTTTACTTAATCTTATATAATTAGAAAGATACTTCTTACAAAATGTTGTTTTCCCCGAGGAAGGTGGAGCAACTATAAACAAATATTTAAAGGGTGTAATAAATTGAATAAATTTTAATTTTTCTAGTTTTATAAGTTTATTAGGTAATTGTGTCGTAAAATTAATATAGTTTAAACGGTCCACATTAAAATATAATTTAGAAAGTGTTTCTATTTGAAAACCATCTTTAAACAAATCGGTATTTTTAATAAAAGGTATGTTTAAATTAAGGGCAAATTTAAGGTCGCTTGCTTTTAATTTGCGGTGTGTTGGATCAAAAGCATCCCCACAATAAAATGCATTTTTAAAACAATGTTCTTTTATAAAATAGTTCCACATTCCAGGAAAGGGTTTACGATTATAGTTATGTTTTATACTAGCAACAAAAGTAATATTCAAATTCAAATCGGAATTGATATTTTTAAATTTCAGCAGGAGATTTTCTTTAGTAATGAGACCTTTTTCGACACCACCCTGATTCGTAAAAACCACGATGCTCCAACCGGATTGATTAAATAGTTTAAGAATAGATTGAGCGTTTGCCTTCCATTCCCAATCTAGATTATCTGTTGGAAATACCTTATTATTTTTAGGTTGAATAAGAGTATGATCTAAATCAAAGGTAGCTATATTTTCTTTTAAATCTTGAGAGTTATATATTAAAATTGTAGAATCCATTATTTAATAATAATTATATAATAATATTTATCAAATATTATTTAGTATTAATAAATATTAATTATCAAATATTATTTATAGATAAAAAACATTAAAGAATTAATGAATATAGAAATTAATGAAATTAATAAAATAGATATAGAGCGTTTGGTATTTATTGGGGAACAATGTTTACCGATATTCTATGATTCTGATTCTATTGAATATTTGTTAAATACAGATGGGTATCTATTATATAAAATACTGTTGGATAATTTAATTATAGGGTATTGTTTTATAGAAAATATAGAAGATCGGTGTCATATTTTATCTATAGCTATTTTAAAAGAATATCGAAATAAAGGTATAGGGGGTAATATAATTGAATATATTAAATTATTAAATAAGAATAAAATATCTCTGTATGTTCATTTAGAAAATAAAAAGGCTATCCGTTTTTATAATAACAATGGGTTTATAGTAAAAAAATTATTAGAAAATTACTATGAAAATTTTGTTAATCCAAGTGCTTATTATTTAGAATATAATATTTAATTTAATATTTAATACATAATTTAATATTTAATTTAATATTTAATATATAATAAATAATTTATTGTATAATAATATAGAAAGAATGGGGGGGAAAAATAAACAAATTATTGGGGGATTAGGGATAATAGCACTATATAAAACAATCGTATCACGTAATTATTCAAAAAAAAATATTAATAATAATATTAATGATTTGGCGGTTCATTTAACCTCTGTAGATGCCAAGGTTTATACTGCTTGCTGGTGTCACGCGTGTGATAAACAAAAAGCCTTATTTAATAACACCCTTTCATCTTTAAATGTAATAGAATGTAGTGGAAAATGTCCCAATTCAAATGAGGATTTATGTACCAAAATTAAAGCATATCCAACTTGGGAAATTAATGGTAAATTAAAATCAGGAGTAAAAAGTTTAAATAATTTAGCTCGCGTAAGCGGGTATACAGGTAGAAGGAATTGGAAGTATTAAGCTATAATTTTAGTAATTTTACCAATGCCTTTAGTATTTCCTTCCCTAAAAATAATTTGGGATCCAACTTCTATATATTCAGGGCGAAATAAAAATTTAAAATGAATAATAGCAGAGTCACCTGACCTGATATAACTTTTATTCATCGAACAAATTTTAGCGGATTGTCGAACTGTTCCACAATGTATTATAGGTTCATAATTATTTTGTATGGTGGTTGTATTTTTAATAATAATGACATTGGCTTCAAATTCTCTTACTGTAGCGTGTTTTAAAATAACAACCATCCCTCTTAATATATTTTTTTTTGTAAGATTTTTATTATCTAAAAACCTTATATTTAAACACCCACTCATACCACTTTCTAACGATTTAACCGAATTTCTAAAATTATCGTGAATAGATTTAATAATAATTCTTTTATAGGTACCATTAAAAGGACCTATAAAAAGACGAGAGTCGATGGTTATTTCTCCTTCTTTTACTAAACCACTCAGGACAATCCCAACACCTTTAACATTAAATACATCGTCTACTATAAACATATTATTATTTATAGTATTCATTATTGGGTTTATCCATGTTTTCCTAGATGTTAATGAATATATAAACTGTCGCAAATTATTAAGATTTTGTCCAGTTTTATTCGACGTTAAAAAAATTGGACATATTTTTAGATCATTCCAAGAATCTAATATGTTTATATCACTGGTGTCCCGGATAATTACAGTTTTTTTTTTACCACCAGCATTAGAGCCCATTATTTTTTCTATTTTTTCTAAAATTATATTAATTTTATCTTCTAAAGCAATATCTATTTTAGTTATAACGAAAAATAGGGGAATATTGAGTCCCAATGCCATTGAAATATGTTCTTTTGTCATTCCAATAATACCACGCTCTCCACCCACGGTTACCATTGCATAATCGATTAAATACCCCGTTAATCCAGACATTGTTGTTTTTAAATATTTTTCGTGACCAGCCAAATCAATGAATCCGATTGTTTTATTATTATTATTGATATAGTATTGTGTAATAGATGAAGTTCTTCCAGTTTCCTCTTCATGTTTATGTTTTAATATTTTACTACGAGCAAATCCCCTACCATTATCAATAATATTATTAGCAATACAACTTATCGTGGTTGATTTGGCGGAATCCACATTTCCAATAGCCGCGATTCTTAATTCATGCATAAATATTTATAGTATATTAATCTTTATATAAATTTAATAATATATGTGTATAATAGTATGGATAAAATAATAAATTATTTGGGTGATAAAATTGATCCACAAGTATTTAGAAGAGATATGTATTATCTAAATCTTCTGGTGTTTAAACTTTATAAAATTTATTCTAATCAAAAATTATCATACAACGCCAAACTGACTAAAATTTTAAATTTGCGAGATCCAGATAATAATAGATTTTTAATAAAATCACAAGCCAAATATATTTTAGATAATTATGCCAAAGATATTTATATTTTATACACTAAATTATACAGTCTTAGGGAAAATGCTGTATTAAATAAACAAAATAATTTAATGTTTGGAGGAACTATACAGAGTAAAATTAAAAATAACTTTAATTCTATTTATAATTATTTAGATGATCCCGAAACTGAGCAAAAAACTAAACTATTATTTAACTGGATATTTTTCCCAATATGGTCTTTAGAAAATTCAGCAACAATAGGTCCGTTTATCGAAATTCCATTAGATATATTAACAATTGTTTTAGATAATTTGGATATTTTGATGGAAGCATTTGCTCCAATTGTTCCTATTATATTGGATACTGTGGTAGATGTAGGACAGGCAATCCCTGCATATGGGACAGCGGTGTCGGCAATTGCTATACCGCTAAATTTTTTAGAAGGACCGATGGAAGAATTTATTGCGAATTTTACCGATATTATAGGAATGTTTATTAATATTTCGCGTAAAGATTGGGATATGGCTTATATGTCTGCTTTAGCAGCTATACCAGTATTTGCTGATATTATGGATGCTGTCATAACAAACGCTTATATAACGAATAAGTGGCTGTTAAAGGTAAATAATAAGTTATCAGATATAGACTCTATTATTGACCGAATAGACCAAACTATTAATAATTACGAACCGATTATTTTAGAATTATTGGAAAATCCAAACTTACTGTTACACCCCACAAAACTTATTAAAAATATTGTTATTCCTAATAAAAATGCTTTTGGTTTAAAGAATGTTTCTAATGAACAATTAAATTTAATACTGAATAAGCTGGGAGAATCGGGCTCTATTGTGAATAAAATTGGAAAAAACAGAGAGATATATTTAAAAAATCCTAAGAAATTCTATAAAGAAATTATAGAACCTGCTTTAAACGCTGTTCCAAAAAATCAAGAAATTTTAAAATTGGCGAATATTATTTTTAAAAATATTAATGACCTACTAATATAAGATACTAGCAAAACATTACTACCAAACCATACAATCAGAACATACTATAAGAACATACTATAAGAAAAATAAAATATCTATTTAAAAAATATTTAATACTAAAATAATATATTTATGAATAATTTAATTAACAAATCATCCAGTGATATAAATTTAATAACTGGCTATATAGATGGTTTAAAAGCTCTGAACGATAATTTAATACAACAATATAATATGTTTCAAGAGGAAAAATGTAATTTAAAACAAAGAGAAAATGAATTAGAAAATAAGTTAGTAGAAATTAATGAATTTAAAAAAGTATCTGTATATAAGTCGCTTAGTGACCAATTATGCGAAAAAGATTTAGAAATAGAAATTTTAACTAAAAAATTAAAATTTGCTCTTCGTAGACAAACTTTAAATGATTTGGATATGGAATCTATTAATAGTGTAGAAAAAACTAGTATTAAGGTAGAAGAATTAAGCAATGATACATTGATTGACGGGGGGGAGGCAGAGGAAGAGGAAGCAGAAACATTGATTGTAGAGGAAGAGGAAGAGGAAGAGAGAAAGGAAGCAGAAACATTGATTGTAGAGGAAGAGGAAGAGGAAGAGAGAAAGGAAGCAGAAACATTGATTGTAGAGGAAGAGGAAGAGGAAGAGAGAAATGAAGCAGAAACATTGATTGTAGAGGAAGAGGAACAACAAGCAGAAACATTGATTGTGGATGAGGAAGAGGAAGAGAGAAATGAAGCAGAAACATTGATTGTAGAGGAAGAGGAACAACAAGCAGAAACATTGATTGTGGATGAGGAAGAGGAAGTCACAACTAGTACTAATCACGAAGGAGAAACAAGTACTAATAGAGATATAGATTTTTTTGAAGAATCTGTTAATGGTAAATCCTATTATTTTGGATCAGACGGTTTAATTTATAAGAAATTAAGGGATGGTTCAATAGGTAAACGTAAATTAGGAACATTTAAAGAAGATGACTTAGGTAATTTAGATATTGATTGGAAAAAAAATTAATTTAAATTTTACATACCAGCATTTTGAACCTTTGATAACGGACTTAATGGAGTACTATTTTTATTATCGTTTACACTTTCAACAGGAACAACCGGTTCTTTAGGGGCCGTATGTTCTTTAACAAAAGCCATTAATTTATTATATATTTTTCCAATGGGTTCTAGCTCTTCAGGTAAAAACGCCCCTCGACTACTACATACTTTAATTATTTCACACATAGTAGCCATATCATTTATTGAAATTTGAGTTTCCGACATTTATATTATTTATTTAAATACTCTTTAAATAAATAAATATTATTTATTTATTGCCGTTCTCTATTCTCTATTGCCGTTCACAATCAAAACATTTAGTAGGTTGCGCTAAATCGGCATATTCAACACCCTTACTATTAATATATTGATTTTCGCAACTAAAGCATTTAGTTGGACTACCTAAATATTTATTTTTGGATAATTCTCGTTCACAATCAAAACATTTAGTAGGTTGTCCAAGATAGAAGTTAGAATAGGGTTCTATATTAAAACCCAACACAGACACAATAATAATTAGTAAAAATAAACATAATATTGGAATTCTCATAATAATAGTATTAGAAAAAAATCTGAATCTAAATTAATAAATTATAATCTATTAATAATATATGTTAATATTAAATCTAATATATACGATGGAATTAAAAAGAATTTACTTACATTATTTAATGGACGAACTTTATGAATCCATTTTAAGTGTGTCATTTGGATAATATCTAATGGGAATACTACAATAAAAAATATAAATAAATTAATAGTTGATAAATATAAACTGAGCAGTGTGTAAAATGTGCCATAACCTATAAAAAAAAAAGTATTATTCTCTATTATTGTTAATTTATTTAATGGGGATAAATTATTATAATATGAACTATACTCTAGACAATAATAGCCATAACTATGTGCCAATAATATAGGACCGACAATTTTCCCTACATATGGTATATAAGATACACAAGTGACTATAAAATAATATATAAATGATATTAGAAAAAAATAGACAGTCTGATTTAAATCAATATTAATATATTGCTCTGGATCTTTTAGAAATATTAATAAATCATTAAATTTATCTAATGAAAATATGTAACAAAATATGAAAGCAGGTATAATCCATATAAAAAATAAGCTATTTATATTATATAAATAATTGGGTATATAAAGTAGCGAAATATTTATTAATAATATGTATAAATATGTGCTCCAAGATTTTTTATTTAATAAATGTAAATTATAAATAGAAGTTATATTATAAAATATTCCTCTATACAATTCGATTATATTATTAAACATAATATAATTGAATAAAATTATGATGCGAAATTAGTCGCAGCCACACCCCCAATACTATATCCATTAGGTATGGTATCGTGTGGAGTCATTTCATAAAGAGTTGAATGACTGCTGAGGGATGATTCCGATCCATAAAACGAACTGTTATCTATTCCAGATAACTCTGTGTTAGTCACATAATCGGCTGTTTTATTAAATTGTCTAAATTGGGCTTCCCCCTTACTGGGACTATTGACTGGTCCTCTAGAATTATGCGTGCTTAACCAATCAGATCCACCTCCTACAACAGTATCAAAATTAATATCGGGTGTGTCTGGATGAATATCGTTACCGGAAATATTACTAGAAATATCACTACCATTGGTTGACAACGTATCCACAGGCATATTAGGGTCAATTGTCTGGGTTATTTGTGTATTAGGTATGTTATATTTAGGGAATCCGTTAACATCTATTGTAGATTGTAAATTATCTATAGAACCGTTATAGTTATCATTGAATGTGTTTAATTGCATTTCATTATTACGAAATGGCGACGATCGTGATAGATTATGTGTAATACTTTCACCAGATATTAAATCACTTACATTCTGTATAATATTTGGAGGTATACTAGCTCCAGTGATTAATTTAGTTCCACCTTTTTGATCATTAATATATATAGAATAGATGCTCATTAATATAGTTAAGGGTATAAGAGTGTGTGGTGATAAAGTTAATGCCGTTAGTCCCGAAATTTTTAAATAGTTTCCAATTAGATCATCATCTAATAATGGTATCTTAGTTTCTAAAAAATTCCCACCTTTCTGGTCATTAGATACTATAAAATGAATGGATTCTTCGAATAAATCTTTCCCCATAATTAATGATAATGGAACTAATGTTGATGTGGTTAAAGCTGTAATACCCAAATATTTAAGATAAAGATCTAAAACTCTGTTGGATGTAAGTTTATCGAGCCATGATTTTAAATATAGTCCACCCACTTTATTAGATCCACCGGTTGTTTTGTATATAGAACCATATGAATCTATAATATCTTTTGCTAAGATTTTGCTGGACAATGGTTCTGAATAATTTAATGTAGAATTTTGACTGCTGTTTGAAGTTATTTCGAAATTAGATGTTTGATCAATCGAATTGTCCATTATATATATTATAATAAATTAATTATAATAAATTAATTATAAATCATAAAACCCTTTTTTACTTTGGAATTCATCTATTATATTTTCGAGTCTTTTATATAAAGTGTCTCGATCATCTTCAATATCTATAAAAATTTTATCTATTTCTCCTCGTTGATAAATAGTTATTGTAGTGTCTAATTCTATTTTTTCAATAATATATTGTTTACAATCCCCAAATTTATCTTTTACAATATTAGTAATAACTTCTAATAAGTTTTCCTTTAAAATAAATTTTTTACCATTTTCCTTACAATATCGTTTATAATGTTTTTTAACATAAAAATATGTTAATTCTTCTATGGTTGTTACTATATCTAAACTATTATTATCTATTTCCATTATAAATAATACATATAATTAAAATTAATATATAGCGTAATAAATCATAGTATAATTATATAATATCTATTTATACTATGATTCAATATTTATTAATAATCCTTATATTTAATAGATTCTATATTATGGAAATAATTAATAATTTTATTTTTGTATATAATTTATACAAAATCTACAATAAATATCCAAATATAGACGATTACGAAATAAATAATTTGATAAAATCTATAGATAATTTAGGAATATTTGCCATAAAACTGGTACAATGGGGACTAACACGTGTTAAAATTTATAATAAAAATATTCCCATTACCCTAGAAAAATTAGAAAAATATTACGAAGATTGTCCAACACATAGTGATAGTTATACATATAAAATATTAAAAAACGAGTATAACTACGATTTTAAAGATCGGTTTAATATCACACTTATAGCTTCTGGGAGTATAGCCCAGGTATACAAATTAACGGACCGTAATACAAATAAACATTTTGCATTAAAAATCATACACCCCTATCTTAAAACTAAATTATTTATTTCAAAATGTGTTATATTAAGTCTGTTAAATTTTTATAAATTTATTTCTGGGTCAAACCTAATATATTTAGATTTATCTGAATTTTTTGAACATATTAACACGCAGTTAGATTTTAACAAAGAATATAATTATCAAAATTACTTTTACAATACTTTTAGAAATAAATTTATTGTAATACCAAAACCTATTTTTAGAACTAAAAATACATTAATTATGACGTATATTGATGGTATTAAATTTAATGATTTAGAAGAATCACTTTATAAAAAAACACTAATAATCCAACATCTTAAAATTTTTGGTTTAAATTGCTTTTATAAACAAAAATATATTCACGCCGATTTACACAATGGTAATTGGAAAGTTATGTATAATAAAAAATTAAAACATTATCAAATTATTGTCTATGATTTTGGACTATGTTATGATTCTTCTAAATTTAATATGTTTTCGCTTAGAGAACAATTATCTAAGGGAAATGTTGAAACGATGTCGACAGAAGTTGTTGATGTAATATTAAATAAATCGATTGATCGGAATATGGGTCAATTTAAGATGTACTCTAATAAATTTACTAAAATAATGCAAGATTCAAATTATATAGATACAATGGATTTTACTCTAATAATACCAATGGTCTATAAATTTTCCGTAGATAATAATATAAAAATAAATGGAAATGTATTATTATTACTATTAATAATGGTAGTAAATGATAATAATGTAAATAAATTAAAAGAAAAAGTATCACATACAAATAATAATCTTGAAAACTACGACTATCCTAGAATGTTATATTATTGTGATACACAGAATTTGTATCCGGAATTAAGGGAACATTTACATAACTATATAGATAAAAATAAGACAAAACAGTGTCTGTTTAATTATTTAGATGAAAAATATGCCCATTTAAACAGTTCTGATTCAGACAGTTTAAGCGACTGATTTAAAAAACTTCTATCATTTTTTATAATAATGGTTTACACCTTTGAACATTTAAAACGCCAACTATTCAGAATATATGTTTAACATTATTAAATTTAGATGCCATATTAGAGAAACCAGAATCAGACGCTGAATAAATTAATTGGGAGTTCGACAACACATAAAATTCGGTAATAGTATCTAATACCTGTTTATTTGTTGTATTACAAAGTGAAGTATGCCCAACGTGTGCTTCTGTAATAATAATATGTTTATATTTATTTTTAATGTTTAATTTATAATTATTATTATCACTAAAAAAAATAATATTCTTATTCTTATTATCTTCTATAAAATTATACATATTCTCTTCTGAATATTTTCGTTCATCGTCCTTGTCCTTGCTCAGAACATATTTTTTATCAGTTTCTAAAAATTTATCACCCATTCTTAAATGTATTGAAATATAATTAGTTGGTAAAGAATGTAATATATTTTTAACATTTAGTTTTACAATAGTATCAAAAATAAAAACTTCATTCAATGATATATTGCCATTATATGTATCCTTATTATCGTAATGATGAGGTTTTTTTATAGTTACGTTTTTTAGTTTAGAAATTTCATCTTCTGTAATGTTAAAAAAATCATATTTAAATTTTATGTATTTTTCAATTTCTATATTATTTATTTTTTGATAAATTTGCATATTATTACTCATACACTCTGTTAATATTATCATAAAGAACTTTAAATAATCGCCTATACCTCCCTCCCCTAATCCAAAATCATAAACAATTATTTTATCAAATTTTTTAAAATTATTGATGTAATCTTCCATATTAAATATATTTTTAATATATTTAATATTATTTTGAAATTCCAATCATATAAAGAAATAATGAAATAAGTATAAACGTTATCCCAGTATAAAAACTTCTATTATTTTTTATAAAAATAGTTTTAAAAATATTAACCAGAGAACTAATATAATCTAGTATATTGGTTGTTTTAGAAAATTCATTTACATAGTTATAATTGATTAAATCATTTAAAATTTCTTGCATTTTATTACTCCAAATTTTAATTAATTCATTTATTGAAAGATTCAAAATATTATTAGAATTTAAGAGTTTTTTATTTATGATATTGCTATTTGTATTTAGTAAGTTGAGATTTTCTTTTTCTTTAGTTCCCAAGTAATAGTTATTAGTCATATATTTAAAATAATATATTTTAAATATATTATTTTAAAATAATCTCTTAATTCTAAGAAAATAATAATAAATGATGTATTTTATCTGTTCTATTTGATTATCAATATCGTGTTTAAACATATAGTATAGGATGGATACAATTAAGGTTGATGCGATCGGTATGCTTGGAGATTTGATTAATGTATTCATTATATATTATTATTATATTATTTTAATTAAATTATATTATTATTTAATTATTGTAAATTATATCTTTTTAACCAAATCTACATGAGTCAGCAAATGTCGTGTGCAACACATACGATCAATTCCTAATTTTTCAAACATAATTTTACTATTTTTAATTTTTTCATCTATAGTATCTGTTTCTATAACTGTTATAATATCATCATCATTTGAATTATATAATTGATTTAATTTAATATATGCATTGTATTTGGACCCGATAATTTTATTACACGAAAAACATCGAACAGGAATAATCATTATATTTATAATAATATATAATTTTAATATTATATTATCAAATTTATTATTTATTAAAATTATTAAAATTATTTATAAAATTATTAAAATTATTTATAAATTATAATAATATTATATAGTATGACATCAAATCTATTAAATCTATCTTTATTAAAAAATTCATATAATATATTAATTAATCTATCTAAAAAAACAACAGAATCTTCGCAAATACTTGAACCATTGACAACATTAATAACATTAGCAATAATTTCATTTAAAACAGTTGGTACAAAAATAACCGTATCATCTAATAAAGTATATATACAAGAACCTACCTTAATACAGGGAGTTATTAGATGGAGTTTTGGGAGTAACCGCGAGGAAATTCATTATCTATTAAAACCCTTATTTAGATGTGTACATCTGTATGATCCAGATGAAAATCCAGATTTAAAATTACTGTATGAATTTGCTATCGATGGATTAAAATTATTAAAAAAGAGTTATAACAGTACTTCTTCTAATTTATCTCATACTCTAGATTTATATATAGGTATATTGGAATGCACCATAAAAAGTGAAAAAATAAAAATAGATAGTTTTAGAGATTTCAGATCACTAACAAACCTAAATTTAAGCGAATTTAGTAAAGTTAATTTAGACAATTTATTCAAAAATATATGGACTGTAGAAGAAATTAAAATAGTGTGCAGTATGTTAACACTTTCTAAAAATAATTCTAATAATATTAAAAGTTATATAAGTGGAATAGAATCCATATTAATTGCCAAAGAAAAAAATATAAATAATATAATTAAGGATACAAATAATTTATTTTAAATTATTATACTATATATGTCAAGCAACAATCAAATAAATGATATAACTGGTATTATTAAATTATTAGGGGAACGTATACTAAAAATAGAAAGAACACTACTCTATTATAATAAACATATCAAAGAAGTAGAAGATTCAAAAAGTTTTGAAGCAAGAATTGCTAACCTTGAACGTAGAGAAAAATCTAATAAAATAGTTGAAACTGATTTAAAAAAACGGATTGTGTTTTTAGAACAAAAAAAAACAAATGAAAATAAAACAATAGATGAAGAAAAGAGCCATTTGGCGAACTATTTTAGGATTGAACGAACTAAAATAGAAGAATCGCAACGAAAATTAATAAAAAATGTTGAGTTATTTGAAACAAGTATTAAGGGTTTTGAACAAAAAATTAGATCTAGAAAATTATAAATAATTTTCACAATAGTCTTTAATAAAAAAACGGATATCTTCTGGGTCATAATCACCCAAAACTGACACATTTAATGTATTATAATTAAAATATTTATTTGATATTTCCAATATATCCTTAGGCATTATTTTATCGTATTGATTTATGAGATAATCAAATCCTTCTACAGGGCAATCTGAACCTTCAGCAGGGCAAGAGCCGGTTACAGGATTAGATTGATGGAGAACCTGTTTACCAAAATGATCTGTCAGTGTATGCGAATCCTCTGTCGAAAGAATTAGATTCCCTTTTAAAAACCCCTTAACCTTATCCAATTCTTCTACACTAACTAAATCTCTTTTTAATTTCTTAATATTTTCGAATATTATTGGTAAACCACCTGGTCCAAATTCTAATATATTATCTCTATTAGATAACACATTTTTAAGATGTTCACTATCTTTTATTTTTGAAAAATTTTTAATAAAAAGACTGTCTTTATCAAAGCTGGTTTGTATATAAAAACAACCCCGATCTACATAATAATCTACACTTATCGACACATTGTAAGATAATCCATGCCTTTCCCGTAAATCTATAAATAATCGGGAACTCATATTCCCAGCTAACAGTATCTTAATAATATCTAGAGTGTAACGGTCATCACTATATCTCGATTCTATTGGAAAACCAATCGCAAGATGAACCTGTTCTAATTCTTTATGTTTTATTATAAATCTAGGTTGTTGTTGCGGATTTATAGGATATTCTATATGTTCAATCGTTCCAGGAAGATATTCAACAAAAAAAGACTTATTTAATATAGATTTAATGGCGTCAATATCTAAATTAGATGAGATTGCTAATACTATATTATTTGATGTGTAATAGTGTTTAAAATATTGGATAATTTCGGCTCTTTTATAATTTAATATATGTGTTTCATCCGATCCAATCGAATATTCGAGTGGATGATCTTTGAATATTATTTTATATAAATTTTCTATAGTTTGTTGTTCTGGATTATCTAAATTTTTATTAATTTCCTCAACCACAACTCTCTTCTCCAATTCAAAATTTTTCTCTTCGAAAACGGAGTTTAACAACATATCACTAATGATTTCTACACCCTTTTCCAAATAATCACTGTTTAATTTAACAATAAAGGATGTTAAATCCTTATCTGTATAGGCATTAAAATAAGCCCCTACGCTATCTAATTCTTTGGAAATTTGAGATAGTTCGGGTCGTAACTTAGTGCCTTTAAATAATATGTGCTCTAAAAAATGGGATGCTCCGTGTAAATTCCCCGTTTCATTAACAGAACCTACATTTATAAAGGTAGATAAACACGAAATGTTAGAGTCTGATTTGGGTAGATATATAATTCGAATGCCATTTTCTAAACTAAATGTTTTATAATTTAATTCCATATATTTATAGTTAAGAAAATATTTTATATTACACTAATATACCATTTTAACCCAATGGTTATTATTAACCCAATGGTTATTATTAACCCAATGGTTATTAAATAATTGCTACAATGAACGTAAAATAGCATATGATACATATTCTTCAAATAGCGCATACCAGAAACAGCATAAATACCCTTAAACTATTCAGAACAACAAGTAAATAATTGTAAACTTGAATTGGAGGAGGGTGTCCGCGATTTTTATGACATTAAGATTAAATCAATGGATTTGATGCCTTCTTTAAAACAAACTGAATTTTCGAATAAAAGTATTAAATTGGTTCTTGATAAAACCCGTAATGGTGAATTATATTTCAGGGAAATAACAATGGGATATCTTAAACAGTTAGATCTAAGATTAGATAATTTTGTAAACAGCATGTCGCAAAAATATGCAATTACATTTAATAATCTAAAAAGATATGTAGAACTGGAAACAGATGATATTATTACGGATGTTGAATATTTAGTTATATTTAATTTTAAAAGTAGTGAAGAATTACGCAGTGAATTACCTAAGAAAGTGAAGGAACTTAAAAGGATTTTAGAGAAAGATTTAAAACAGGGGAAACAGAAAAGAGGTGGTGTTGAACAACTTCAGGATAAGATTATAGAATTGAAACTACCTATTATAAATAATTTAGATAATATACTTACTTTTGAAGTAATGGAAACTTATGTTGAGCATAACCCAGAACACAATCCCAAACACAACCCAAAAAATAGAAATAGCGACATATTAAAGCACTATAAAAATATTATTTGGAATAAACTTCAATCTAATACAAAATATATAGAAACAACCATTGGTAAAAAATGCCATAGTTATAAAAATTGGGATATAACTCCCAATGAATTGTGGAATTGTGATAAAAAGTTAGAGTTGGCTGATTTAAAATAAATTCTTATCAATAAAATTATTTGTTTAGATGAAAATATTATTACGTATGTATTAAAAAAATATAGTAGATGTGAATTAGGTAGAAGTTTAGTAATAAAATATTATTTTGTATTTAGTTGAAACACTTTTTTTTAATCATTGTCCCAAAACTCCTCCTAAAGTTAGTTTTCCTTAGTTTTTTTTTAAAATTTAACAGTAATAGGTGGGGTCGCGAAGTTGTAGCAGTAATTTGAGAAACTATTTCTATTAAATGATATAGTATATCTGAATTTAGATAATTTTTTTCCAATTTTGTCAATATTTGTTTTTTTGAAAATTTCACACTAAATAAAGCAAGTGTGATTGGGATATCAATAACCTTGTTAAAACCATTAATTTTAAATATTTGTTGTATAATATAATTTCTAACAAACGAATCAATAAAAAAAAAATCTTTATTGAATAATAGTATAGTGCTAAATAATCCTATAATTTGATATTTCATAGGAATTGATAATAGTTGTTTATTATTAAGGATTATTCTTGAAAAATGTAAACTAAAGCCCGTAAAAGCGATATATTTATATTTGTTTTTCCGAGTTCTATATGCTTCAAATGCTATATATAAAGTAATAAATTCTTGTGGTATAGAAAATAGCGGTGAGTTAACGCCTATGTTTTTATTATTATATTCAATATTAAATGTCAATAAAATTATTATAATTTCAAGTGTATACATATATATATATATACATAGAAAAAACAACTTATATACCCCCTATTGGATTATTATTTAACGCGTTAAAAACCAAAATATTAATCTGAAATAGCAACTATAAAGACGAACTTGATTCGATATTTTAAATCTGGTTTAAATATAAATAGGTCATCAATTGCGAATCGAATTACCTTTCAATCAACTATATGTTCTGATAAACAGAACATATCATAAATAAAATAACAATGGTTTTTCATATGTTCGCTTTGAATATTTACAATAGATTTTATTTCATATTGGATTATGAGATAAAATATTATTTGGAATAAACTTCAATCTCATACAAAATATATAGAAACAACCATTGGTAAAAATGTCATAGGTATAACCAAATGAGATGTAAATTGGGTACAACTTTATTTATGGAATGCTATAAAACTCTACTATGCCTTAGTTATATTATCTGTTTATAGTAAAATTCTTAATACGATTCAAAAAATCAGTCAGATTCAGTTTAAGAATAAACTGAATCTGACAGCAGAATCAAGCAGTGGTAAAATGCCATAGTTATAATTTAGTATCTAATTTTCCATTTACAATTTGTAAATCACCTTCTATGGTAGATATAAAATATGTATAATCTTCGTTAAATTTTATATAATGTTCTCTACCACCAAATTTTGCTATAATAGTTTTATTATCTATAAATATTTCTTTTTTTTTTCTAACTTTAAATTCATATCAATATATGCTTTTGCTTTATATATATTATCGTTTATAGTAAAATCCTTAATCTCATCCAAAAATTTAGTCATATTCACTATTTTATGTTGATAACACCTGGTCCTCCTGGGAAATGATGTATGACTTTATCACTATGAATATTTGTATCATTATTTACAACAAGTGATTTTAGAATCTTATTATTATATAAATTATATTTGAAAGCATTATATACTATATATGGTTGATCAAAACAAGCAAAACGACGAGGTCTATTCGTAATATCTTCATTAATTTTATTAAATAAATCGTTTATTTTTTCACAATTATTAAATAATAGTATTCCGCTTGTAAATGCTGATTTGTCTTCATATTTATTTATTTCATCACCGAATAATGTTTTACCCCAAAAATCATTAATATTATCTATTTCACCCTCTTCTAATACATATAAAAGATCTTCTTTACATACTTTAAAAACCTTGTTAATATCATCTTTAACTAACACATCAGTATCTAAATAGAGTATTTTATTGTAATTTTTTACAGAAGGTAAATTAAATAAATCTAATCTTGCCTTACATGCTTTATCAATATCGTTGTATGTATCATTTATTTCAAATTTCATTTTTTCATTATTAAATAAATGACTTTGTTTTATCCTGTTCATAAATGGTGTCGAGGTATAAATCAATATGTTCATATTATAGTCTAAATTTCCGTAGGTAAATATACTTTCTAACAGAAGGAAAAACATATCAACATATTTTTCTTGGTTAAATACACAACAAAAAATACAATTCATATGATATAATTATACTATAATTATATTATATTATCCCAATTTAAATTTCAAGGATTTATGAAATCTATACTTCTATCGTTATTTGTAAGTAATGCAATGATTTAAATCTTGGGACTTTTTAAACGCCTATTTTTAGGTTTGTGTAATTTCCATAAGATAAATAAATCATACATAATAAAAAATAAATATATATTTGCTAATCTATACATATACAAATAATGTGTATATGTTAGTTCTTGTTTCCAATATGGAAAAATAAATTTTGGATTATAACATAACCAAAACCATAATGACACTGGTATTCTAATACATAAAATAGACAATGTTCTATATAGTTTCAATAATTCAGGATTATTTTTCCAAATATAATTCATCAACGAAACACATTCCATAATCAAAACATTATTCATTTGTAGTGTTGTGTTATTTATATAGCTCATATAAACGACTATTGTAATAGAATGATGTATAATCAAATCAGTTCTAAATAAAATAGGTGTACATATCATATGCAATGTATCCCAACCTAAATAAAATAACATTAACAAACAGTTTTGATAATATGGGGTGAAGAAACTATTGTTTATAGTGTCAAATAATGAATAGTTATACCAATTATATAATGATAAACAGCACATAGCAGAAATAAAATAACAACGGTGTTTCATGTGTTCGTTTTGAATAATCATTCTGTATTTAAAATAGATTTTATTTTATATTATTAAATAAACTTTAATCTAATATAAAATATATAGAAACGACCATTAGTAAAAATGTCATTAGTTATATAACCCCAGTTGAATTGTGATAAAAAGTTAGAGTTGGCTGATTTACACGCTTGATTTAAAATAAAATTGATTGATTTAAAATATTTTTTTAAATCAATCAAATGTCTGACTACAGTTTTATGAAATCTGGAAGTTCTACTTTAATAGAACAACCAAAATTTTCCGACGATGAATTAGAAAGTATAGAAATACTTCTATCGTTATTTGCAAGTAATGCAATGATAAATGCTTCAAATTATGTTAAATATGCTAATAGAAATGGTATTACAACAATAGATTTAATATATGCGTTACGATATGAAGTGTTTGAATTTTTTAATAACCCCACATTAAATGATGATATTATTGAAATGACTAAAGAATACCAAGAAATGTTAGAAGATGACGATGATCAAGTGGAAGGTTTGGATGATATAATAATACCAGATGATGAGATACATCCTTTTAAAAGAGTGCCAAATGATACTATTGGAGATGCCAATATTGAAGGTGTTAATATTGAATTTATCGAAAAAATGCATAATTATTTTGATTCGTGGGAAACTTGGGAACCAACCACAGAATTAGAAGTTATTTTAAAAAGCGGTATTGATAAAATAGATATAATTAATTAATAATTATTATTATAGATAATATATATATGGCCACTTCGGCATTTTTATTTAACGCGTTAAAAACAAAATACGAATCTGAAATAGCAACTATAAAGAATACATTGATTCAATATTTTAATTCAGACTTAAATATAAATAGTCATCGCCAATTAGAAGAAATGGATATATTGTTGAATAATATTAGTTTTATTGAAATTAAATTAGATAATTTAATTAAACATTTTTCCTGTTTTTATTCTAAAGAAAGTAATCTTATAAAATTATGATATATTAGTAAGATATAACCCCCCTTTTCTATCTTTAATTAATACTTTATCACCTATTATAATGGGGGGGGAGAATATTATTTTATTTAATATATTTTTTGAATTAATTAGTGTTCCATCATTATAATTTAGTAAAAACAGTTCACTTCGATCGGTTATAACGCAAATATTATTCATATAAGTGGAACACATTACTAATATTTCACCACAATCATAGTCCCATATTAATTCTAATAATAAATTATAACATAAGACTTTACCCACCAAACTAATAATATAAATGTGATTATTTAAAAAATATGGTTTATAAAATAAACACATTCCTAATGTGTTTATTTTTAACAGTTCACCCTTTAAATTTAATAGAATAACATCACCTTCAGAGGTCCCTATATATATAGAATTTTTATATATAAGAGGTTCTGTTATTATAGCATTATTAATAGTATATTTCCATTTTATATTAGAATCTAAATCTAAACAATAAAGAAATGTATCTGAACTCGATATAAATACTAAATTATTATAAAAAACAGGATTATAATATATTTCATTGCCTGTTTTAAATTTCCATACAATGCGTTCATCTCCGTTTAGCACATCAGCAATATTTATTTTATATAGATAATGATCATCACATCCAATATATAAATAATCATTATAAATTATTGGAGATGAAAACAATGCCCCACCCAATGTTAATTTCCATAGTAATCTATATTTTAATTTAGAATAAGAGTCAGTAATATCCAATTTATAGAGTAATCCATTAATATCACCAAAATAAATATGATCCTCATAAATACATGGTTTGCTTAAAATTTCGGCGGTTGTTTTGAATTCCCATAATAACACACCTTCTAAATTTATCGCTAATAAATTATTTTTCCCCGTAATATAAATAATATCGTTATAATAGACGGCCTGTGCTTCTGTATCGCCTGTCTTTAATTTCCAATCTGTCATATTATATTATAATAATTTAATTATAAATAGTAAAATTATAAATAGTCAACTATTTATAATTTTACTACACTGGTAATCAAGTGATTTTTAAAATGAATACTTACAAAACCATATTAATGTTAGTAATACTATATTATTTAGAGGATAATTCCAATTAGGATATATATTGAAATTAATAAATACGGTATATACTAACATAAAGCCTAAAATGACATATATAAAAAAATACTATTTCTAATTAATTAAACCTAATAAATTAAACGGTCTTCTTGTTAAACCCTTTTGTGTATCATTTGTTAGGTAGAAATCTACAGTATTATCTATAGCTGGACGGGTTTCTAATCTCGTTAGGTTCATCCCCTTCTGTGTAATGTGATCTATGCGGGCATAAAAATTTTGCCATTGAGGGCCCTTTTCAAGATGACATCTTCCACGATAATGAATAATATCCCCTATATTATAGGGTTTAATTTCATCATCCATTCTACATGCAGTTGTATTTAATAAAAATTGTTGGTCACCTGTAAAATATAACGCCATTATACCTATGATTAGATATCTTAATTTTATATATATATATATATATCCTTTATATGGTTTTAGGGCGGTGACAAATTAACTCTTCTTTGTCACTGGGTTTAACATCCGTCCACTGTCTACCAGTATTTGAACCATTTAATATTATGACTAATAGGGTATAGTAAAGTTGCCACTTAATAACACGATATCTATTGTATCTTGTGATGTCTAAAATATACTTTATTATAACCAACTAGAATATTATTATCACTGCAAATTTATTTTTCTATTTAAAATTTATTAGAAAATTAAATTTCTATTTATAATAATATGAAAGATTATTGTTCTCCTAATACATCTGATAAGATTTCTTGTTTTGACAATGAATCGCTTTATAATATTGCCAATAGATTTAATAAGCAATACCCTGGTCATCAAATTGAGATCCCTAAAAAAATAGATGATACGAATAGAGAGGATTTTTGGAGGCAGTTAAATGTGAAAATAAATAAAGCAACCGGATGTAGTACAGAAAAATGTTGGTTAAAAAAGGACTTTGTCGAGCCCAAATATGAAGAGAATTTTAAGCCCAAATACCCAGAAGAATGGCTTAATAATAAAAATGCGTGGCTTAGCACATATGATATAAACAATGTGCTAAAACAATATGAAAAAAACAGTAATTATAAGTATATTGGTGCTATTCCAATTGATTTTGATAAAAAACTGGCAATTGGGATGTGTGTGGTTAATGAACTGTGTAATTTAAACCTTAAAAATTTATATTTATCTGGAATAAGATATATAGGGGCGGTGTTTAACCTGGATGCTCACGACCAACCAGGCAGTCACTGGGTTTCTTTATTTATTAATTTAACGAATGGTGGGATTTATTATTTTGATTCGTATGGCAGTGTTCCACCTAAAGAAGTCATTGTATTAATGGAAAGGGTGCGATCAATGGGTAATGAACTATTAAAACAAAATATAATAGCTTTAGATTTTTTTACAGATGAACACGCCATCCAAGAAAAATACAGTTCTGTAAGTGACCGGGAAATCATGGTTAATACTAAAATACATATAAACAGCAGCACCAACATTTATTTAGATGATAAATTAGTAGATATTGAAAATATTGTCCCAATTTCATCTGGCTATGTTATAAAATTAAAAAATAAAGTAGAAAATAATGTTGGAATATTAAAACAGTTTTCTTTTCATAAATTATATAATAATATTAGATTTCAATATAAAGGTTCGGAATGTGGGGTATATTCAATATATTTCCAGATTGAATCATTAAAAGGAAAAACATTTAATGAAATATTGGATAATATTGTGGATGATGACACCATAAACAAACAGAGGGATATTTATTATAGAACTTAATTTATTTAACAACTTCTCTAAATGTTAAACTAAATCTTTCACTACACAAATAGTCTTCTTTTGGAATTTCGTGACTGAAATATTTTTGCGACGCTCCTGCCATAATAAATAAAGAACCATTTTCCAATGATACATCGAAATTAAGATGTGATTTTTTATTATCATATAAAATCACTCCAGTATTTTCGGCATCATAAATGAGTCGTTTAATTTTTATTTTTCTCTCAGATCCTATAGATAGCCCAATAATTGTGGGATTTGTCCCAAATGTAATTTCAGTATCCCTATGGGGTTTAATGGAATCGTTTTCATCTCTATATTTATTAATTAAGCAACTATTTATAATGGGTTGTTGAACACTTTTATAATTTAAATTTAAATTAGATAATCTGTATTGGAGATCATTTTGTAAATTTAATAAAACGCTTTCATATGGATTTGATTCCCATCTTGGATAGCGTTTTGACCACTCATTGCAAAAATATTTATTATCTTTTTGAAACCATAATTGTTCTCGGTATATAGATTTATTCCATGAAGTTTGCCCTGATAAAAATGTCTTATTTTTTAACCAACTATGTATTTCTTTTATTTTATTATTAGATAAAATATTAGGAATATACATAAACAATGAAATTTCTTGATTAGGTTCTTCAATAATTTTTAGCATTGAATACCCTAATCAATGGTAATTTAATGGGTCAAATTTATTATTTTTATTTTTAATAAATATAAAAAATCTATTATTTTTAATAAATAATAGATTTTTTATAAAAATTTGATATAAATGTATCTAAACAATTGTAGTATAAAAATGACTCTTTTTCAAAAACCATTTGGTGTAACATCAAATGATTTCAAATATAGTTTAATTGAAAAGAATCTTTTAGCCAAAAAATCCTGTTATTGTGGACGATTAGACCCAATGGCTCGTGGAACAATGTTATTTCTTGAAAATGAACAATGTCGCACTATGGATAATTTTTTACACAGCAAAAAAACATATGAATTTGAAATTATTATTGGATTTTCCACAGATACAGATGATATACTAGGTATTATAGATAATACAAATCTAAATTATAACCCATCACTGTTTTCTAACCTAGAAGAAGAAATAAAAAGGAGTAAAGAGATTAGTCAGCAAAATTTTCACCGATATTCTTCTTTTATGCTTAGGAAAGGGTCAAAACGAATGCCATTATGGCAATGGAACAAACTGGGGCAATTAGATGAAACAGATATACCTAGTAAAAATGTCACCGTTTACAATATTAATGTTATCGAAGAAAAAGAGTATAGTTTAAAAAATATTGTTATAGAATTTAAAGATAGAATATCTTTATTGGACAAGCGTCAAGAGTTTAGACAGGATGAAATTGTTGCTAAATGGTTAAATGTATTAGAAATACACCCTGTTGATAAAATGGTGAAATCGGTGAAAATACGAACTGAAGTCAGTTCTGGATTTTATATTAGAGAATTGTGTAATACCCTTAAACAAAATCTTAATTTCCCAATGCTTATTCACGATATTAACCGAATAGGTGTTAATAATTAATTATTATTAACCGAATAGGTATTATTAATTAATTAATTAAAATAATTATAATAATTATTTTAATTAATTAATATATAGATTAGATGATTCGCTTTTTCAATTTTTTATTATTATTAAAAGGAAATATTATTTACAGTAGAAGTATTGGTAAACAATCGGATAAGTTATTTGATATAGTTCCTACAGGTAAAACGTTTTCTATATGGTCCGTAATATATTATAGATTATTTCGTTTTAGTTTATCTATAAATACGAATGAAGCTATTAATGAATTATATTTTAAATCTAATAAATTAAATGTGGATTGGTTAAAATATATAGACGAGAGTTCGTTGAATAAAGATCAAAATTTTGAAAAAGCTTTTGAAATTATGATAGAGTTAAAACAGACTTTAAAAGATATCTTGGTCATTTATAAAACCGAATTTGAATTTAAAGACTTGTATGTATACGAAGCTTTTAAACTTTATTATAGTTGGATATCAGTTGCTTTTTTAATACAAGAAGATAGTATAAAAAAAAAGGGTAATATTAAAGAAAGGTTATTAGGTTTAATAACAAATGAAACTTTAAGTGGGGAATTTATCAACAGTGGTGTAATATTATGGGCTATTTCTGGGCTATACAATAAGGATACATTTGAAGAATATCGGGGGGATATTTTAAACTCTTCCAAATTTAATGAAAATGAAATCGATAAAATTAAGAATCAAACAAATATAGGTTCTTACATTAATACCAAATTTATAAATTAATAAGGTATATCCCGCCTACTATAGTTATAATACCAGATGCTTTTGTTATGGTCATTGTTTCATTAAATATAAATTTTCCGATTAATAATGTTAATATAAGAACTAAAGGCTGAATATTGGGTATAATGCTTGTAGCATCATATTTTTTTAATAATTCTATTAGTAATATGGACGCAAAAACGCTTGTCATCGCCCCTAACACTGAATAAATAATATCTTTATTATTTAATTTTCGTAAACAATTAGCGTCACAACTACCATTAAACGCTAGATATATAAAATAAATAAAAACAATAAGTGTGCACAGTATATGATTAAAAATTAGGTATTCGCTTGATGTAAGTTTGGATGCTGAAAACTTTTTAAAAAATGGGTTTAATGTCCAACATAATACTAAACAAACAATAAATATATATTTATAGTCCATACTATATAAATATATTATAATTGAATTAATATAGAAAATTATAATTCTATATTAATTAAATTAATTAAAATAAATTAATTCATTTAATGTAGAATTAATATATTTACATTATATATAAAGATGTATTCGAAAATAGTAAATCCAAAAACAGGCCGATGGGTAAATACTTCCACCAAATTAGGTAAAACAATTATAAATAATTATTTAAACATGTTTGATAGCCCCCATTCTGGTGGTGCTACACGCTCAGCTGGCATAAAAAAAACAAAAAAAGATTCTAATAAAATTAAGGTGGGAACTTGGAATCTGCTGTCGGATGGTTTATCGATGGGTGAATTTTTAAGTGATAAAGGAGATAAATTAGCTATCGAATGGGGGTGTTATGATGAGGGATTTCCAACGGATGCAGGACGTGGTCAAAAAATTGTTGATGTTATTGGTCATTTATTTAATTCAGGTTTAGATATATTAGGAACACAGGAAAATGACCATCCAAAAATTATACACGATGCCTTACATACTTTGGAAGATGGGCATGAGTATGAGCATATCAAATTAATTACCTTACATAAATACGACGAGGGAGCCAAATCAAACTCCCTAAAATTTTTAGAAAAAAGAGAACCTTCTACTACTGACTCTAAGGGGGAATTACAAAATCGTTACTGTAGGGGGGATTTGCAAAATGATACGGTCAGCATATATTATAATAGTGATAAATTAAATCAAGTGGCTGAACCAATGCCTATTACTATATCCACTACTAAAGGTGTTAATTCTTATGCGCAAATGGTATGTATGGAAGTTCTAGCAACTGGTAAAAAATTACATGTTGTGTGCGGACACCTTAAAAGTGGTGAAAAAGCAGCGGATGCGGCACAACGATTAATGGAAATCGAACAAATAACGGACGCAACAGGTGGTAAAGAGAATGTTATAATGTTATTAGACAGTAATTCATCCTATCAATATGAAAGTTCGTTATTCCCTGGAACAAACTCGGACGATGTATTGCACGCCCTTAAATCCAATGGATTCGCTGATGTATTAGAGCCACGGGTAGGAGAAACAACTGGCAATGAATGTTATAAAATGAGACATGGATCTGGGGGACAACCTAAAAAGTTTGGCACGATGATGTTGGACCAAATTGATAAAATTGTAATCGGTGGAACATTAAGTGGAACGCCGTTAGACTTGCCTGAAGGTTCCCCATTCGTTAAATATACTAATAAATTATTAAGAATTGACATTGAACATTTAAAAGATGTCCGTAATAATAAAGATGGTTTGAGAAAACAGCTTGAGAAATTGGTGAAAGATGAACGGTGGTCTGATGTTGTTGGGCAACAACGTGGCGAAGTATCTAAAACAGTGGAGGATAGAGGTAAGATGATTGCTGTGGAATGGAATCCAATGTATCAATCAGTTGACGATAATGATATATTACCACAAAGGTTACAAATGGCATTGTATCCAAATATGAATGCCCCATCCGACCACCCACCTTGTTTGGCTACAATACAATTATAATTACCGCTATAATACAATTATAATTACCAGTATAAATACAATTATAATTACCGCTATAATACAATTAAGGTAAAAACTACTTTTAAAATATTAAAAGTGGCTTATCTGCCGATTTATCCCATTTACCAATAATATCGCCTTCATCATTTAAAATATCAAAAGTGGATGGGTCTACATAATATATTTTACTGTCATAGGTTTTTTCATCTACTTCCACTGTATTAGATGCATTTAATTTAGAATTAATTGCATCTAATTTAATCTCTAGACTGTTAATAATATTTTTATGTTTCACCAATTTATTAATAATTTTATTTTTTTCATGGACTAGGTTTTGGGAATCGAGCGCCGATTTATCCGTTAATTCTAACATTCTATAATTAAATAGCTCCTTTATCTCAACTGATAAATCGGGTACCTCAAAGCGTAAATAGCTTTTATTACTATTTTCGGGGTGCATGCATACCAAGCACATTTTAACAACTTTCTTTCCATAATTTTTCTCTATAATAGCTTTATAAGTATTTAATTGTAGTGAATAATGCCAGTAATTGCTGTCAGGTAGATGTGATATACATTGTGTTTTTGAACTGCCCCAACCAGTCTTTTTTATTTCACGACATCTCTTCCAATCATAAATTTCTAAATTGCCTTCTTTATTCATAAATATCATATCAATTGACCCAGCCAATTTCAACTCTTTATCGTAAATCATCCATTCGGTTCGGTATGCTTCCAATTCTTTATAATCATTGTAAAATGAATTAAAATAACCATATTCTACAGAATCATTTGTAACCTCCATATTGTTATAAAAACACTCTATATCATAATGCATTTTAGTCCCAGCGGCTGCTGCTTGATCCCGGTTATCATCCCATTGTTTTTTAATTTCTTCTTTACTCATTCCAAAATATTTACTTGTGGCCCAATTCTTTCCTTTCATCATTTTGTCTATTATTAAATCAGCATTAAATTCTGAAAAATGCGTATGATTCCAAGTGGTTACTGATGTAAAACCTGAATCTCCGTCAATCGTATAAATATGTGGACCTTCCTCAAATGTAATATGGTCATCTAATTGGTGTGGATTTTTATCTTTAAGATATATAATGTTGGTCATTTATTATCGTAATAAAATAATTTAAATGTATCAAATTATTTTATTACAAATACGACTACTTGTAATTAATAGAATTAAAACATCTTACAAATCTATAGAATTGTTTCCCACAATTTTTAACTGTATACCTATTTTTATCTATACATTCCCACAACAATTCATTATATTTTTTACATTCATTGACTTTATCTTGATCTTTATCTTTAACCGTATTCATCTTATATTATTACTATTTATTTAAATATTAAATATCATCAAATTTTATACATATAACTCTAAAATACCCTTTGGAAATACCACGTATAGATTCATTTCTAACTTCTGCGGTTTGTAAATGATGTCCCATATAGGTTATTATGTAAAGAACAAGGAACATTTCAAATAGCCAAATGATCTTACAATCTGTTAAATACAACACAATGTCATCTAAATACAAACCAAGTTATAATAAACCAAGTAATAATAAACCAAATTATATTAATAATAAATAAATTTATTATTAATAATAAATTTATATGTATATAATATGCCCAACTGTAAATTATATCCAGAAAGGTGTAAAGCAGCATTAGATTATTCTAGAGAAGAGAATAAATTTAAAGTAGAAAGAATAAATGATGCTACCAAACAACGCCAATTAATCGACCAGACATATAAAAATAGAGTGGATTCAAAGGAATGGAAAAATGTGTACCCTCTAAATAACCACGATTTTGATTATAATGAATATGTTCTAAATAAATACACCCCTTATAAATTAGGAATTACAAATGAACCATCTATGAAAGGATTAATTGATGGGACCTTAAATTTATCTAATTATGTCGATGTGATGTTAGAAGACCCTACACCTAATTCTAATACAAAAGCAGGTGTTGATGATATAAATAATTCTAATCCAATGATATATAAACATTTTAAAGGTATTAAGGATAAATATAGCCAAATGCCGTTACCTTATCCAGAATTCAAAAAAGATTATCCAGAAAGTAAATACCCAACCCGCGGTAAAGCCAGTTCATCTTATTTTATTAAAACTGGAACGTGTAAATCCAAAATAGATAATGCGAAAGTGTGTCAAGAAAAGGGCTTTACGTGGATGGCTAATAAGTTAGATTTATCCAAAAATACAACGCAGTTTTTTAAAACAATAAGTAGATCTAAAACAAAACAACCCAAAAAAAATCCTGACGGAATCTGTTATAAACCCAAATTTATTTATATAAATAATATAGCAAAGGGTAATCAAAATTTACAAGGAATGGCACCCGCCCTTATCAACGATGTGATGAATATATCTCCCGATAAACTATTCCCAATTTTATCAGGTCAACAAGTTGATGGAGGAGGGGTAATACCTTGTAAAGAAGGTTTTGGAGATTATAGGAATAATATGTTCTATAATGTAAACACTCATTTATCAATAATGTTACTTTTTATACTTATGTTAATAAAATTGTTATTTTATAGAACATAACATATTTCTAAAGAAAATTATAGATTAATATTTATTAATTTTAATATTAAATAATACCTGTGATTTTTCTTCTAATGTAAAATCCAATTTGATAAAAACCTTATACAAATTAATACAATTTTCTCCATTAAATTTAAAAATTCTAAATTGTTTATAAGCCTTAAATTCAATATTTTTCCCTGAATTATTTATTAATATTTTATAGGATTCCCTATTATTATTAACTTCGGCTAAATGGTATTCATTGACAATAATATTATTAAATATTATTTGAAATGGCAATCCTAATAAAGCCTGAGTTGTTAACATCATAATTTTAACAACAAGTTCTTTATTATATTTATTATCTAAATAGTTTATAATTTTTTTATTATCTTTAATGGGATGATTATTTAAATAGACATCACAGCGTTTAAGATCTATCTTAAACTGCTGGCGGATTGAATAATCGTCTTTATACGCCTTTTTAATATCATTTAGTAAAAAATCATATTCTAAACATATATTATGTTCATAGGAATCTCTGTAGTTCATTTCTTTTAAAATATTAATTTTGTCAGTAAATTGGAGTGTATTTTCATCTATTTTACTGCAAAATATATAATCTTCTTCTTTATTATCCTGGATAATTGACATATTTAAATCTAAATCATTAGGTATATCATAATATTCCATATTTAAATATATAGTATATAAATATATTTAAATGATGTATGAGAAAAGAATTAAAAAAGAGATTTTAAACATTTTGGATCTGTATGGTAATGTATCCGTAATTAAAGAGGACCTCCAATATATAATTAAAATTGGTATTGAAAGTAATAACAATGCTAGTAAATCACAAACTGGTAAAATAATAACAATACATCTAAATTCACACTATCCTTTTCAGCCACCTCCTACTTTAATTAATAATACTAACTATATCGATATGTTATGTATAAAAGATACATTTGTTAAAGAAAAAATTCAATCAATTTATAAGGTAGGGTGTTTATGTAGTAAATCAATAATATGTCCTAATATATGGAGTCCGTCTAACAAATTAGAAAATATAGTGGATGAAATTAAAAAAAATAACAAAATAATTAAAAATATATATTGTATGAAATTTACATATATGTTGTGTAGAAGTTATGGAATTTATTGTTTGGAGATTCCTGAATTAATATGTAAAAATTATATTTAATTTCCTAATATATTATGATAGATATATTATGATAGATATATTGACAGATACATTAGGAAATAATCCCTATTTTTTAAATTATGGATTATTATTTTTTTATTGTATTATGTATAGATATGACATTTATAAATACAGAGTATAAAAAATGTGCGTTAATAATTGGTATCATTTATGAAAATGATAGAACAGCCAGATTAAATGGATGTATAAACGATGCCAAGAATGCTCGTGATTTTATGATACAAAAATGTAATGTTCCAAATGAATCTATTGAAATGTTAACCGATGACACACAAATAAAACCAACCAAGGAAAATATAATTGATAGTGTTAATCGTTTAGTTCAGCGTGTTAAAGATACTGGTGCTAAAGAGGTATGGTTTACTTATTCGGGGCATGGACATTTTTTAAAATCGACTGACATTGATAATGGGGAGAGTGATAATCAAGATGAGGTATTAGTACCATTAGATTATAAAACAGAAGGGTTTATATCAGATACGTTGTTGTATAATATCTTAGTAAAAGCGTTACCCAAAGATTGTAATTTATTTGTAATAGTGGATGCGTGTCATTCGGGTAGTTCATTAGATTTACCTTTTCAATACAGACCAAATACAAAGGGAGGTGGGGTTTTTGTGACAGAAAAACCCCCTGAAGAATTAGCAAATGTAATTAAATTTAGCGGATGTAGGGATAATCAAACAAGTGCCGATGCGTATATTAATGGGAATTATCAGGGAGCATTAATGGCTGCTATTTTTAAATCTATGGAAGTTTTAAAATATAATTTTACCGCTAAAGAGATTGTTGTTGAATGTGAAAAATATATGAAGAGTAATAAATATACTCAAATTCCCACATTAAGTTTATCAAAAAAAGCCTTAATAAATGAGACATTGTATGGATTTAAAACAAAATCGAATATAAATATACAGTTGGAGGGAGATCGATATTGTAAAGAAGAAAGTTCTTGGAATCTCTTTTGTATTAATACAAATAAAGTTCTTTTTCCAAAAGATAAACAATTCTATTCTAAAAATGAAAAAATGACCATTAATTTAAATCTTAAAAAAGGTGGATACATACTGTTTATTAAAGATAAATATGGGGATGGTGGTGTTAAAGGAAATATAAATTGTATAAACACCTCTGAAATTCTAAAAACGGTCCAATTTAACAATAAATCATATAAATCGATCGATTTTGAAGTTTTATAAATCTATTAATAATTGATTTATCGTATAAGGTATTGGGTTTGATTAACGTCAATTTATTACATATACCTAGACAAAAATTGGGAATTAGGTAATAGGGTTGAAACCTGTTATATGTTATATATAGTGATAATTTATTAATATGATTAGTAACGTGAATACCATTGTTGCACTTCTAATTATTTGGTAATATGTTACCAAATAGTTTGAAAACAGTTGTCTTTAGTGAATCAGGGCAACTACATATTTTATAGAACTCTCTTTTCAAATTAGACAAAACATTATATATTAATAATTAATTATGGTTAAATAATTATTAATTTATTTCAGATATTTTTAAAAAAATATTATTATGTGAATTGGGTTCAAGCGAATCAATTTTAATAGTGGATGTGGGACTAATAATCGAATTATTGGAGAGCATACTAGAGGACATACTAGAGGACATACTAGAGGACATACTAGAGGACACATTAAAAGTATTATTAATATTATTTATGGGTTCTTTATTGATAGTCCTTTTTGGGATAGAATTTTTAATATTATTTACAATATCCCGATTTTTTTTAATAATGGATGATTGTTTAAATTTATCTAGAGTTCCTTTTTTTTTAAATAATATAATAGATCCAAGTATTACTGGACCTGTTGCAATTTTTAATATAGAAACTGTCATTTATAATTATAGTTATATTTTTATTCTAGAATAATATAATATATGAATTATTCTAGAATAATTAATCCTGAAACAAATAGAAATGTTAATATAAAAAGTTGTTTAGGAAAAAAGATTTTAAAAAAATATTTAGAACAAATAGGTGGTGTATCTTCCTCATATGATAAGAATAGGGATGGGTATATGTTTGAAAAAGTATTCAATGAAAAGTCTGTACATAATCGCTCAACAATAATAGATTTAATTAATTTCGAAAGTGGTTACAATAGACAGGAAATAGGCACGCGTATATTTGACAAGGTTAAAAATAGAACAAAAGAAATAGGATTAAAGGAAAAATCTAAAACAGAAGAAACAGATATTGCTGAATTGGATAAAACAATGTTCATGTATGGTTATCCTACCGTAAATATTATACACTTGTTAAAAGAATTAACGAGGGCTAATAATGATCGCGTTGGTTTTACCGATGTTAAACACACCAAATACCAAATACCCGAATTATTTAAAAATAGAACAGATAAATTTAATACTCCTGGAAACCTTGAAATAGATGGAGATAAAGATATTATGTTTATGACTGGTTTTGTTCAAATCGGTCGTGATATTTATACCACAATATCAGACCATATAAATAAAATATATATGAATAATGTAAATACTTACGTTATTTTATTAAATAAATGTAATTTTAAAGTTGTTTTTGATGAAAAGGAACACAAGCTGCTTCCAAAATATATAGAAACCAAATTATTAAAAATACAGCATTTACAGGAAGGCCGAATAATGAGAAATCCTAACGAAATTAAATTTGTATTTAATATCAAAAATATTAAAGAAACAAAACGACACCTTCCATTTAAAAAATTGGTTAAAGACCGAGATATATTGGGTGGACCAAAATATAATTGTGTAAATGGGAGTTTATGTGTAGAATCCAAATTATTTACTTATTTATTTTCAGAAAATATTATTACAAATTATAGCGATATAGATGGGGCAATTGCTTATTGGGTTCGTAACAACACGCTAAAATATGGACCAGATAGTCCTATAAAAAGTTATTGTTATGGTGATTTTATAAAGGATAATTCAACGCATGATTTAATGATTAAAATGTTATTTAGAAAGGGTTTATTGCCAAAAAATATACTACCAGAGGATATACTACCAGAGGATATACTACCAGAGGATATACTACCAGAGGATATACTAGCAAAAAAAATATTACCAAATAATATACTACCAAAGGATATATTACCAAATAATATATTACCAAATAATATATTACCAAATAATATATTACCAAATAATATATTACCAAATAATATACTACTAATAGATATGGTAAGAGGATTTGCATTACCTTGTCCAGGATGTCAGAAAAATTATTATAACTATTTAACGAATGAACTGTATGATTGGGATTATAAAAATTGTGAAGATTGGGACGGAGTTAACTGGACTTGGTTAAAAGAACAGTAATTTAAATATCTAGATTTAATAGAATCATAAATATAAAGCAATGATGTATAATATTGGCAAGGATTAAACACAAAGTCAAAGATAGTCTATATATGTGGATGTATACGTTCCAATCTCAAACCATAATTGTAATGAATAATAATAAAAAATTATTATTATTAGGAGGATTGGATATTATTATAAATAATATAGAGTTTGAAATGGACACAGTGATTTTAAAATAATATAGAGTTTGAAATAATATAGAGTTTGAAATAATATAGAGTTTGAAATAATCTAGAGTTTGAAATAATATAGAGATTTTTACTGTGTCCACTTCAAACGGCAATACACTGGACACTGTGATTTTTAATGTGTCCACTTCAAACGGCAATACACTGGACACATTAAAAATCACTGTGTCCACTTCAAACGGCAATACAGTGGACACAGTCATTTCCACTGTGTCCACTGTAATTTATTTAGAATTAAATTTTAATTAAATTACAAATTTGCCAAAAATTTTTTCTCGTTATATAATATAAAATGATTGGAGCGGGTAAATATACAAAAAGAGATTTGGTAGCGGGTCCTAAAGATTCAAGTGGAAACGGAAGAGTATTAGGTAATCAAGCTTTAGCTGGATATGTTATGGGAGATAAAGGAAAGCCAGTTTGGAGAATTATACGAGGAGCTCCTAAGGAATACATGCAAGGTCTTGCTAAACCAGGACAAAAGCGTGTGTATCCTAAAATATCACCAAAGGCAGCCAAACGTGCTTTTAACCGATATTACAATGATGCTAGTAACTTCAAGAGTCCACGTGGACGAGCTCAAGCTAGAACATACGATAAAAACCACTCTGGAAAGGTTGTGGATGATAGCAGATACAGACGTTCTCCACATATATACGACTACAAAGGCCAAGATACTGGCGACAAACCAAACACTAAATTATCAGGAACTAAATTAGAAGCAGCCCGACGAAGAGCCGCAATGGCACGAAGATCTAGAGAATTGAGTGGTTCTAGTATGGCTGGAGGCTGGTAAATAATATAATAATTATTAAATAATATAGAATTTAATAATTGTGATAATAGAATTTAATAATTGTGATAATATAGAATTTAATATAATATTATAGAATTTAATATAATATTATAGAATTTAATATAATATTATAGAATTTAATATTATATTATAGAATTTAATATAATAATTGAATTAATTATAGAATTAATTCCAGTATTTATGTTTTATTTTTTTCTCGGTATATAATATAAATGTTTGGAGCGGGTAAATATACAAGAAATGATTTGGTTGCGGGTCCTAAAGACCCAAGAGGAAACGGACGAGTATTAGGTAATCAAGCTTTAGCTGGATATGTTATGGGAGATAAAGGTGCTCCAGTTTGGAGAATTATACAAGGAGCTCCTAAGGAATACATGCAAGGTCTTGCTAAACCAGGACAAAAACGTGTGTATCCTAAAATATCACCAAAGGCAGCCAAACGTGCTTTTAACCGATATTACAATGATGCTAGTAACTTCAAGAGTCCACGTGGAAGAGCTCAATCTAGAACATACGATTTAAACCACTCAGGACAGGTTGTGGATGATAGCAGATACAGACGTTCTCCACATATATACGACTACAAAGGCCAAGATACTGGCGACAAACCAAACACTAAATTATCAGGAACTAAATTAGAAGAAGCCCGACGAAGAGCCGCAATCGCACGAAGAGCTAGAGATTTGAGTGGTTCTAGTATGGCTGGAGGGGCCGCGTGTGGTTTTAATTCAGCAACTCGTTCTTGTTCTAAAACTGGAACCAGTAACCCTGAATGGTGCGAAGTTGGACCTAAAGGAGCTTGTCGAAAGAGTCCAATGGGGAAAAAAAATTCACCTAAAAACCCTAAAAATGTAGCAAGAGGAGTCGCCTTGGCATCTACTCGAAAAGTCAAGAGTCCAGCAAGAGCCAAGAGTCCACAACGACCAGCAAGAGCCCCAACTCAAGGATGGGAAATAGAAGATGCGCTACGAGGATCCCCAGCTTCCCCGCCTTCCAAATCTAGAGGACGACCGAGCCGAGTTCAGAAATTAACTGGACACAAGTCACCAGCGTTTGGATCCAAAGGCAGTGCCTGTTCGCATTTGTCGCCTAGAGATTGTGAAATGCACCCTGCGTGTTCTTATGCCAAAGGAACTGGTAAAGGCAGTGGTTGCAGAAGATCTGCTAAACCAACGCCTAGTCTCCGACCAACCGGTCAAGACTTGTGGTAAATAACTATTTAAAAATTATTATTAATAATTCTATTATGGAATTAATAATAGATAATCGTGAATCTATCAAAGATTATTTTAAAGATAAAAAATATGCTACATTTACAAACTTAGAATTAGGGGATTATGTTTTTAAATATAATGGCGAAACAATATTAATTATTGAAAGAAAGACGGTTGAAGACTATGCCGCGTCTATTAAAGACGGTAGGTATCGTGAGCAAAAACAGCGATTATTATCAAACTATTCTAAAAATCAATTATTGTATTTAATTGAAGGGGATTTAACAGCAAATAATAAATCGTTTAAATTCAATAAAGTTGATAAATATACTATTTATTCATCTATGATAAATTGTTATTTAAGAGACACTATTAATATGTTTCACTGCAATTCTACAAGTGAAACATTAGAATTTTTGGAAAATATTGCTAAAAAATTAGAAAAAGGCATTCAGTTTTTGGGGGATAAATCCAAACCAGATAATAATTTATTAGGAACTATTAAAACATCTAAAAAAGCAAATTTAACACCCGAGTTAGTGTATAAAAGTCAATTGATTGCCGTACCAAGCGTATCTTATAAAACAGCCGATATTATCATATCTTATTATCCCAAATTAAATGATTTGTTAACTAATTTGGGAAAACTGGAACAAGCGGAACGAATTGACATTATTAAAAATTTAAAGGATAAATCTAATAGTGGCAAAAAAATAGGGATTAAAGTGGGTGAAAATATAGATAAATATTTATTTTATTAAAATATTTCGTTATATTATTTTATTAATAATATTTATAATATTATTAATAAAATGATTACAACTAAAATTCATGGAAAAACATATGATTTGACAAACTTTAATCATCCAGGTGGAATAACTCCATTACATTTAATTAATAAAAACGATGGAACAGTTTTGTTTGAATCATATCATCCAGTTAGCAACAGAAAAAAATTACAACAAATTTTATCAAAATATGAAGTAGAAAACAATTATACTATTAATGAACAGCAAATATATGATTTTTCCGATAGTAATAAACATTTATTTATAGATGAAATTAAAAAAGAAGTTAATATTTATTTTTATAATTTAGCAAAACAAAATAACTGTAGTTTAATAGAATCAACAAAGATGACATTTTCTAGAAAATGTGAAATAGTCGGATTATTTATATTTTTTATATTTTCACTTATTAAATTTATAAATAATAGTTTATATGGATTATTTTTAATGCCATTTAGTTATTTTTTATTAACAGTAAATACATATCACGATATAAGTCATTGTGCCTTTTTAACAAATAAAACAATAGAGAATCTTTTATATCCATTATTTTATTCATTTCAATCTCCATATACTTGGTTAGACGCACATATACATATACATCACAATTATACTAATATAAATAGACTAACTCGTCTAAAATTATATGAAAAGAATAATTATGTTATAGAATATAATAAAACAGGATTATTTGGTGGAAATAAAAGTTTATTTGAATATTTTCATAACAATTATATATTATTAACTATTATTTATATATGTGCGATGTTGTTGTCTTTAAAAATAATGTTTTACAACAATCTAATAAAATACGGAATATTTAGAGCGTTAATATTTACCATTATTCCAAATATATTATTAGTTCTATTATATATTATTATTGATACACCAAGTCATAGACATATTGATAGTTTAAAATATAATAAAAATTATTATATTCATCAGGTAATAACAGCTTATAATTATAATACAAATAGTACAATTATACGATTGCTTTCGGGAGGTGTAAATTGTCAAATAGAACATCATCTTTTTCCATCAGTAAATTCCTGTCATCTCCCAAATATAGCAAAAATAGTAAAAAAATCTTGCTTAAAATATAATATAACATATAATGAATCTAATAACTTATTTAAATTATTGTATGAAATAAATAATCCGTTAATAACTATCTTATTGTCAATTATAGTTGTATGTGGAACATTACTCATATGCTTGGGTTATTATATGTAGTTTTGTTAATATGTGATTTATATAGTATAAATGACCTATTGTTAATTAAATACTATAAATTAAATACTATAATTTATAGTATTTAATTAACGACCCCAAATACATAGTTACTGTTAGATGAAAAATCAGTCGTAATAATTTCCATATTATCAAATTTAAACCCGGCTGGTTTTATGGGTTTTTAAGTCTGTTTCGAAGGATGTTTATGCTGTGGTTCGATTTTATAAAATTTACATATTTTTTGAAACATTTTTTGATAGGATGATTTATTGTTGTCAATATTTATACAGTAAATGTATTCCTGTAGTGTGGGATTTAATATTTTTTTGATATGTGCAATTTCGATTAAACATTTATAACAAATCTGGTCTTTAAAACTGTTGTTTAGATAAAATTCCCAAACTATTTTATTCCATTCCGCATTTGTAATATCTTCTAAATAAGTAGCGATTGATTTTCTAATAAAATTATATAACATATTTTTTATAGAAAAATTACTATTTTTAAACATGGTAAGTTCCAAAGGTAATTGTATTTTATCTATACTAAAATTCATATAACATTTAGATAATTCTACATAAGTAAATTTAACCCCAGTGTAAGGATTTATGGGTGATTTGGGTTCTGCTATAAGTTCATTCTGATTCATTAAATTATTATAAAAAATTTGTATGAGCTCTCTGTTCCGAAATTTATAATAAATATTTATTTGGTTTTTATCTAAAGGATTCGTATCTAAAGGATTCATACGTAAAGGACAATATATTTTAGTAATATTGGTGTTTATTTTATAACTAAATGTTAAATCTAAAAATGTTTTATTTATACATTTGAATGTTTTCTGCTGGATATAATACGCTGAATTATATTTTTAAGACGAATATTGTTTATATATGTCCAATTTATTTGTTTTTGTTGTGTTTTAGTTAGAAAATAATTATTATCTAGGCTTTCTAAACACTCTATAATTAAATTAAATTGTTTTTTATTATAATAATAATGTTCTGTAATATTATCTGTAAACGTAATAAAATTCATTATTATAATACATTTTATTTAACTTTATATAATTAAATTTGATTATATAAAGTTAAAATATATAGAATTTATACAATTTATACAATGAGTGACGATAAAGGTTTAAAATTAGTTCCTTGGAATGAACATAATAGGTTGTTAACAGAGGATGATGTATATGGAATTTATGAAAAATGTGGTTTTAAAAATGTTAAAAGTATTCTAAAAATAAATAATTTAAATCTATATCAGAGAGCATTTGTCCATTGTTCCTATGTTAGTAGAGTATTACAAGATGGAGAAAAACATATAGATATTAAAAATAAACCCAAAAATTGCATACATTTATTTGAAGAAGATTATGAAGATATGGAATTTTTAGGGGACAGGTGTTTAGATTTATCAATCGCATTTTATTTATATAGAAAATATCCAGACACCGATCCCGGGTTTAAAACAAAGATGAAAACAAAAATTGTTAAAAAAGAAACCTTAGCAAAATTCGCCGAATTTTTAGGGTTTCCAAATCTATTAATAATATCAAAACATATAGAAGAAAAAACTATTATTGGGAGACATAATAAAAGAATACTTGAAGATGTTATGGAATCATTTATATGCGCAATATTTTTAGATCAAAACTTAAATGATGGCTATTATAGTCCAAAAATGCATGATCTCGAACGATTTAGATTGTCTGGACCAGGGTGGCAAATTGTGAATGGGTTTATAGAAAATTTATTAGAACAGTGTATAGATTTTGAAGAATTAGTATTAAATGAAGAAAATTATAAAGAAGTTCTATTACAATATTTTCAAAAAGAATTTAAAATTACACCAAAATATTTAGAATTAAATATTGACGGACCCCCAAATAAAAGAATTTTTACAATGGGTGTTTTAGATAAAGATGGTAATATTTTGGCCAGAGGTAGTGGGAAATCCAAAAAAGAAGCCGAACAAATAGCGTCCCTAAATGCTTTAAAATTTTTCGATGAAATTAAAGATAATACTTATATAGTTTAATATTGTAGAGTAATATTGATGAGTAATAAAATAGAGTAATAAAATAGTTAATAATTTATTAATATTTTCTTTTTATATATTATATGCCTCCTAAAAAATTTGTTATTAAAACTGGAACAGCGATTATGAAAGAGAAAATTAAAAAATGTAACGCTACTATTACTGATACAAGTTTTGATGATCGGGTAACTATGAAATCGTGGGTATTAAATGATAAACTAGATTTCCCTAAATTTATCGATGATTTTGCCGAAGAAGTAGATAATCCTGTAAAGCGCAAGCCTATTATTAAATGGAATGATGAGGGGAAATTCGAAATTAACCCATTTTCCCAACAGAAACTCGTGTCAGATTATATGAGCGACCAATCTCCCTACAGAGGTCTTTTATTATATCATGGTCTGGGTTCAGGTAAAAGTGGAGCAAGTATAATGATCGCCGAAGGGTTTAAGGGCCGTGAAGTAGTCATTTTATTGCCAAAATCGATAAGAAAAAATTATGAAGATGAGATTAAAACCTTTGGGGATATTGCGTATAGATCAAATTCTTATTGGTGTTTTATCCCAATAAAATTAAATTTGGATGATTCCAAAAACGACGAGGTATATACTATTTTCGAATCTAAAGGAATTAAACGTTTATTATTAAAAGATATAATAGATAATTCGTCTGAAACATATAAGGGTTTATGGATGATAGATTATACCAAAGAAACTCCTAACTATGGCATTCTGTCGAGTGATAAACAGGCTGAGATAGATAAACAAATAGAACTAATGTATAATACGAAGTATACATTCATTCATTATAATATGGGTGCTTCGTTATTAACCCATATTATAAAAACATTTAATAGTAATTATATAAATATTAAGTTAAGTGCTTTAAAGTCTAATTATCCCGACAGTGTTATAAATTCAAAAAATAATAAAAAATATCGCTATAAATTACTGGAATATATGTATAATCCAGATAATAATATTAAAAATCCATTTAGTGATAAAGTTGTAATTATAGATGAAGTGCATAATTTGGTTTCTATGATGGCTGGAGGGGGTATAAATGGACCTATTTTATATGAAATGTTAATGAGAGCGGATAATTGTAAGATAATAGCCTTATCTGGGACACCTGTTATAAATTACGCATATGAGTTAGGTTTATTATTTAATATGTTAAGAGGGTATACAAAGGCATTTACATTAACACTTTCAAAGATGGATGGTAAGTGGGATAATGATGAATTAAATACCATTTTAGAAAGAACCCTATTAATTAATCGAAAAAATTTAGATTCAAAAACAAACACCATAGAGATAACACGAAACCCATATGGTTTTATATCAACATTAGAAACAACACCAGGTGGTAAAATAATTAATAAAGGGGTTAAATTAGATTCTTTGAATAATATATCCGATCAAGAATTTTTAGAGATAATATCTACTAAATTATTAGAAAATAACTATACGTGTGAAGGCGAAATCTCTTTTAACCATTTTAATATTTTCCCAGATATGTTAAATACTAATTCTTCAAACCATTCCTATTTTAATTTAAGCAGTAATCTTAGAAATTTAAGTGAAGATAGTTTTAATAAACAATATATTGATTATAACGAAATGGGTGTTTTAAAGAGTTCTAAAATACTCTTTAAAAAGAAAATTGTTGGATTAGTTTCTTTTTTTAATGAAATAAGTGGTACAGATGAGCGGACTGGATCTAATTTATTTCCAGATATAAAACATACTCCAACTGAAGACACTGATGTTATTATGTCGGATTATCAGTTTTCACTTTATTGTAAAGCAAGAGATATAGAAAGAGAATTAGAAGAACTTTCGAAAAAAAAGGGGGCGTTTAATCAAGGAGGGGATGGACAATCGGTTGGAAGCACACCCAATTTATTTAGAGTTCTTTCTCGTCAATCTGGAATATTTGTTTTTCCACCCCATATAGAGCGTCCTCGACCAGCTGACTTTAAAATAAAACCAGCAAATGCCGAATTAAATGATATGGAAATTACTGGGGAAGAGTTAAAGGAATTATTAAGACAGCTTTGTAATACGGATCGTAACCCTGAATTAAATATAACTATAAATGAATTTATAGAAAAGGTGACTTCTAATACTAAACATGCTAATTATTTAAACGAAGAAATTTTTAGTAAAGTAACATTTCCGCCTGATAAAGAATCTTTGCACGATAAAATAGATTATATTTGTAAAAGTCATAAAGAATTGTTTGATGATTTTGATGAAGATTTTAGCGATGAAACAATGACATACCTTGGGGCAATTAATACATCGATCGCCAAATTAGAAGAGGAGCATTTAAAAGGACACCCGGAGATTGGTGAGGAGGAACGAGAAGGGGAGGGGATAGGAGATACCATGCTGTCAAGATATTCTTTAGAAGTATTGTCGCCAAAGTATCATAAAATTTTAATGAACATTGATAAAACACCTGGATTAGTCTTTTGTTATTCACAATTTAGAAACGCTGAAGGTGTGGGTCTTTTACTCAAAGTATTGTCTATTAATGGCTATTCGGAATTAAAAATAAATGAACGCGATTTATCAATTATTAAAAATACGGATTTATTGGTAGGAACAAAAGTTCGCTATACATTAGGGAAAAATGTTTGGAAAACATCCACCATTAACGAAATTATAGTTGATAAGTATTTATTAAATGGGGAAACAAACGAATTTACTAAAGACGAATTGTATAAATGCTATTATTCTTTGTGGACGGGGTCCGAATCCGTCGAACAGCGGGGGAAAGTATTAGAATTATATAATAATAATGACAATAATAGTTATGGCCAACAATGTTTAATATTATTAACAACATCATCTGGATCTGAAGGTATTTCACTAATGAATGTTAGACAGGTACATATTTTAGAACCTTATTGGAATAATGTCCGAATTAAGCAAGTTATTGGGAGGGCTCGGCGTATAAAATCCCATATTAACTTACCCAAAGATCAGCAAAATGTTAGTGTTTATAATTATGTTATAAAGTTTTCACGCGAACAACAAAATGGAAAATGGGGGGCTAATTTAAATATAGAAGAGTTAAAAAAAATAGATAAAGACGATTTACCTGAAAATATAAGCAATATTATTAATAAAGAAGATATAAGCACATCCGAATTAGTTAAGCTATTTGCTGGCGAACGAATCATTATGTCTCAAATAATAATGGATAAAGATTCAGGCAAGACATCAGACGAAGCATTGGCGGAAATAGCGGTTAAAAAATCAAGTATTTTAAATGAATTTTTAACGCTAATGCAAGAGGCTGCGGTGGATTGTAAATTTAATCGTTTGGAAAATATTAAATCTAATAATTCTTTGGCAGATTTAAATTGTTTTGATGTTATACCTGGTGGAGATGATGCTGACAATAACTATAATTATAATTTAACAAATACGTTGGAATATGAAAAAGGTATTTCGGCTGAGGAAAGTTTGGAAACAATAACCGAAAAAATAAAGATTATGAAACTAAGATTGAGTGGTAATAAATATTTACATTATATAGCATTTTTACCAAATAATATAGAAAATATAGAAGAATATTTAGAAACCGAGAATAAAACATTGGATATTTTCAACTATTATACATATTACAATTTAGATTATACAACCCATCTAAAATTATATAATAAAACAAAAATAGGTACAATATTTATAAAAGGAACTGAAGTATCGAGCGAATTTAATGAACACTTTATTAAAAAAATAAAATATTATTTATCAATCGAGCAAGTGGTAACTAAACAGGGCACGCTTCTACCACCTAAATCAGAAGTAGATAAAATTGATTGGAGCAGCACTATTAAAGTATTGCACAAAGAGTTTTTGGAAAAGACAAAATGGGAGTGTGTTGTTTGTGATAATGCTACATATTTAGGTAATATAACGATATGTCCTGAATGTAATATAGGGACACCCGATATGTATCAGACTATTAAAAGTCAAAAATCATTGTTGGAAATTCAACCTACGGCACAAACAACTAAACCAAAGGTTAAAGTTAGTAAGTTTGGGAAAAGGAAGTAAACTAACACCATTTTATATAACTTCTTCAACATTAACTTCTAATATTATAGAATGTTGCAAACTTTCATTTATAAGAGACCCTTTACAATTAATGGTTGTAAATGTCATATAGTTATTAGTTTCTTTATTTATTATTTTATTATTAATGGTAATAACATTATCACCTTGGTCCAAAACATACACACCATTTTCTAAATAATTTCGCAGTTCACTATTATCTATTAATTCATTATTATCATCATCATTTAATAAAGTCTTAATCTGTATTTTATCCCCTTTCATAAAATACCCTTTATCTGGATTACTATTTAATGTAATTTGGATTTTTGAACCATCACTTACCAAACTTTTAATTATTAAATTATCTTTAGCGTTGGAATAAATAGAACCATTTGGCCTTAAAAGCTTAATTGTTAAATTGGTAAGTTCGGTTAATGATTTTGGGTAAAATTCGGTTTTATCATTATCATCATTTTTATAATATAACCAGCCTCTTGTTAATGGCGATCGAGTCCCATCAGCATTTTCGTTGTATCTAAATTCTTTATCAAATATAGCTTTTGAAAATATAGTTTTTGTCAAAGGATTCGAACTGATTGTATTTGAATTTAATTCATCTATTGACAAAATAAGGTATGGATCCGCCTTGGCTCCTATTGGAATATCTTCAAAATATTCATCATAATTAGGAACTATTAATCGTTTTAGTTTTATAGAAACTACATTTCGAATTCTTCTATCAATACTAATACCATTGTATGATTTATCTGGGGAAAAGGTTAATCTATAATTATATCGGTCTTGGTAAGTGCTTGGTTCTATAATATTTTTTAACGGTTCGTCATCATCTTTATAAATTTTATCATACCAAGTCCTATCTACACTATTTATTAATAACGTTAATGTTTTTATTTTTTTTGGTATTTCAATTTGGGTTTTTATAAGTTTTGAATAATACTTATTTAAACTATTTTCTACATTATTAACAATCATTTGTGATAAAGAATCATGTTTAATTTCCATATCGTCGGAATGCGGTGGTTTACTTAATTGGTTGTTGATAGAATCTACATGCCCTTGATTAAATTGATTATGTATCGAATCCACATTTGATTGGGTTGCTTGCCCTTGATTAAATTGATTATGTATCGAATCCACATTTGATTGGGTTGCTTGTCCTTGATTAAATTGATTATGTATCGAATCCACATTTGATTGGGTTGCTTGTCCTTGATTAAATTGATTGTGTATCGAATCCATATTTGGTTGGTTCGATGGTCCTTGATTAAATTGATTGTGTATCGAATCCATATTTGGTTGGTTCGATGGTCCTTGATTAAATTGATTGTGTATAGAATCCACATTTGATTGGGTTGATGGTCCTTGATTAAATTGATTATGTATCGAATCCACATTTGATTGGGTTGCTTGTCCTTGATTAAATTGATCGTGTATCGATCCAGATTGTTCCTGTTTACCAAATTGATCGTGTATCGACCCAGATTGTTCCTGTTTACCAAATTGATCGTGTATCGATCCAGATTGTTCCTGTTTTTGGTCCTGATTAAACTGAGCGTTATCATCACCCGAATTCATTTCATTTACTATAGTACTATATTCGCTATTTCTTTCATTAGATATTTCTTCAAATTTCTTATTAATAGTGCTGTTATTATTCTCTATATTTTCTGTAAAAATAATATCATTTTTTGCTTGAATATTTATATTGTTTCTATCATTTTGTAAATTTTCAAACATTTTATTAATATCATTTGGATTATTGGTGGAAGAAGGTTCTGGTCGACTATCTACAACATTTTCTTTTTTATGTATGTTAGAGCGTTGGTTTTTTTGTATGTATTCGGAAAAGAGTGGGTATAACGTTTTTAACACCTGTTTAGTTAATTCGATTGATCCTTGTTGGTCACTAATTCTAGAAAAATTTATATTATACAAATGTTTCTGCTTATAAATTGATTTCATTATATTCAAGATTTCGTCACCAAACTTTGCCTCTTTTTGGATATCATATTCAAATTTAGCGTGTAATTTTCCTCTAACAATATTAAATATTAAATTATAATTATTTTTAGAAAAATATAATCTATCCATATATATTATATATAACAATAATTTTTTATATATATATAATTAACTACATATCCAATTACATTTTTAATTACATATCCAATTACAATTTCTCTGTAAATGTTTATTAATATTACACTTTAATGAACACTTTGATGAATATTTTACTGGTTTTATGTGTTTACAATCACGATAGAAGGAGATTTTTATTAAAAATAATAATAAAAAAATAAAGAATAGTTTATACATATATATTATATAAGTTTATTTATTCATCTAATTTTATATTTTGCTTTTTCCATATATTAAATCTTTCAACAAAATCATTTAATTTAACCAATGTTGTCTCTTTTTTATTATGTTCTTCTAAACTATCCAGTGTTAAGGGTGTTCTATTAAAAGGATCTGTTTTATCATGGATTAAATGATTTATAATCGTTTTTTTATCTATAATAATATTGGATTCGGGTAATACAGTCGGTTCATCTATTGGTGTATATAAAAGTGGGTCGCAAAATTCCAAAGGTATATCTATATTATATATTATTTGTTTATCTATAATAATATCCATACTTTTTAAAAGGATATTAAAATGGAGGTCTTCAAATTCATTTTTTAATATATAATTTGTGTTGAAATCATCCATTATAGTTTTAAATTCAGTATAATCTGAAACCGTATATACAATAGATTCTATAAATAGTGTATTATGGATATAAGCCGTGTATATTTGATATATTTTATGGTATAGATAATCCCAATTAAATCGGGATTCGTTTAATTTGGTATAGGTGTCATATTTAAAGGATTTAAGGGTATGTTTTGTAAACAGTTGTATTAACCAAAAATTAATAGTTGAAACGAGTTTATTAGAATTTATACCTTCTAATACAACTTCGGGTATTAATTGTATAAATAATTGTTGTAAATCTAACATATTAGTAAAATATTTACAATAATTATTTATATTAACCAGTTCGTAATATAAAATTTCTTCATTACGAATAACTTGGGTTTCTGAAAGACTTGTTGTATTATTTTTAATTGTTGTAATAGTATTAATAGAAAATACAATATCTTCAAAATAAACGCTTATATCGGATAAAAATATGCTGATTAGATGCGAAATGGAGGGGTTAATGAATTTAGTAGAATCTGTTTTACATTTAATCATAATTTTTATAATAACATTTTTTATATAATTTTTATCATAGTCTTCCATTTCTGTAAAGCCATCTACAGCTATATATATTTTTATAATTGTATTTACAAGACCTTTATCCATCATATAATTTAATGCTTCTGGAGTCAATGTATAGGTATAATCCAACATTTGCATTTTAAAGGAATAGTCAAAATCGCTAGATTCTAATTTAATTAACAACAAATCTAAAATAGAACTTATATTTACATAATTTATAGGAATAGTTGCTGAGATGTAGCCTAAAATTAATGCTATATTATTAATTGTTTTTAGGAAATCTTTACTATTTATAATATTATACTTGTATCCTAAAGATACGATTTCATTCATAATATATAAGGTATTTTTCATATAGTTTTCATTCAATATATTCTTAAAAGTATTGATTTTAGTTGAAATATCATTTATATTTATTTGTATAGATTTAATATAACTATTTTTTAAATTTATAGTTTGATTCCATCTTGTGGAAGATGATTCAATTTCTAATAAATCTTGTAAATTTTGTTTGGATTTATTAGAATAATTCATTTTAAAGATAGACGCTATTAAACTTATATCTATTAATGTAACAATGTAATCAAGAGTTAAATTTTTTGGGATGTTTCTCTGACATTCAAACATGGATTCAATTGTATTACCTGTTTGGCTTAATTTAAAAAGCTCTCCTTCTGGATGATATTTATAATAATGGACAGCGATTAAAAAGACCTTATTTAAGAAATGTAAGGATGTTAGATTTTGATTATTAATAATATAATATGTTTGTCGGTACAGTTTATTTTTGTCGAGCAATGAAGTAAACCAATCGACCGAATCAAATGTATCGAATAAATGTATTATTTCTATAATAGTATTAATATCCGAATCTAGCAATTCTATACGAGAATTGATAATTTTCCCAAAAAATGAGTGTTCGTGCTTTGTCCCAATCCAATAGTGTTCGAGTATTATATTTTTAAATGTATCCATTTTTAATAGATTCGTATATATATTTATAGTGGATACCGAATCTAAAGTATTTATTATATCAAGTAAGTTATCTATAAATTTGAAATAAAATTCAGAACCTTTTCCAGGTATAATAGTAGAATAATCCATATTTATTAAATGATAAATATATGGATCATTGTTTACTAATAATTTTATAAAGTAACAAATACTATCTAATTTAGAATTTTTAGAGTTACGGAAGCATGAATCGGATACATAAAGTAGTTCATATAAACTATAATCTCCCTCTTCTCTATATATTTCATGGAGATACTTAATACCATTAGTTTTAATTTTGGAAATAATAGTTAATCCACTATTTTCTGCCATTTAATTTAATAATTATTAAAATTAAATTAAAAGATTCAAATTTAATTTTAATAAATATTATATAATTTTGTAAACAATATCTTCACTTGCCCTAAATAACCAAAACATATAAAGTTTTATGTTATTTTTATTAGATTTATAGACATTATTATTAATATAGTCCCCTGACCAATTTAATAATTGCGTATATCCCTGTTGTTTAATTTTATGGTAATAAAGAATATTGGGTTTAGCACTATTTTTAAATGTTAAACTCGGTGTTAGTTTAATATCATATATATTTGTACTCCATACACCAATCTTTAATGTTTTTTCTTCTAAAAAATCATAATTTTGTATAGACAACCCCCCATCTATACATCTTTTATTATTAATTCTATTTATGTAGCGTCCGCAATAATAAGGAATATGCATACTAGCATGAATTGTATCTATAAGATCACGGTTACTTTTCCATTGGGATATAATAACAAATTTCCCGTGAAAGTTTGCCACCCCTACAAATAATTTACCAGAAACTTTTTTATAAGCATCTTTATAAACAAATCTTTTTAATAATTTGTCGTGGTAATATGATGCCTTCATAAATATTCCATATTTCTTTGCCAATTCTGAGACAATAATAAATTCCTTATCTAAATCTTCCCACGTATACCCCAATAAAATATATAGGGACATTACAGAACCTGACGACATTCCATAGTATGATTTTTGTTGTAATTCACTATACCCCCATCTTTCAACCATAGCTTTATAAACTCCTATATAATACCCCCCACCAAATCCAGCCGATCCAAACATAAAAGTATTTGGACATTTTATAAGCATTTTATATATATATATATATAATTAATCAAATGACACCAAAATTCTAATATTTTCTTTGGTTATTGTTCTACTCGCAGAAATGGATAATTCCTTTCTTTTACTAGTGTTGGAAACAATATTATTTTTATAACTTTCATTCATATCTTTTTCAACTACCTTTAGTGCTTTATTTATCGAATCAATAACATTATTACTTATTGCCCATTTAAAAAAATTTAGTTGTCCAACGGTCGTTACGACAAAGTCATCTTTACCATAAAAGAATTTTATACGTTCTCTTCTACAAAATGGATCAAATTGTTTTTTAGAATAGCCCTTAAGTTGTAATTTATAGTTTATATATACATTAAAATTAATATTGGCGGAATCTTTATTTAATAAATAGTTACAATTGTTTTTTTTTGAATAATTGGTAACATACCAATCAATAATTCTTAATGATAATTTAGATTTATTTTTAATGATATCTAATAATTTATTTAGATTTTGTTGGTCTGAATAAAATTCATTTAATGAATCCATTAAAATATCTTGTTTAACTGTCTTTGATAATACAGTTATAAATTCTAATTTTGCTTCCATTATTTATTTTTTTCTTAAATAAACTTTAAATAATTAACATAAATAATCAAATTTTTTGAAATAATTAAACGCATATTAGATATTATTAGATATCATCATAAATAATTTAAATTTGATTATTAAAATTTATTATTCCATACATAATAATATGGATCAATTTATCATTACAAATATTTCATTGCTTAATAAAAATAATGTTATTAAAATTAAAATTGGGAAAAAAATAGATGATACTATTTTCGATTATACATTATCTAAAAAAATAATAGATATTTTTATAGATAATTGTCGTAAAAAATCTATCCATTTTACAAAATCGGTAAATTCCACTATTTACAAATATTTAAATAATAGGGTAGAAGTAACTTCGGGTAAAGCAAATTATTATTTATATAAAACATTAGATTATTGTATGGTAGAAACTAAAAGAATAGGATTGGTATTAACAACAAATAATATTGTTAATACCAATATTCAATCGATTCATAAATATAATAGCATAAGTTATGAGGAAGAATATATATCTAACATTAATAATCTTTTTACGATCACTATTAATAATAATGTAGAATTAGATAATTATAATCGGGTTAAAGGTAATAACTATTATACTATTTCTATCATTATTAAAAAACCGAATAATCATAGTAAAATTATTAATAAAATAGAAGAAATTATCACATTAATTCCGACAACAATTTAACAGCGTATTACAACCTTTCTTTAGCCCCATATTTACACTTCTACTTACATCAATGACATTTTCTAAAATGGCTTCTCCAGTTGAATCAAATATTGTAATAATAGTAGTTTTAATTTGTGTATTTTTTACTTCCGAATTAATCGTAACTCTAATTAATTCTAATACAATTAATTTTTTATCTCCTCCAGTAAGGGGTTTTTTATTTATTTTAACTTTTTCTATTACTTTAATACAAAAACATATTAAGTTAAACAAGTGTTGTGTAATACTTGATGCATCTAAATTATTTGTCGATATGGTGTTGATTATGTCTGTTAAATTTTCTCTAAATTTGTTGTAGAGTTGTAATACTACTGATTTTTGTTGTTTTGTTAAATCGCTTGATTCAATTGTTATTTCAGCCTCATTTATTTCAATATTTTCACACATATATATTATAATATATTATTTTATTTAAATAATAATAATAAAATAATAAAATAATAAATTAATGATTATTATAACGCTGTATAAATGATAATTAAAATATTATTTATATAATAATGAATAATTATATAAATAATATTATTTTATATTTTTTAGTAATAATTATTTTACATCTTTTAATTAAAATATATTTACTAGAATCTATAACTGAAGAGTTTATCCAGCCCACTCAACCTACACTGAATAATTATATCGATGAAAATAGTTTTATTAATAATTATGATAATAATGCTAAAAATGAATTATTAGGATATTTAGATAATGACCTGACATCAAACAGTCTTCCTATAGATAATACAAATGATCCGACAAACACTTTTTCCATAGATAACACCAAAAATGAATTATTAGGATATTTAGATAATAATGATAGGGGAATATCAATGGATAAATACACTTTTGATGAAGTTCCTACACTTAGCCATAATGAAATTAAACGGACAAAAAATAAAGCATTTGGTGGAGTTCCAACACTTAGCGATAATAAAGCATTTGGCGGAGTTCCAACACTTAGTGATAATAAAATTAAAGAATTTCCAACACTTAGTGATAATAAAATTAATGCTTTTGATGGACCAGGTGAAATTAAAGCATTTGATGAATCCAATAATATGTATTATACATTTAATTAGATTTAGTATTTTTTTCAACTGTGAGTATTAAATTATCCAGTATAAACCTTTCGGCTGTTTCTATAACATTTGTAGAATCTCCGGCATTATAAAAATCGATAAAAGCTATATCTTTTATACACCCAGTTCGTTTATCTGTTAAAATATTAATTCTTTTAATAGCCCCGTATCTACTAAAGATAGAATGTAACCTATCTTCCAAGACATCTTTTAATGAATCGGTTGGAAAATTTTTAACAATTAATGAACTGTTTGTATTTTTCTGAGCACTTGTAATATTATTTAATGATGGTTTATAAAACCCCGTATTTTTACTTGGTTTAGGTTCTAAAACAGTCAGTTTAGGTTTATATACCCCCCCAGACATAGCCTTTTTCTCTGGTTTAATAATATCTTCTAACTTATTAGAAGAGGATATAAATACAGGATCGCATATAGTAGTTGTCTCTTTATTATTTAATGCTGCTCCATAGGGGGTCCAATGTAAATAACGATCTAATACGCCTCTCGAAGCTCGTAATTTTTTAGTTAATATGGTTCTAATGATAGGATTTTCGATAGAATCGGGATTTGTATATGTATATACATCTGTTTTAATTGACACTACATGAGGATATTTTGTTCTCCTAATAAAATCATCTGGCTCAAAATCGACAATGTCAATATCTGTCCCAAATGTTTCAGTGAGTTTTGTTAATAGATCGAAATTATAAGTTGACATTTAATATATTTAAAATATATTAAATTTTAATCAAATATATTTTTTAATCAAATAAATTTGATTAAAAAATATATATTTGGCAAATTTTAAATGGATCTTTCTGAAATAGATTTTTGTAATGGTGTGGGTTATAATATTAAAAATATACGTTCTAAATCAAGCCTCTTAGAATCTATCTATAAAAAATTTAATATAACTTTAAAAAATAATTATATACAGTACTCTAATAGAGAACTTGATAAACTTAAAAAAAATAATTATCTAATGTCCGTTCAAACAAGTGGACAATCTTATTTCCTATATTTAACAAAAATACATAATAAAAATTATTCATTGTTTATTGATAAAAAGGTAGCTAAAGACCATACATTACCTAAAATTATAGTTGTTAATTATAGATTTAATGAGTCACTTTATAATAACACTATTTTTAATGGGGAATTAGTTAAACTATTTAATAATAAATGGGAATTTATCATTAATGATATTATAGTTTATAATGATAAAATTTATAATAAGCATTTTTATGAAAAACTAACCTTAATACACGATGTATTAGAAAATAAATATATTTGTGATTCGAATTTAGAAATTTTATCATTAAAAGTTAAACGCTATTTTAACCCAGATCAATTTAATATGTTAATAAATACATTTATAAATAAATGTAATTATAAAATTACTGGGTTACTATTTACACCGTTAAATAATAGTCCTACAATAATGTTTAATTTTACACAACAAAAAGTATACAATACAACTATAAAATTTTTAACAGATTCTAATTCATATTTAGAATCTATTAAATATGAACAAAAATTATTAGAAGAATCTAATAATGAAATCTTATTATCCGATATTAAGGATGATGATCAAATATTATTAGACTTATTGGAAAATATAAATCAAGCTCCTATTATTATAAATAATAAATCGTTCGTTTTTGACATTAAAAAGACCGATTTACCCAACATTTTTATACTATATTGTAATAAAAATAATATAAAAATTAAACATTCTATTGCCAGAATAGATACATTAGAGTGTTTATATTTAGTTATGTCGGCTTTTAAAAAAAATGCGTGTGTTAAATGTATCTATTCGCCAGAATATAATAAATGGATTCCGATTGAAATATCTAATAAGAAAGATTTAGATGAATATAGCGTTATTCAAAATTATAAAGATACATTATAAATATTATTAAACCAACACTACATATAGTTTTTGGATGTTTATTAAGATTATTATCAAATAGATTATTAAATTATCAAATAGATTATTAAAATTATCAAATAGATTATTAAAATTATCAAATAGATTATTAAAATTATCAAATAGATTATTAAAATTATCAAATAGATTATTAAAATTATCAAATAAATTTGATAATGTTGATATATAAAATATTTATTAAGTAAAAATGTCATATTCAAAGAAGATTATTGGGATGCCTCCTTCTCTCCAAACGATTATAAACAAAGAAGCCTTAAAATCTAACTGTGTTCATAAATTAGGAGCTGTTATTACCAAAGGTAGGAATAAAGTTATTTGTAGAGGATATAATGATAATATGCGAACGAGTTTTTTGGATATGATTGTCCAGTGTCAACACGCCGAAATGAGTGTTGCCACTGAATTTATTAATTCATATGTTAATCCTAATCATTTAAAAGTATATTTTGAAAAATTCTAAACAAAAATCTAGAAAATATAAATTTAAATATAATTTGTCTAAATTTATAATCTGGGTTGTAAGACTCCCTAAAGATAAAAAATTAAAGGAAACAGGGATTTTTAAAGATGCTAAACCTTGTTCCAAATGTTGCACAAGTCTGTATGAACTTGGGTTTAGAAAAATTGCTTTTTCTACTGAAAATAATGAAATAGAACTGATTGATTTAAGAACATATAGAAATACTCATCTAAGCAATGCCCAAAAAATAACCGAAAAGTATTGTAGATATTAATAATTGTAATTAAATAGTAATTAATTTATTAGATAAAGCATTAATAGATTTCCCAGCGGGGGCGTTAATTAACCAACTATAATGATTATTATCTCTGTATACTATTTGTCTAAAATGATTTATACCAAATACAGAACCCATTAATATTAGAGCCATACCGCTTATGTTTTGTTTTTTTGTATTCGTTTTATCTATCCCATCGCTTCCAATTTTGACTATTACAGATGCTACAGGTAATGATATATAACTAGTAAATATGGGGTATTCTTTTATAACTCTATTGTAGGGTTTAAAAGGCCAGGTCTTATATTTATAGTCACTTATTAGATGTACGCCTCCTATCACTAGGGATATATTTCGAGGCGTATCTGAATTAACATTTTTACCAAGTTTACTTAATACTGGTAATAAACCAAAATAAAACAGTTTATTAAATGTTGTATTATTATTTATTATTTCCCTAATACCCATTACTATACTATAATAAATAAATTTGATATTATATTTAAAATTAATCCAATTGTAAATATGCCAAAAAAAATTAAAAATATATTGTCAAATAGGGGATTTGCTATAATTAAAATAGAGTATGGGTTTCGAGATATAAACAGAACTAAAAAAGAGTTAACTGTCCTACCATACATAAATGATAGTTTTGGAGGGAAGGCCAAAAGTTTTCCAATATATTTAGAAAGTGATAAGAAATTATATTTACCCAAATATTATGGATTTGAAAATTTCGGAGACCCAGACCAAATTAAAAATCTGTCAGATGGATTAGATATTGATATAGAATTTAAAGGAACTCTTAGAGATAAACAATTACCATCTGTTGATAAATTTCTAGCATCGTGTGAAAAAGGAAATTATACATCTAAATCAAATGGTGGTATAATTTCATTGCCTTGTGGTTATGGAAAAACGATTATAGCATTATATATTATATCAAAATTAAAAAAAAAGAGTTTAATTATAGTTCATAAAGAATTTTTAATTAATCAATGGATAGAAAGAATACAGGAATTTTTACCTGATGCGCGGATTGGTATTATACAGGCAGCAAAAATAGACATCAAAAATAAGGATATTGTGATTGGAATGTTACAGAGTATTTCTATGAAAGAATATGAATCGACTGCATTTAATGATTTTGGATTTACTATTATAGATGAAGTTCATCATATAGCAGCTGAAGTTTTTTCAAGATCTCTTCCAAAAATAAATAGTAAATATAGTTTAGGGTTATCAGCAACACCTAAACGAAAAGATGGTTTATCTAAAGTATTTCATTGGTTTTTAGGACCAATGATTTATGAAATAAAAATGAGAGATGATTATCCTGTAGATGTTAATATAGCTATATATAATAGTAATGATCCTATTTATAATCGTACCGAGGTAACATATAATGGTAAAATGTGCATGCCTCGCATGATAAATAATATTACCGAATATTCGAGGAGAATAGAATTAATTATAATTATTGTAAAAAAATTAATGCTGTTAAATAAAAAAATTCTTATTTTAAGTGATAGACGGAATCATTTAACTGCTATTTACGAATTAATTAAAAATACTATTACCGAATCTGTTGGTTATTATGTGGGTGGTATGAAACAGAAAGATTTAAAATTAAGTGAATCAAAGCAGATATTATTAGGTACATATACGATGAGTAGTGAGGGGATGGATATTCCCGATTTAGACGCTGTAATATTTGCTTCGCCCAAATCAGACATAATACAATCATTGGGTAGAATTCTTAGAAAAAAACATATTAATTCTCCTATAGTATGGGATATAGTAGATAATTTTTCCCCATTTATTAATCAATATAATAAACGCAGGGCATATTATAGGAAAATGAAATACCCTATCCAACTCTATACTGTAAACGATTCGGCAGATTTACCGACCAATAATTTAATAACTGAGTTAGAGAATCCACCTAAATTGGACAATGCTTCTAAAAAAGTCTCTAAACTATTAAATCTAACTTTTGTAAATGATTAATGTATTCGTATAAATTTTATTTAAATAATATTATTATTTATTAATAATGGCAAATAATATTAGTTATCATATTAACAAAATTAACAAAGATATGAAAATCTTAGATAATAGAATTACTAATATAGATCATCCATCTATAAAAACATTAGATATGGATGTATCAGACAAATTAGATGAATTTAAAAGATCTTATGATGTTGAATTAAATGCTAAATTAAAACACCTGCAAGAAAATATAGATCAAAAATCGTTGAATAAAATAGTTGAACAAAATAATGAAATTAATAGGCAAAAAAATCAAATTACTGAGTTAGAAACTAAAATTGAAATGTTGGATTTAACATTTACAGAAAAAATAGCTCCGGTTGAAAAAAAACTTGAAGATTATTCATTAAAATCAGAAAATGACATTTCCCCTAATTTAAAATCAATAATATCTGTTTTAGAAAATGATTTAGACAATGTTAATGATATGTTGTTATTGCAACAAAAGGAAAATAATGAAATAAAACTTAAAACGTATGAGAACTCTAATACATTAAAAACAATGCAGGGACAATTTAAACGATTTATTGTATTATTAGAAGAAGACATAGATGAAGAAGTGGACAATCTGGTAAAAAGGTTGAAAGAAGAAGAAAATAATTCAATATTATTCAAAGAACAATTAAAACATATAGATATTTTAAAGTCTCAACAAGAAGATTTTAATAGTAAATTTAAAACTATAATAAATGATAAATCCAATGAACCTAATTATCAAAACGATATAGATATTTTAAAGTCTCAACAAGAAGATTTTAATAGTAAATTTAAAACTATAATAAATGATAAATCCAATGAACCTAATTATCAAAACGATATAGATATTTTAAAGTCTCAACAAGAAGATTTTAATAGTAAATTTAAAACTATAATAAATGATAAATCCAATGAAACTAAGCATCAAAACCAATATAATATTCTTAAAAAAGAATTAGAAAATAATTCTATATTATTCAAAGAACAGTTGCAACATATAGATATTTTAAAGTCTCAACAAGAAGATTTTAATAGTAAATTTAAAACTATATATAAATTAGTTAATAATTATTCAGATAAAGAAACGGTTGCTAAGACCTTGGAAACTCTAGAAGAGGTAGAGCCTGGCGAGGAAACTGTAAAAGAGGTAGAGCCTGGTGAGGAAACTGTAAAAGAGGTAGAGCCTGGTGAGGAAACTGTAAAAGAGGTAGAGCCTGGTGAGGAAACTGTCGATGAAGTAGAAACTAATTAAATATATTTAATTCATTTAATTATTTTTAGTTGTACCTAATAATGTATCCATATATAATCCAGTACCATAATTAACATTAAAAAATATATGATGATTAAGATGGTTATTATCCCTAAATGATGAATGAGCATTTAAAACAGTAGAAGATACAATAAATATATTCCATATTATAATTGTATATAAATGACTGTTAAATAAAAATATGGGTAAATATAGTGGGAAAATATTACCAAAACATAAATCAAACCAATGTAAATATAATGCCTCCATACCCACTGGATATTTAAATTCGTGATGTTTTTTATGCGACCATTTATAAATTAGTTTATTGTGTAATAAAAAGTGACAAATATAGAAGAAAAAATCTAAACTTAGCGAGGCGAATAAAAATGGAATAATACAATTATATATACTAAATGTTTCGTAGGCTGTTTCAGTAATATAATAATATTCCGAAAAATTGACTACAATTGGAAGAACAACAAATGCATTAAATAAAATAGTTGGAAAAATTGTTTTATATTGATAAATAAGTTCATTTCTAGAGATGAACTTATTTTTAAATTTTTTACCCTTAATAATAAATAAATCAAATATTAAACATATTATTCCAGTAAAAAAAAAGGTAAAAAGAAATGACAAATACAAAAGCATAATATATATACAGAATTTATTTTTATATATTTTATTTTAAAAAATACTATATTAAAAAATGTATAAAAGAAGGGAATTGAAGAAGTTCGCAGTTCTAGTAATTATATGACGAAATAACCAGTTCTTCTTTAGAGGTAATTTTAATATTTAGTAGACTTTTTGTGTTAAATTTTATTGGATATAATTTATTAAATTATATCCAATAATAAGAGTAAAAATCTACATAATGTGTAGATTTTTAATTTATTTTACAACTTGGGGTATTATTATTATTTAAGAATACAATCTTGTTCAAGAGTGTCCCAAAGTAAATTTTTATTTAATAACTTCGCTCCAGTATTAATATTATTTTCTAAAGTATCAAAATTATCACTTATTTGGTTAAAAAAAAATTTAGAATTTATGCATTTCCAAATATTATGCATATTTTGAGGTGTAACTATAAGTGCGGTATTTTTCAGCCCTACCAAATGTCCAGCCATTAATGTATCCATCCAGTGATTATTTGATCTCAAACATTCATTATATCCAAAAAAAACATATCTTTTAATATCTTTGTTTAGTTCATTTTCTTCAATATGTTTACGAATATCTATTACTTCTACATTAGATGGAAATAATCTTGTTCGAATTGTTTTATTAAATAAAACAGCTTTATTTTTATTAAATGTTTGTGGACTAAAAGCTAAACAAATTATTTTTTTATTCTCACGCAAAGTTTGTAATACCCCCATCTTCTTGATCTACCAATATACCCTCTACTTCTACTTGTTTTTTTTCGACATACTTTGATGATAAATATAGAGCAGCATATCCCCCCATAGATGTTCCTTGATAAATAATTTTTTTAATATGTTTATATTTAGCTGTATATTCAGAAATAATCGTATTAATTTTTTCGGTAGAATCTTTGTACCAACTATTTTTATAATCAAAAAAATATAGTAAATTACATGAATAACTTGTCGATCTTCTTATTTGTGCCCATATATTTGCAGTATTGACTGCTAAACTAATAAATAATGTATCATTTAACGGAGTCGTATCTAAATGTCTAAGACCATATTTAACATCATTGTTTGATTTATAAACAAAACCTGTTTATTTAGTAGTTGTATATAAGCACTATTTTTACATAAATCAAAACTTTTTCCATAAGAGTTCGCCTCCATTTTAATCTGTGCAATATCTATACAATAATCTAAATGTTCTGATTTATGGGTAAAAAATTTCCCACTATATATGCTTATATTTTGATCACAGCAGGTAAAAGGATGATCCTTATTAGTTATACCTATAAAATTATGTTCTATTTTATCTGAATCTTCAGCATTAATTTCTAAAATTTCAACATTTTCGTCATTTAAAAATAAATCTTCAAATATAACTATTTTTAAATTAGTGTATAATTTAAAAGCTTTTTATATATTTTGAAACTAGAGGGTATTACACCTTTGAACATTTAAAACGCCGACTTTATATCAGGATATATTTGTAATACATATTGGTTATTAACTATTTTTTCTATTTGAACTTCATTTAAATCAATTTTTGAAATATCATTATTTGATATAAATGGTTTGTTAATCTGCCAAGTTCTATAAAGTTCGTGATCCTTATTTTTAGGTTTTTTATCAACTAATTTTACACCATTAATTATAACATTAGTATATTTACTATTATCAAATATACTATAATCATATTGAAAACCTATATCATTCAATATTTTTTTTAATTCTTCATAATTATTTTCAAATAAATCTTCATATTTTATAGTATATATATTTTTTTCAGGATTATTTTTGTATTTAATAAATTTTGTTAAAGTGTTTATATAACAATCAAAATTATGATTATTTGGGATGCGATAGTTAAATCGTTTATTCAATGATGAAAAAACAAATAATGGATTACGAATAATAAATATTTTTATATAATCTTTATATTTTTTATCAAAAAAATCATCATACGTAAATGGGAACTTACCTAATATAAATTTTTTGTCTGATTTTTTAGTAATGACTTGAATTTCATTATAAATTTCTTCCACATCTTCTATGTGTCCGATTATTGATTTTAAAATACTTGTTCCACAATGAGGAAATCCACAAATTAAAATTTTTTGAGAAGTATTCATATATAATGCCTATCCATAAAAGTAGTGATTATAAATTATCAGTCGGCGTTTTAAATGTTCAAAGGTGTAAAACATTTTCTAAAGAATTACAATCATAAAAAGCACCTCTCCTATTGTTTCTAAATCGATTGCCGTAGTCATATCTATTTCTGTTAAATTTCTACAATGTGAAAATCCTTCAACATCTATACTTGTTACACCTGGGCCTATTATCAAATTTTTTATATCATAATATGAATATTGTTTATTTTCAACATTTTTGGTAATTTCTAATACCTTTTTTTAGCTCTTTTAATTTTATGTGGTAAAAATTAAGTATTTACAGTTGTTACTAATTTTTGACAATTATATCCTCCTCTTTTATTTATATAATATACTAATTTTGGACAATTATATCCTCCCCTTTTATTTATATAATATACTATTATAAAATAATATTTTTCAAATATTCTAAATTCTTTTGACCACATCTATCTATTTGATGTATAATACAATATTTTTCACTATTAGAGTTTATTAAATAACCATTATTATCCCTAGATATCTTGTTAAAATTCACATTATCTAATGTTAAAATTTTACCAAATTCTTGATTTTTAATAATACATTTATCTGTGTTTTTATAACAATAATCAATATATATACCTTGACCAACTACTCTAGGAATTCTGTGTAAATTTCCTTTTTTATTAATACTCATGTAATAATTTAAATATTCCATTATTGTATTATATTCCGAAATTATAGTTCCACAGCAAATGACATTTTTATCTTTATATTTTTTATATAAATTTTTAGTAACAGTTTTCTTAGATAAAAATGATTTATGTTCCAATATATATTCTAATCTTATTAACCATCTTAGATTACAACTTCCCCCTCCCGGATCAGAAAGTATGTTATTTTCAAGAGAACAGTATAATTTATTATTGCTTATAATTTCAAATGGATTTGACTGAAAGATAATATCATTCATATCTGCTATTAATATTCTTGAAAATACATTTTTTTTTAAAAATTTTTGAATAATAAAAAATCTATCATCATGATGTATTTCTATAAAATTATAATATAATATGTTGGAATTATTTTCTTTCAAATAATTTTCTAACATGATACTTTTATTTTTTATTGAACATAAAACAATTACTGTACAATTTTTATTAAATTTTCTTAATGAATCAATAAATATTTTTATTCCTCCTTTAGAACTAATAAGTTCGCAATTATTATAATTATATGACGAAATAACCACTTCTTCTTTAGAAGTAATTTTAATATTTAGTTGACTTTTTTTATCGAATTTTATTTTATTAAATGTAATCAGAGATTTAACAATATTTTTCATTATAATATAATACTTTAAAATATTTCTTTTAAATTTATATGTTGTATAAATCCGTCATATTATCTTTGTTACAATTGGACCTATTTTTAATTTAATATATCATAGTATTACTATTCGTTACATTTGACATTATCTATAATTTTGTTGTACATTTTTATAATATACTATTATAAAATAATTTATTCAAATTACATTAATAATTTTACCATTATTAATTATTTCCAATATTTCTACTCTATCACTATTGTTATTTTTGCTCCCAAAGGCACTAGACATACCCACATCTGCCATCCATAATTTATTATTACATCCACTCGTAATATGTTTTTGAGGTGTATGTCCAACAACCATACCACCTGTTTTCCCTATATTTAAAATATTTAATGTTTTGTTAAGTATTTTACACTTTTCTGGATTGGTATCTATTGTATAATATCTATTCCAAAATAAACTATTTTGATTAAACATTAGATCATATATTTCCGGTCCAATATTGTTCATATTGGTTTTTCCTAAAAGAATATCACGAACAATCTTATTAATATTACCTAAAGTGAAATTTTCAATGTGTTCTGGTAATAATCCAGCGTGAACAAAAATCCAATCTCCTATTTTCATAATTCCATTTGTATTACACGCTAATTTTACCGCCAATGCTCCGCCTGGTTTGAATAATTCTTTACGCTGTTCATATCCACCAAATCCATCTATATGTAAAGGTGATACATACCGAAAATCCCCCATAATATTCATAAGTTCATGGTTACCAATTAAACTATAAACACCTCCACCATTTGCTAAAGCCTGGAAATGTAAATTATGTAGAAACTCTATTATTTTTAATTCTTCAACACTGTCATTTGTGTGATCGACCGAAATACTTCCTCGACCACCCTTATCAAGTTGATCCCCTAACTGTATAACAATTGTAGCACCACCTATCCATTCACTGTTTTTATTTATAACTTTTGCTTTATATAATGCATGTAATAGTGTATGGAAATCCCCGTGTATATCACCAACTGCAATTATTCTACTATTGTTTTTATCTATTTTAATTTCTGTTGGCGGACTGTTACTACAGGATAATTTGGGTTTACTATTAATATAATATTGGGGGTCTTTAAATATAGATGCTCTAACATTAAAAATCATTCTTTAAATATACAATAATATTAGATTTTTTTATAATAAAAAAAATAATTAATTTTATCCTTATAATTTAACACATCCAATTAATTTAAGACGCGGTAGAAAACCATTTAGACCCCTGTTCCAACAGATAATCAGTATTATCCTTCGATGTAAACCAGCAATTACTTGTAGTATTCCAGTAAATAGGCTTCTTAACCCCCATATCACTTTCAAACTCATAAGCATAGTCGTCAGATGGAACTACTTTGAGACCTTCTTTGTATAGTTTTAGGTATGTATCTTTAAAATACATTTTTCCTTTTTCTACTTCTTTAGGAGAAGGAGAAGAGGCAGAAGAAAACCATTTAGATCCTTGTTCCAAGAGATAATCGGTATTATCCTTCGACGTAAACCAACAATTACTTGTAGTGTTCCAGTAAATAGGCTTCTCAACCCCCATATCACTTTCAAACTCATAAGCATAGTCTTTAGATGGAACTACTTTGAGACCTTCTTTGTATAGTTTTAGGTATGTATCTTTAAAATACATTTTTCCTTTTTCTACTTCTTTAGGAGAAGGAGAGGGAGAAGGAGAAGACCATTTAGATCCTTTGTCCAACAGATAATCAGTATTATCAATAGATGTAAACCAACAATTACTTGTGGTATTCCAGTAAATAGGCTTCTCAACCCCCATATCACTTTCAAACTCATAAGCATAGTCTTTAGATGGAACTACTTTGAGACCTTCTTTGTATAGTTTTAGGTATGTATTTTTAAAATACATTTGTACTTTTTCTACTTGTTTAGGAGAGGGAGAGGGAGGAGGACAAGGAGAAGACCATTTAGACCCTTTGTCCAACAGATAATCAGTATTATCAATAGATGTGAACCAGCAATTACGACTAGTGTTCCAATAAATAGGTTTAGTTAGGGTGTATACAGAAACTTTAGATTTAGAATTTTTAGATGGAATAATTTGAAGTCCATTTTTATAGAGTTTCATAAGAGTATTTTTAAAGATAGTTGAAGTTGAAGTTGAAGTTGAAGAAGTTGATTTAGAGTATGACATTTTATATCAATACACTTTAAAGTATATTACGAATCAAATTTTAATTTTAATTATACTTATAATCAAAATTAATATCTTACAATATCATATAATGGTTAGTCAGGTCGAAAATGTTGTTAATGATTTGTTAAAAAATACAGAATCTATTTTAAACAGAGGTTTAGAAAATAAATATATCAGTTTAACACTTAAAATACTGTTGGGATTATATGCGGCTTTGGTTGCTCCAAAGTTATCACCAACATTAGCCAATTTAATAGATAATACATTTGTTAGAATAATATTTGCATTTGTAATTGTTTTTATGGCAACCAGAGATCCAGGATTGGCATTATTAATATCAGTAGCATTTATAATAACCCTCCAAACCGCGAATAGACTTAGATTATATAATACCTCATTAAGTAAATCGTTACCTAATCAAACATCTTGGCTCCCAAGTGCTAAAAATACCGAACAAGAAGATGCCACAAAGAATGAAGAACAGAGAGAAAGAGAAGAAGAAGGTGACGAACCCAGTCATAATTTATCTATAATAGAAAATTTAGAAGGAGCAAATATTGTCGACACATTGGAGGGAAGTCCATTAGATACCGAATTTACAACTGCCGATCAATTCAATAATGCCCAAAATAATGAAGTAACTGGGGCTGACCAAGATTCGTGTATAAAAACATTTGAAAATCAACATTGCATTCAAGGCTTAGAACAAAATTCGCCAAACGGATTTAATTAAAAGTATAATTTTCATAGCTTGTTTCTAAATCTTCGACAGAGGTTATTGTTTCTAATTTAATAGTTCTAATTTTTTTATAAATATTATTTCTAGATGTATTAATTATAAAAGAATCTGACAGTTTTAAATCTTCGACAATAAGACATTCCATAAGAAAATTAATAAAATCAGAATTCATTTATAAGTAATATAAGAATTTAATATAAAATTTGAAATAATTAAATAAATTAATAATAAATCTAATTAAATATGTCAAAATTGGTAATTGTAGAATCTTCAGCAAAATGTAAAACAATCCAAAGTTATTTAGGTAATGATTATATAGTTAAAGCATGTATGGGACACAGTGTAAATATAGATACTAAATTAGGATTAAAGGCAATTGACACTGATAATAATTATAAAATTAAATATAAAATAATTCCAGAAAAGAAAAAATATTTAACAGAATTAATTAAATTATCTAAGAAATGTTCGGAAGTTATAATTGCTTCTGATTCAGATAAAGAAGGGGAGGCCATTGGATATCATTTAATTAAAGAATTAAAATTAAATATTAAAAGCGCCAAAAGAATAGTGTTTAATGAAATTACTAAAACAGCTATTCAATATGCGATTCAAAATCCAAAATCGATAGATATGGATATGGTTAAATCTCAGCAAACACGTCAAGCATTAGATTTTTTAATCGGATTTAACATATCTCCATTACTATGGAAATATGTTAAAAATAAAACATCTGCTGGAAGGTGTCAGTCAACAGCCTTACATTTAATAAATACTAGGAATAAATCTATAAAAGACTCTAAGAATAATTTGTATTGTAATCTTGAAGGAATATTTAAATATCAAAAATGTGTCTTCGATGCCAAAACAAATGAAACCTATACAAAAATCGAAGATGCGCACATAATATTAGAACAATTCAAAAATGCCACATTTAAAATACAATCTATAAAAGAATCTATATCTAAAAATGCTCCCCCAGCCCCCTACATCACTACAACTATACAACAAGATGCTAGTTCTTATTTAAATTTACCCCCCAAAACAACCATGAGTTATTTGCAAAAAATGTATGAAAGGGGCGTGATTACTTATATGAGAACCGATTCAAAAGTTATAAGCGACACATTTAGTAAAACAATCGAAGCCTATATTTTAAAAACGCACGATAAAAAATTCTATAAAAATAGATTATATAAAAATAATTCGAAAAATGTTCAGGAAGCACACGAATGTATACGACCAGTAGATATTGAACTTACTGAACTAGATTCTGAGTCTGTTGAAAATAAATTATATTCTTTAATTTGGAAACGCACGGTAGCATCCCAAATGCAAGAACTGCAAACAAAAATACATAAGATTTTAATAGAAAATGACAAAAATAAAATTCTGTTTGAATCTAATTTAGAAAAACCTATATTTTTAGGTTATAAAATCCTGTACAATCATAAGACAACAGATGATTCAAAAACTATAGATTCTGTTAAAAAAGGCGCTGTTGTAAATTATTCTATTATTAAATCGAATGAAAAATATAATAAATCCGTTCTTAGATACAATGAAGCCAGTCTAATTAAAGATCTCGAGAGTAAAGGTATTGGTAGACCCTCCACATATTCCAACATCATCGATACCTTATTTAAGCGTGAATATATTAAAAAAGATTCTAATAATGGGGAAGTTAAACAATTAAAAATAATGGCTTTAGAAAATGGGGCGATCCTTTCCAGTGTTAAAGAAACAATTATTAATAAAGAAACTAATAAAATATTTATCAGCGAACTAGGAGAAATTGTGGATGAGTTTTTACATAAACATTTTGATAATGTTATTGGAATCGATTTTACGGCTAATTTAGAAACACATTTAGATGAGATTTCGGAGGGTACCAAAAATAATATTGATGTTATTGATATGGTTTATAGAACATTTATTCCGAAAGTGAATGAACTATCTTCTCCTTCCTCGTCGGACAATAAAACGACCACTTGGGAAAATAATACTATAAAGAAAACATTATTAGGAACAGACCCAATCACGAATAAATCGGTTTATGTATATAAGGGAAAATATGGACCTGTTATACAAGAAGGGGATGATTCTATTAAATATTATAGCATACCCAAATCTAAGAATATTTCTACGATAACTTTAGAAGAATGTATTGAATTAATGGCATTTCCCAAGGTGTTAGAACCTTATAAAGACAAGCCTGTTGAAATATGTTATAGTTCATATGGTTATTATATACATTATGATTCCAAAAAGATTTCGATTAAAGAAGATTCTATTAATATATCCGAAATTGATCGAAATGTTATTATAGAACTTATTAATAAAGACGGTAAAAAAATTATTAAAACATTATCAGAAACGATTAAAATAATGGATGGACCGTATGGGCCGTATTTAATGAAAATTAATAAAAAAAAAAATAAAATTGTTGCTATTCCTAAAAACAGATTAAAAGATATAGATACATTAACTATTGCTGAATGTATTAAATTATTAAGTAAGTAAATCTTATTATAGTATTTTAAAATAATCTAAAACTCTGTATACCCAATTATAATAATAACCTTCTTCTCTGTAGGTAATGTATAAGAATCCATCATTATTTTTATATTTATCATACAATTCTAAAATAGATAGTGATGCGCTTGGTATTAAACCATTAACATAAATAGATAATTCTGTTTCTGATTTTACCTTAATTTGTTTTTTTATAATAAATAATAATTGTTTAGTGCTTAAATCTTCCGATATCAAATATTTGGATTTATTAATATGTGGTAATTTAGATACGATATGTTTTGAAATTATTATGGGAACTTTCCCAGGGTATTTTTTTTTTATTCGGATAGATTCTGATAACCGTTCGTTAAAGTTAATATTTTTAAATGTGTAAGACATAATAATTTAATTTGATTATATTATTATTATATTTTATTCTATAATATAAAATGACATCAATAGATAAAGTAAATGTTTTACTCATTAGAACTGATACATCAATAATTAATTCGAAAGTATCTAAAGACCTGGATATAGATAATTTAAATATTGATAAAATTTCTAATTTATTCAAAGTTGTAGGTAAAGGGTCTATAAAACGATTTTGTGATTGGAAATTAGATAAATTTACAATATCTATATATGGGTGGAAAGATGGAAATGCTGGACAAGAAAATAAAACAGAATTACCACCCCCAGAAGATAGTGATTTATATTTTGGCGATATTTTAGTTATTAAAAGTAATGGTAAAGATATTAAAAATATTACATTAAGCGATTATCATAATTTTATCGAAGAATCAAATGGGGGATTTGAGGATATTGGGTCTGAAGATACTGAAACGGATTCTGATGATGATAATGAGTATGACTTAAATGACGAATTTATAGATGATAGTCAACAAATTGATAATTATGGCGGAGAGACTGAGTCTAGTATGTCTGACACACTTACGGATGACGAATAATATAATAGATAATTGATAATAGATAAGAGATAATAGATAATAATAATAATTAAACATTTAAATTTGATTTATTTTAATGTTTAATTATATATTTAATAATGACAGATCTCAGAAATAAAATAGTATTAAAATTCAAAGATTTATTAGATAAACACGAATTTGAAAATACAGAAGTATTAAGTGTTGATTTAGAAAAGGGTATCTATAATTCAGTTATTAAAAAATGCAATGAAAAGGAAATAATAAAAAGATGGACTAATAAAATCTTTAAAAAAATATATTTAAATAAGGCAATCTCTATATATTCTAATTTAGATCCAGATTCCTACATCGAAAATACTCGCCTTATTAAACGGTTTAAGGCAAATGAATTTAAAGCGTGTGAAATAGCATTGTTGGATAGTTTACAAATGTTTCCAGAAGTATGGAAAACAATTTATGACGATAAAGAAAGACGCGATAAAGTGTTATATGAGGTTAATAAAGATATGGCAACTGATATCTTTACCTGTAGCAGGTGTAAAAAGAAAGAGTGCACTTATTATCAATTACAAACAAGATCAGCGGATGAACCAATGACTACCTTTGTAACATGTTTGAATTGTGGTAAAAGGTGGAAATGTTAAAAATCTAAATCTTCTAATCTATAATCTTCAAAATTTCTATCGGAATAATACCTCCTAATAAGTAAAGGCATTTTTTTTTGCTCTAATTCTAATTTTGCGATTTCCTTTGTATGTATAATATTTTTAGGAACATCCACCGTTGCCATCGATCCGTTTGCTAACATTTGAGCACGGATTCCTATTAATTTAGCCCGTTCAAATTTAGTAAGTGCATAAGTTAATGTTTTTTTGTTATTATAGTAATGTTCATAAGTTTGGTTATTCGAAATTATTTCTTTCTTTTTAATTATAGGCACTATTTCTTCGGATATATCTTGAATACTTTCAACCGTTTCGGCATTTTCATTTAAAGAAATTATTTCTTCCATTTTAATATAATATTATATAATAATATTATAATAAATCAAATTTATTCATTTTTCCAAGAAGTAGAACATACCGAACATAAATATAAATATTTCATATTAAGAGTGTCATATTTAATAAATATGATTTCTCGAGCTGGTTTGATATATGTATTGCATATTAATTTAGTATCATTAATAATTATCTCTTTACCTCGAAGTTTATCAAGATCTTCATCTAATTTAAATGTTATTAATACTTGTTCGTCATTGATGGATATAATATCAAAATTAGATTTTTCCACATTGTATGCTGTTATAATATTAGTTAACTCTTCTAAATCGGTTTGTTTAACAATCAATGTTTTTTCTTCTACATCTAAATTTGTTAAACATTTATTATTAATACATGGTATATTATTAATTCTTGGGAGTGTTGGATCTTTAGTGGTATATTTATTTAAAATATATTTATCAGAAATATATTCTTTATTGTAGTTATTTTTATTAACTAATATAGTTTCATCTGACCCAGTATTTAAATATTCGCCCTCCCAAGAACAATTTTTACAATAATTTATTAACGATTTAGAATCGGTAGACAGTTTTGTATAAACCATAAATTCACACTTTTGACAAAAATTCATATTATAATATAATATAATTATATTATAAAGATTTATCAAATTTAATTTATTAATATTGCATTATATTTGGAATTTGGTTCGTTAAAAACAATATATTTATTATTATCAGAATCTATATAAAAATGATCTTCGACAGTGATTATTTCTCGCTCCTTTATTAAATCTATATAATGTTTACTTATTCTTTTTGGATAATATTTTGTTAATAAGTTATAATCTATATTATAGATATTAGATACATTTTTTAATATAATTTCATAGTTATATTTTAGTTGATTAAAAAAAAAATCATTCATATTTATAATTTAAAGAGAAATCTTTAAACTTGTTTCCATCTTTTAAGCCCAGTCTTCGTTTCATTGACTATCCACCACTTCTTATCACTGTTGGTTGATTGTAATTTATACCCTATTTCAAATTGAGAAGCTTTTTCATTTGGGGATTTTTTTTCTTTAATTGTTTTTATTTTATTAACACTACTTACTTCATTAACACTAGTTGCTTTATTATCAGCACTTGCTTCACTATTAACACCACCAATTGCTTCACTATTAGCACCACCAAATGTTTCACCATTAGCACCACTACTTGCTTTAAGAACAGGTGGTATAGTATATTTTTTTATCAGAGTCTTATATTTAGCAATAAATTTACTCTTTAAAGTATCTACATCTACCACTATTTTTATATCATAAATAGGTGATTTGATTGTTTTTCCTTGATATATCTTAAAATTATCTAATTTTAATATATAGGTTTTATAGAGCTCTATAAAAGTTCTTTCCATAATTTCCATAAAATTATCAAATCCAATTGGAGGGTTTTCTAACATTTCTAATACCGCAATTTCCAATGTTCTGTATCCTACTACTAAATTATACAAGTTGGATTTTTCCTGTGGGGTTTTTTCCCACCCAGGTTCTTGTGTTATTGGGTTATCAATAAATAAACTTTTAAGTTGTTGTGATACTGTTCCTAAATTTTGACAACTTGTCCAGGGTGGTCCAGACCATGTTCCAAGAATAGATAAACAACATTTACCATTGACATAATAATTGGGGTGAAACCGTGTATTTAATCCTTGGGTTTTGGCTAAAATGTGGGGTGACATAAACGGATATTGGTCTGGAAATTTACCAAAGAACATAAAAAACCCACCGAAATAGGGGTTTTCAATTTCCCTTGATCCAATCGTCAAAATCTTAAATTCATTGTCCAACGTATTATCATTGAACAGAAAATGGATATCACTTTCACCATACCCTTTTGCATCTTGTTTAACTAAATTTCTGTCTGACAGAACCCTTATTTTAGCGATGGGCGACAACGTATTTGTATATGTTTGTGCTGGTTTAGACATTAATATTTTGATAAGTATTATTTAATTAATACTTATCAAATTTATTTATAATTTATTTGTTTTCAAAAATAGTGGGCGATTCTAAAATTTTAAGTTTGGTGGTGTGTCCCAAAAATGCGTGAAAATCTTTATTAGATAAATTTAATAAAAACTCTCGTATACGATCCTTATCTGGGGTTTTTTTTTTAATTAGTAAAGAATTTAATGTTTCCCAATTTTTAATTCCATCGATATCATTGTTTTTTATTAAATCCCATTTAATACCTATAAATTTTAATAAATCGTTGTGCAACCAATCTATACCCTCTTGTAAATTTCCATCTTTAGGATATTTATACAAGTGTTTATATTCCGAAACGTAAAAATTGATAATAAAGTCTGCCAATGTATTTTTGTCGGTATCGTCCAATTCAAATTTAGAAGGCATTAGGGATATTTTTGATGTTATTTTATTCATATATATCTTATTATAATATTTATTTTTTATATAGTTTTAAACTTTGATAATATAGATTTAATCATTTTATAATTTTCTATAAACTAAAATTATAGATTTTTTATATATATTTATAATATAAATGGAAAGAGTAATAAAAAAATAGGATTATTAGGCTTAGGCGTATTAGGATTAAATGTTTTAAATAAAAATATTAAACTTATTAATAATAAAAATGTTGCTGATAGTAAAGAACCTATTATAATACCTACACACAATTGGAGTTCGCAAATTGTAATGGCTCACGTTATTGGTGGAATTTTTGAAAGTATGGGGAATAATGTAAAGTATCTTCACACAGATTCACAAGCGGTTTACGAGTCTATCCGTATTGGCGATGTGGATATATCTCACGAAATTTGGGAATTAAGCCTTGGAAAATCATTTACAACTGCGCTAGATAAAGGTGGTCTACTTGACTGGGGAGATCACGAAGCTAAAACCCGCGAAGATATGGGATATCCTAATTGGGTTGCTGAGCAAGGGTTATGTCCTGGTTTACCAGACTGGACAGCACTTAAAAATTCATATAGTGCTAAAAATTTTGTAACACCAGACTCAGGAGGTAAAGGTAGAATGCTTGAAGGACCCCAAAGTTGGCACGGGGATTTAATGCCTCAAAGGATAGATGCCTTGGGATTACGAGATCTTTGGGTAGTTGAATTTGCTGAAAGTGGTGCCGCACTTTGGGCTGCACTTAAGGCTGCGGAAAAAGAGGGCAGAGGAACAATCATCTTTAACTGGACACCAAACTTTACAGATGCTGCTGGTTTTACATTTATCGACTTCCCTCTACACACAGCTGGTTGTAGACCTGATGATGGTGGTGACGGTAAATGTGGTTCACCTGTTGGCTATTTGAAAAAAGCTGTAAATAAGAACTGGACGAAATCCCATCCGGCCGCTGCGGCTATGTTTAAAAAATTGTCATTTTCTACATCACAAATAGGGGAAATGGCTGCTTTAGTAGATCTTGAAAAAATGACTCACGAAGATGCGGCTAAAAAATGGTTAAAAGATAACAAAAAAGTTTGGGAACGTTTTACTAAATAATAGTATATCTTTTAAAAAATATTAATAAAAGAATATTAAATAATAATAATAAATATTAAATAATAAATATTTATAGTTAATATATATTATACTATATAAATGATGAAAATGCCATACGATATTTTGTATATGTCACGTATATTAAAAGATAAATTATTCGCTACTAAATTAGACCAAATATCTAAAAAAAAGGTAGAAAGAATGGGTTATTTACCAGCAGGTCCATTAACAAATCTGTATAAGTTAACTTATAGACCAACCAATATTGTGGATTCAATTTATTTGGGAAATGCTTATAATGCGTGTAATTTAAATGATTTGGAAAGCGATAATATTGGAATGATTATAAATATAACCGAGGAAATCCCAAATTATTATCCAGATAAGTTTAACTATTATAATATTCATACAATGGATGATAACGACCATCATATTAAAGAATTTATTAATGATGCCTTGGAATATATACTAAATTATCAAAAAAAATCAAATAAAAATATTTTAGTACATTGTTTTATGGGTTCAAGTCGTTCTGCCGCAATAGTTGTAGCATATTATTCCCTAAAATATAATAAAAGTATTGATGAAAGTATAAAATATGTAAAAGATAAAAGATGGATTGTTAATATAAATGTAACATTTATACAAGATTTAATGGAATGGAGGCAGGAATATAATATCCCCGGTTTTTAATGGGATAAAGGTGGGAATATTATATCCCGAGTTTAATGTGATAAAGGTGGGAATATTTATCTACGTCTAATTTTTTAATGGGATAATAAAAATCAACTTTTAATCATTTAAAATAATATAGACTTTTATAATGCGGTCGATATAACCTATAAAAGACCCAAAATTATTTATAACTATACCATAAAGTAACATGTTTTATTTATAATTATAAATTATTTAAATAAAATTTGAATAATTTAAACTTAAAAATATTTTATATTATTAATATAAGATATGCCCAGTTTAAAAATATCTAATAACCCAAATTTTAGTGAATTAGATACGTTTTTAAAACAAAATAGAGCAACAACAGGTGGTACATTCACCCATACATCGATTTCAGGTTCAAAAGGTAGTTTTTATATAGAAGATACTGATAAATTTATAGATATTTACCATGATCATATTTTTAATAAAGGTTTACAGGGTTATTTAACAGAAGGTATTCGAGATTGTGAGATAACCCCGGTTAAAATAGATATTGATTTAAGATCTTATAAAAATGTGGATAAGCCAACCCGCTTGTATGAGATGGATGATATTATTCAAATATGCCAACGTTATATGGAGTCAATGGAATTTTGGCTAGAAGACCCCGACCCTACAGAGCGTTATTGTTTCATATTAGAAAAACCAGATGCGATATTTGATAAAGATAAATCGGGAGAGGTAAAAGTGGATAGTGCTGGTAAAAAGAAGATTAAGGATGGCGTACATATAATGTTTCCTAATATTTGTACCAAAACACACTTGCAATTACAATTGCGGAGTGAGGTTTATAAAAATATAGGAGATGTTTTAGATAAATATGAATATGATAATAGTTATGCTGACATTTTTGATAAGGCAGTTATAGATAGAAATAACTGGCAAATGTATGGTTCAACAAAATCCCATACAAGTTATACGTATAAAGTTACTAAAATTTTAGAAGTATATAAGGACCATTATAAGGAAATTCCGTTAGAAACATTTACGACACTTGACCTGGTTAAACTTTTATCTGTTAGAAATAAAGAGGATGAGGCTTTAATAAAATATGAGAAGCAATCATTGGTAAATGATTGCCAAGAAAATTATATTAAAATAAATAAAACCAAATCGAGAACAACGCAAAATAAAAAAAACAAGGCTTCTAAACCTGATTTGCAATTAATATGTGGTGACAATTCAAAAGGTCGGAAAGGATATATTAATTGTTTAAATATAAGTAGGGCGAGAAAATATGATTCTTGGATAGAAATAGGATGGGCGTTACATAATATCGATAATTACACTAAATCAAAAGATGGTGAAGCCCGAAAATTAGCTGAAGAAGAATGTCCAGACGATTACACTAAAAGTTCGTGGTGTGATTTATTACTAGCATGGTATAAATGGGGCACAACTGATGGTTCTGGATATGAACAGGAAAGTATGGACAGTTATAAAGAGACTTGGGATATAATGCGATATGATGGATTAGGAATTGGGAGTTTAAAACTATGGGCTCGTGATGATAACCCCGAGTTATATAATAAGATTGTAGAAAACGATTTACACAGTTATTTTATGAAGACTTGTGGTAAAAAGGGAGGGACTAGTTTTGATGTTGCTAACTTAATGTATCAATGTTATAAAGATGATTTTGTATGTGTTTCTATTAAAGATACGCTTTGGTATTATTACGACCAAGATTTACATCGTTGGGTGGAAGATGATAAGGGGATTCGACTTAAAATGAAAATTTCTACTGAAATATGGAAAAAATTTAGTGATAAAGGAAATACTTTTAAACCACAATCCCCAGAAGACACTGATGTAGAAAGCAAAAGGGACAGTTTACAAAAAACGGCTTCCAGATTAAAAGAAACGTCTTTTAAGGGTAATATTATGACAGAATGTTCGGAATTATTCTATGATAAAACAAAAACATTTTATGATAAATTAGACAGTAATCATAACTTGTTGGGATTTAATAATGGGGTTTATGACCTTAAGCATGGTGAACACCGGAGAGGGCGACCAGAAGATTATATTACGATGTCTACTGGAGTAAACTATATAAAATATGATCCTTATTCCGAAGAGATTCAGGGTATAGATAAATTCTTATCCGAAATTCTGACCATTGAAAATGTTAGAATTTATGTTGTAAAATTGATGGCGACATTTATTAGTGGTTCTACAAAAAGTGAAAAATTTCACGTATGGTCGGGCTCGGGTGGTAATGGTAAATCAAAATTGATAGAATTATTAGAAAAGGGATTAGGGGATTATGCTGGGAAAATGAATATATCTAATTTAACCCAAAAGAGAGGAAATGCGGGAGCTGCTAATCCAGAATTATCAAGAACCAAGGGTAGACGCTTTATAAATATGCAAGAACCTGATGAACAATGTACGTTAAATGTGGGTCTAATGAAGGAAATTACGGGTGGTGATAAAATTATTGCTAGGGCGCTATACAAAGAACCGCAAGAATTTAAACCACAATTTAAAATGGTTTTAACATGTAACGCCCGTCCCCAACTTCCCCCAGATGATGATGCTACTTGGAGAAGAGTTGTGTTGGTAGAATATACCTCGCGGTTTAAACCAGAGCCTAAAGGTCATTGGGAAAATAAAAATAATCAAACTATAGACAAAACAGAACACGTTGAACATATTAATAAAGGTATTCTTACTGACCAATGGATACCTGATGATAAATTATTTCCACAATTTCCAATCGACGAATCGTTAAATGATAAATTTGATGATTGGGCTGAACCTTTTATCTCAATGTTAATCCATACATTTATTAAAAATAAACACATCGATTTACGAGAACCAGAGGAAGTTAGGGAATATACTAACAAATATAGAGATCAGAACAATCATTTTAAGGAATTTATGAATGATAAAATTGAAATCCTATCAAATGATACTTCTGATTCTGTTATAAAAATAGATCAATTGTTTTCAGAATATAAAGCGTGGTATAAGGATAATTTGGGAACAAACACAGGGCAAAAAAGACAAAAAGAACTCAAAACATTTATGGATAAAGAATTTGGAGATTATTGGGTAGAGGGTAAACACTATACTAAAAGAGGATATAGAGGTATTCGAATTATATCACAGCATAAAGGACCAGATCACACAACCTTTATTGATGATGAAGATGAGGATGGGGAAGGAGGTGATGAATTAAATTAATAATGTTTCCTATATAAATAGATGCCTAATATAAATAATATAATTAAAATAATTATTTTTAGACTGTAAATAATTTTATTTCTAAGGCGTGTTTCTTCCAAATTATACTGAATGATTCTATTTTTAAGAAATGCGTTTTTATTCAATTCATTTAGTTTATCTTGTTGTACATTAATTATTTTATTTTTGGAGTGTATTGTTGAAGTTTGGGTTGTTAAAAGTTTATTATTTGTGGTATATAAATCTACATTAATATTAAAATTATTTTCCAATTCATTGAACAATTCCTTCGCTCGATGTTTTTTAAATCTATCAAAATTTTTAGTTTTCTTCTGTTTCTGTAAATTAATTATTTTTAAAGTGTCGTTTTCATATAATTTAGATATTTTTTTAACATTTTTATTATCATAATATTCAACAATTAACATTTTACGAATCCCTTTTGCGGGATCGCCAAAAAGACTGTTACTTACTTTTATATTTATACTGTTATTTTTAATACTATTATATATTTTCCCAGTCACACTTTTACCAGAATTCCCTGTCCATACATATTTGGGGTTTCCATACCAAGCTCTTATTATAGGATAATGATAATTATTAAAGGGTTCTTCTATATTATTTTTGGTTAAATGAGCCATAATAATATAATAATATAAATTAATTATATTATTGTATTGTATTATATTATAATGACTGGTCTTTTTCCTCAGCTATAATATCATTAATATTAGGTGAATCCCAGTCCGTTACATCATACTGTATATTGTTTATGTTTCGGTGTCGGTAAAAATTATATAAAATAACGACTACGAATAAACACGTTATACCACCAATGGATATTAATCCATATGTATTACTTATGGTATTATTTTTAATTAATAATATTGGAAGAATTATGATTAACAGATACACAAATAACGATTTTAATAAAAATAGTTTATTATTTCGCTTTAATGTTTCATTTTGTGATATTTCTACTTGTCTACGCAATGTTGCCATATCATTTTCTACATCATCTAATTTATTTTTATTATAATCTATTTCTTTAGATTGTTTTGTAATTATAATATCTGATTTATAATTATCATCGTATATGGCTTGTAATATTTTAGAATTTGATTGGTATTTAGAGACTTTTTCGTGCATAGCCTTTTTTTTTTGATGTCGCAACATATTTAATTTTTCTTGTATGGATTTCATTACTTGTTCATTCTCATACTGGTCAACGTTTTTACCACGGTTTAAAGCAAGGTTTTTAAGGTCTGATTTATACATTATTTCCGCTTTTTTTAACATATTAATATTAGAATCTATAGCGTTTTTATTAGACATATATATTAGACTAAGAAAATTATAATTGTTAGTTTTTATTTAATAAATATCCAACACTAATAAATAATATTATATTAATAATAAATATTACATACATACTATTTCTTTTATACCGATTTCGATCCAACCCTGTATCCACTTGTCTTTCTTTGGATAATATGCTATCTTCCTTTTCTTTTAATAAATTAATTTGGTGTTTAATTTTAGTGTTTTGTCTATATATATTATTGTTTTTGTTTGCAATCTCGTGTTTTTGCCCTTGAATTAAATTATTGGTATTTTTTATATGTTTTTTTAAATTAATTAATATATTATTTAAATTGTTATTTATTTTAATTATATTAGGTCTAATAACCGTTTCTGCTAATAATTTTTTTCTACTCTTATCCGCCGTGCGGTCATATTTATAATGTAAATATTTATTATACTCTAAATAATATTTCTGTAATTCTTTATTATACAATTCTTCCATTTTACTAATATTACATTTTCGCTGACAATGGAAATCATTATTATTATTGCATTTATCCATAATAAATTTTTTAGAACAATTCATATATATATATAAAAGATAAATTTTATGGACTTAAAAATATTAAACTAAATATATATTAATATTAAATGTTATCATTTATAAGACCCATTAACAGATATATATCTATACAATCTAGATTTATATCTATACAATCTAGAGTAAATAATAATTTCAAAGTGTATAATATAGAAGATAATTATGATTGTCTAACATCGGTCGATATGCGTAGAGACTATTATAATAAAAAATATAATTTGGGTATTGATACATTATCTAAAAAAACCTTTGATTATAACAGTATTCTACATAAAAACTGTGAAAATGTCATTGGTTACACATCCATTCCAACTGGATTAGTTGGACCCGTTCCTGTAAATCAAGAACAGCATTTTATACCCATTTCTACAACTGAAGGTGCTTTAGTGGGTAGTATTAATCGAGGGGCCAGTTTAATATCTAAAACAAGCATTAATGGTATTAATGCTGTGGCTATCGATAAAGGTATTACACGTTCTCCTATTATTGATGTGTTAGATATAGAAAATATTTCTACATTACACACTTATATTAATAATAATTTTAACACTCTTAAAACCGACTTTAAAACGACCACAAATTATGGCGAATTACAAAAAATAGATTTATTATATAATGGTAGTAAAGTCCATCTTAGGATAAGCGCGTTAACTGGAGATGCGATGGGAATGAATATAATTAGCAAGGGAAGTCAAAAAATAGTAAATTCTATATTAAATGAATTTCCTCATTTTAAAATATTGAGTCTGTCTGGAAACACGTGTTCTGATAAGAAACCTTCAGCCATCAATTGGATTAATGGGCGAGGTAAAACAGTTTTAGTAAATACTAAGTTAGATATTAAAAAACTAGAAACTCTTTTAAAACACCCCATAGAAGATATTGTCCAACTTAATATACAAAAAAATTTAATTGGTTCCGCCTTAGCAGGATCTATTGGCGGTTTTAACTCACACGCCGCGAATACAATCGCTGGTATATTTGTGGCAACAGGTCAAGATATAGCCCAGGTAGGGACAAGTTCGGTATGCATAACGGATTATTCTATAAATAATAATTATTTAAATATAGATTTAACGATGCCTTCATTGGAAATAGCAACTGTTGGGGGTGGAACTTCTTTAAAAGATCAACAAGAATGTTTAAAAATAATGGGCATAGATATAGAAAAAAATAATTCTAATCCAGGATATAATTCAATGTTGTTATCTAAAATAATCGCATCAACTGTATTGTGTGGTGAATTATCATTAATGAGTTCATTAACTTCTGGAACATTGGTTAAATCTCATATGAAATTTAACAGGGGTGCTAAATAATCCTTATCTAAAAATCCCTACCTAATATACCTATAAAATACACTTTCCACCGCAGTCTCACTTATTCGTGTAATTTTACACACTTTATTTGATGGATAATTATAATATCTAACGATTGGATCACTTTTTAATAGTATGGGTAATTGTTGAATCGCCCTTAAATTATATTTATCCATTATATCCGCAACTTCTTCGTCACTAGCAAGTGTATGAGCAGGCACTAATCTATGTTTGGTTATGTTTATCTGTAAATTATTTATATCAAACAATTCACAATCATGTTGTTCTGCTATTTTTAAAATAGTATTTGTGGGTTTCTCCTGTAAAATAAGGATAATTTTATCATCATTGTTTAATATATCTTTATACAATGCGGTTATATATTCTTTTAATACGCTGGGTTTAATTTTGTTTATATATATAAATTTAACATAAATTTGGCTATTATCTGTATTTTTTTTACATACTATATCGTATGATTTTATAAAATATATGTATTTTAATGTTTCCTCGTCTATATCTTTATATTCGTCATTTACAGTAAATCCACGATCAGATAACATTTCTATAATTACTTTACGCGCATTTTTGAAACATTCGAAATGGTTCATATTAATAATTTTATTTAAAAATAAATTTAAAGTTTTCAAATTTATTTTTAAATAAAATTAATAATTATTATAATTATTATAATAGTTCTAATCTTTATCTTCAATAATTAATTGTATTTTTTTAGTATTATTATCTCCTTGAGAGTCTTGAACGTCTTCCCTATTATCATTATCATTATCATTATCATTATCATTATCATTATCATTATCATTATCATTATCATTATCATTATCATTTTCATCGCTATCATTATCATTTTCATCACTTTCCTCAATTGTATCTATGGTTAATATATCATTCGTATTATTATTAATAGTTATTATTTTATTTGAAGTATTGTTTTTTCCACTATCATACTTAATCGTTATTATTTTATTGGAAGAGTCATTTTTTAATGTATCATTAACATCTTCCCCATTCGTATCAATAGTTAATGTATCGTTATTATTAATATCTTCCCCATTCGTATCAATAGTTAATGTATCGTTATTATTAATATCTTCCCCATTCGTATCAATAGTTAATGTATCGTTATTATTAACATCTTCTCCATTCGTATCAATAGTTAATGTATCGTTATTATTAATATCTTCCCCATTCGTATCAATAGTTACTGTATCGTTCTTATTATCATCTTCCTCATTAGTATCGATAGTTAATGTATCATTATTAATAGTAGTATCGATTGTTAAAGTATCATTCTTATTAAGATCCCCGCCAATAGTTATGATCTTATTAGAATTATTAACAAGATCTTTATTAGTATCATTTTTATTATTATCTATATTTAACAAATAGTTCTTTTTTTCAATATTTAACGACCCTCCATATAAATTAGGACTGTTACTTTTAGGATGTGGTGGAATAATTTCGTCTTTATATTCTAACGTATGTTTTATAGTTTGGTATAATTCATTGTATAATTTTGGGATTTTCTCTCTATTATTTTTAATATTAAAAAATAACGTATTTAAAAATATATTATAATCTTCCAATTCGTGAGCACTCACGGATGTATCAATAAGCTTATTGTTTAAAATATCTTTAATGTATACTGTATCTTTTATAGAAGAATAGAGAATAGCAAATTTTCCCAATAGTTCCTCTGGTTTATCTCCTTCCCTTACCTTACGCAATATTTCTGGTAATTCGGCAGAATATTTTTTATCTAATTCTAATTTTAATTGGTCGATAATTTTCCGATGGGATTCTATTCTTACAATCGGTATGTTTCTTATTGGACTATTATTAAATGTGACCATGTCTTTATCGATAGGGTATATAAAGTTTTGTTTTAGGGTCTTACCAATTTTAAATGATGGAATTATAACCAAATGATCCGATTCTAACGTGTAATCTATATTAATATTTTCATTAATATATTCTTTACTTTCTTGTCGACCATTCACTTCTAATAATAATACATTTAATCCTATTAACTTAATAGTGGTATATTTAACATAGGAACTAATAAATCCGAATTTATTAAGTAAATCGTCTATTAAAATTGCTCTATTTTCTTTATAAAATTCTCTACCCTTAATTTTAATTAAATGTTCAATAGGTAACATAAACTTATCAGAATCTAATTGTGGACTATTATAATTAAAAATCCACTTAATATAATTTGTTACTAACTCAATAATGAATTGATGTACTGTTATTTTATTATCCGATACAGCGTTACTCTTTACAGTTCTAATATATTTTTCAACATTTACATTAATCATAGGTAGTAATAATTCTTCTTCTAATTCTATATGATACAAACTAGTAGCATCATTTATTTGATTGCTCTGCGTAATACTGTACCAATATTTTTGTTTAATACCCGAAATATAATTATTAAGATATAATTCTTCACAAAATTTCATCTGAACATCCCCTAATTTATTTAATTGTAATGGATCTAAGACAGATTCTAACTGTGTATCTTTAATAGAATAGATGCCAGGATTAATTATATTTGATAGCGGTATGCCATATTTTTCCAATCGTTTTATAAATACATAGTCCTCATATCCTTTACCCCACATATCATTGGGATAACCTCCCACTTTTAAAAAATCCAGCGTATTTATTTTTAAAATTCCTAAATTAATATCAAGGGGATTTGTAGATGTAATATTAGAATATTTTGAATTAATCGAACTTATATTTACTGGAGTTTTTGGATATACAAAGTATTCGTGTATTAATTCTTCATTGGGTATCAGATCCTTGTCGTGTATTACCACGTAATTGCAATTATCATTTATAGCCATATGAACCCCCGCATTAATAATAGCTCCTCTATTATTTTTAAGAATAACTGTTTCCCCCCCTTCCCCTTTCCCTTTCCCTCTCCCTACCCCCCCTTCTTCATCATTAATAATTTCTAGTGGGATGTTATTAATAATATCTCCATCTCTAAATGTTACCGTTTTATTTTTTTGCCATAAAATATATATTTTATAATCTAATTTAGAAGCAGACTCATTTAATTTAGAAATCACTTTTTCTAAATAAGCGTGGGTCTTTTCAGAGTTTTTAAGTGCTTTTTCTAACACCATAGATCCCCCAAATTTCAATTGAGTGGCAAATTCATCATCTTCCTCAATCGTATTATATATTGGGATAATTATCGCAAGTTTGTTAGATATCCCAGATTCTTGGTGTTCGGTGTATATAGTATTTTCTCCAATGAATGACTTAATTGTGGATTGGACTGGATTTGTGTATAAATCACCCTCTTCCGAAAAATCCGTTTGTATACATGCTTGAATAGCAGTACCTATTTTATTTTTATCTTTAAGACTGTCTAGCGTTTTGATAGCACAATCAACATTCTTTTCAGATCCAGTTATCGTCCATATCTTTTCAGAGTCGTTGACACCCTCCCCATTTGTATTAATTATTACCGAAAATGTCTCTATAACTCTTTTAATATGGTTACCCTTTTTACCAATTAATTTACCAGCATCAGCAATATCAACTATATATGTTTTACTAATTTTATAGGCTATTTTATTAATTTCTTGAATCGCTTTATCGACCCCAGATTCCTTACCTTCTAAAATTACTTTATTAACCATAATACCTTTAAATGTATCTTTACTTTTGTATACCAAATTTCGTTCAATCCGAATGGTACAATCACTTTGGCGTTTGATTTTATCGATTTTTTGTCCATTTGCCCCAATTAAAAATTTTAATTTGTCATTTGGAAATTCTATTTCTGTTCTTAAAAATGGCTCTTTAATAACTTCTTCAAATACATCTTCTATTACAGATTCATTTACTATATTATAGGATATGTTATTAACAAGCGTTTCTAAATAATCTAAAATAGATTCTCTATTTAAATATTTTTCATAAAATTTAAACGAATTATTTGCCATTTGTTTGCACAAAGCGTCATTTTCTTCACACCATTTAATAGTATCATACAAGTTATCAAAATTGGAATTTATTTCGATATAATGCGCCGTTTTATGATTTGTTCTGGCTGAATTTAATGGTTCTAACATATCAAAATACCATAATTTATTGTAGTAATTTTTAGACAACCCAGTATGAATCGATTTTGTTTTAAATATTAAAGAGCCTGTAGACATAAGTTCGGTATAATTAAAACTAGCCGCATAACTGTCAATATATAATAAGAATTTTATGGCATACATTGGCCCGTGATCTACATCATTTAGATTAACATCTGTGTTTAATTCAAGTTCCTCTTCCTTTTCCTCCCCTTGCCCTTGCCCTTGCCCTTGCCCTTGTCCCCGCCCTTGCCCTTGCCCTTTAGTAAATTCTAATTTAGATCCCATATAAATTTTATCTTCATTATCCCATTTTTTAAGCACAATTGTTAATAAACCCTTCTTATCTAATGATTTATCCCATAAATCGCTTATTTCTTTTATATGAATACGTTGATTGTTTGAAGCGAACGTGCCACACCCAGCACTGCTCCCTTTAAAAAATACATTATTTTCTTTATTATCCCATTCTATATGTTTAGTATCTTTTATATGTTTACATTCAGGTGGGAAAGAATATTTATTAGCGATGCTCCAATCACTAGGTGTTGGTATCAACATATCAGCATATTCGTCTGTGGAAGATGTACTAAGAATTGGCATATATGATTTAAATTTATACGCTTCGTCTAATTTAATATTATCATTGCCAAATAAATGATAATAAGGTTCCATAATCGTTCCATCTTCTTCGGGAACTCTTAAATATGGAAACTTTTGTTTATTGATAAAAAATTCACAATCGGAGAGCGTATTTCCACGTTCACGACACAGAGTTTCAAGCATGTTTTTAAATTCCCCAAAATCGGTGGTTTCCATATCATTAAGTTCTCCAAAGGTATTTACAATACAATTATCGGTCCACCATTGTTCGGGCTTTTCTAAATTATCGGTAGATTGTTTATGTTTAAAATATTTATTTTTAGTGTAATAATATTCTTCAATTCCTTTTGGGTATTTATCTTTATCGACAGCAATATCAATAAATTTAACCATATTATCTTCTCCCATTTCGGAAAATTCGTTTTTCCATTTTTTATTAAAAAATGGGGAAAACATCGTTAAGATACCATTTTTAATTTTAACAAAAATACCAAATTTTAGATGCCCAAACATATATTTTAATGTATTGGAGAAAGATTCATGGTCAATCTTCGAATAGAGTGATAATTCTAATTGGGTTTTAATATTTTCGGTTAATTTTCTAGCCACGAGGTCATTTCCTTGGGTAAATATGTTATTACTGGATTTTAAATTTTGGTTCACAAATTGACCCGAGCCATGCTGTGCCCTTCTCTCAACAATATATTTTTGTAATTGGAAAATATCTCCAGCACTTAATATTAATTGATTGTAGGCAATATATCTGGGATTAATTTTAATCTTTTTCATAGTAGCCATATATTCTTTACAAGCGCTATTCGTGGTGTATTGATTGTCAATTAAACTATCATCTTGATATTTAAATATATAATATCGGTGTAAATTTGAAAATTCTTTTAATTGGGCATTCCCATCTTCACCCAAAGCATATATTAATTCATCCTTGCTAAGATGGGATCTATTTGTAAAATTAAAACGTTCATCGTATATATCACTAAATAATCCAGATCCTTTGGTTAAGAATTTAAAATTATTCTTAATTTCATCACCAGACACAATTTGTAATCCATATTCAGCCGCACAGTTAATTAAAAGTTTCTTATTAACCAAATATTCCGTTTTAGAATCTGAAATTGGATTAAAGTTAACGGTTATTGGATTATTAAACCCATCTTCAACAGTGTCTGGTAATTTATCCCATTCCATTCTCGTTAAACCATTAGCATCAATATTAATTTTCCAAACATCACGCTCCACATCCTCTTCACGATCATAAACACTGCCTTTTAATGGGAGTGTTTTTTCAAACATATTTTTTTTCAACATTGAATATACAAGTTCACCATCTAAACAAGTCAATATAAAATAGCCATTCTTTTTAATATTTTCTTTTACATTTAGTAAAATATTTTGTAAATTTTCTTTAGAATCAAAATGATTTCCAACAGTATTAAATAATGTGACTGTATTAAATGTATTTATATCATTATTGCTAAAAATATTGGTTAATCCCTCGGCATAAGAAGGATCAATATTTTCCATAGAGCGTATATTTTTGGTGATATCGGCTTCTATAAACTCTATATCACTGGCGTGAGCCCATTGATTTAGATCATTGTCCAAAGAAGACTTTAATTTATTAAGGTTGCCTTTCGCAGATAATAATTGTTCAGCATCTTTATCACCGGTTATTCCAAGTATAGAACTATAATTAGATTGGTATAATTCGTCTAAATATTGCCCCCTGTCTACTGACATATCAATAATAGAACTGGCGTTCTGTTTTTTACCAGAACCTTGATATAATATGGAACGAATTTCATCGTGGAATGTTAACAGAGATACTATAAGTTTAGAATCTATATTTTTATAATATTTTTTTAATGCGAAGTCTTGATTTTTTAATTTCATAAGTTCTTGGTCAGTGATATTTTTAATACTTTTCCACTTTTCAACAGATTGTTCAACTATTAATCTAGGAGCAATTCCCATTGATTCAATTTCTTGTAAAAATAATTTAAAAGCATAAGGGGCTTCTACACAATAAAAATTCGAATTAGAAATAAGACTGCTTTTTTTAGTTATGTTCCCATTATTATCTATTTTAATTTCGGTGGCATCATTTGAAAAATCTTCATAAATTTTTTTATCCTGATTGACAATAGCCAATAATCCAGATTTATCCGAAATATAAAATTTGTATTTATCCGCCCGTTCCATCATCGTTTCTTTTAAAAACGAAGACGCCCCGTGTGCTAATATAGCGTCCCGTTCCATTTCACCTATACGTAATCCCCCTCCAGCCGCTCTCCCACCCACTGGTTGATGTGTAAGGGATGTTTTAGTACCTTCATTCCGTGAATAATATTTATCGGATACTTGATGCGTTAATCGTTGGTAAAATGTTGGACCAATAAACATATCAACCTTAAGTTGTAACCCAGTTCGTCCATTGTATAATATTTCATTGCAACTTTTTTCATACTCATAATGCTTTTCCAATAAATCCCCTATACGACCCGTATCCACATTTGTAAAACCAGTTAATTGTACCGTATTACCATTATTTATAGACAACTTGCCCAACAATACTTCTAAAAATTGTCCCACTGTCATTCTACTAGGTAGTGCGTGGGGATTAACAATCATATCTGGTACTATACCATCCTTAGTAACGGGCATATCTCTGGCTTCAATCAACATACCAATTGTTCCCTTTTGACCATATCTAGATGCGAATTTATCACCAACCTCGGGTAATTTATCTTTTCTAATTCGAATTTTGGCGTATTTTTGATCATCATTACCATAATTAAAATAAACCTTATCAACAAATCCATCCTCATTCCGTTTAACATAGTCTGAATTATCTATAAAAATATCTCTACCTAAATCATCTTTTTTACCAGTCGTTATAACTTTCCCTATCAATATGTCATTTTCATTTATTTTAATATTCTCGTTAATCAATCCTGTTTTAGGGTTTAAATTGGAATAATTACCATTTTTCATATTTCGAGTGACAGTTGGGTCGGGTATTGTGAAAATTTCACGTTCTTTAGTTCCTTCTATTAATTCCTCTCTCCCTGAATACGTTTTAAATTTTGTTGTTCTAAATAAACCTCTTTCAACCGAATCTTTATTAAATAATATGGAATCTTCTTGATTATATCCTGAGAAACAACCTATAGCAACAATCGCATTAATTCCGTGCGGTAGTTCATTACTGTGTAAATATTTAGACATCCTAGATTGGACAATCGGTTTTTGTGGATAAAACATAATTTGTCCCTTCGTATCCATTCTATTTTTAAAATTAGTAGCATATATTCCCAAAGATTGTTTTCCCTGGGCGGTTGAAAACTGATTACGGGGTGCTTGGTTACATTCTACTAATGGAACATTGTTGGCAAGAACCCCCCACATCATACTGGGGTGAATTTCACAATGTGTAAATTTATTTAATTGGTTTGATGACTCCAAGAGATCATGTGGGGTCATTGCTACTAAACACGTGTTTGCTTCCTCTGTATCAATATATTCAATAACACCCGAAATACTTTCTAAATTGTCGTTGCTTTCATTCGATAACTGAATATATTTATCATTATAATCGGAATAGGGTTCCATATCAGTGCCTTTTGTTCTAAATCCCGCTATAAGATGTTTCCAATTAATACTTTTATTTTCGACATCTTCAACCATCTTAGCTGTTAAAGTTAGTTTATTATTTTTTACGATTAATAATGGTCTACAACATCTACCTGAATCCGTTGATATTTTTATTATATCGTCGGTTATATACCAAGCTATAGATGTATACACATTTAATAAACCATTTCTTCTTAATAATTTTAATTTTGTGACTAAAATATCTGGATTTGTATGATAACCTACTAGTCGTTCATTTAAAAATACCGAACATAACCCAGCTTTAGAACCTACATAATTATATATACTTATTATATTATTTTTAACAAGCAATTTATAAAGAGCTTCTGAATTAGTACCAAATGTCACACTTGCCAATATAGCCAGATTTTTTCTTAACCCTATATTACCACCATCGGGGGTTTCATTTGGACATATTATACCAAATGAACTGGCGTGTAATGAATGGGGGGCTCTTATTTTAGCACTTTTGGAAAGAGTGGTATTTATTCTTCTTATATGTGAAACATAGCCTAAATAATTTAGGCGATTTAGGTCTTGAACAACCCCCTCTTTACATTTACTGGATGAATTTTTTAACCCCCAACAATTTTTAAATGTATACATAAAGCCTTCATCCATTATAGTTCTGTTTATAAGTCTGTTAATACCTACAGTATTATTAATATCTTCCATACCAATTATATTAAAAAAAGGGTATTGTGGATCATCCGAATCCCCTGAATTGGCACCCCAAAAAGTATCCATTTGGTCGCCATTGTTTCTTGAACTATCATAATAAAACTTATTTAAATTTTGTTCTAACTCATTTTTTACCCGAAAGTATAAATCTCTAAATATATTTCCAACTAAAAATCCAGAAATATCAACCCTTTTATTTATAAAACTATCTCTATCCGTTGGAATCTTAATGCCCAACTTTGTTAATATAAGCTCTTTTACCATATAGCCTAAAAATACACTTTTACATATAAAATCTTTACCAACGTGTGGTAATAAATAATTTTTTAATACATCCATTAAAAATGCATCTTTAAAATTAAATTCATTCCGTTTACCTTCTGGTAGTATTCTGCCATATGCTGTAATTTTGGATCTTAAAAAATCTAAAGCCAATCGCTGTGTATTTATAACCGAACCCTCATTTATACTGGGTCTTAATAAATCTAACATTACTTTGCCCAAACTTAAATCTAAATCATCTACTATTAAATTTAATATACTTTTATCTGAAATAACACCTAAAGCCCTAAACACAACAAATAATGGTATTTCATCTGAAATATTTGGTATTAACAATCTTATGGTATCTTTTTCTATTTTTTCATTTGAAGTAAAACGTTCATTAATCATAAACATTTTAATTATTCGAGCTGGTTGAAATATAACTTCTGGAACAGATCTTATATCTAATTCATAATTATACCGATCTTCCTTATTCTTATTTTCTCTAGTATATATTTTGTTTTCAACCTGTCTATCCTGAGCCACTATGACCTTTTCTTTACCATCCACTATAAAATACCCCCCTTCATCATATGGACATTCCCCCATTACAAAGAGTGTATTTTTAGTCAATTTATTTAATACACACGAATTAGAGTGTAGCATAATAGGGACACTCCCTAAAGCAATACTAGTAAATTTTTTAATTATTTTTTTTTCCAAACTACCATCTATTTTATAGGACGATAATATTATAAATACATCACAACTTATGTCGGATTTGTATGTTAAATTTTTTAGTCTTGCTTCATTTGGAAATAATTGTTTTTCAACAATTTGGGTGGTACCATCCGCCAATATTTTCTTTTCTTGTATAACTGGTTTACTTACATAAACGCCTTTACCATCATTAATTACGACACTATTTTCGGTTAGTTCTTCATCTACACAGCTCCCCCCTATTATAAATTCGGCTTGAAATTTATGAATTGTATTTTCTACATCATCATTCAATGGATTATATAAACATTTAATAGGATTAAATTGTCTTATTGTTTTTGGTATTTGTTGAGATAGAAATGTATTGTAAGAATCTAACTGTGTTTTTGATAAATAGTTAGAATTAGTAGAAAAATAATTATCTATAACACTCCAAATTTTTTTTTCCCAATTAATTGTTAATTTTTCCATTATTATATAGTATAATATAATATTCTATTTTTAAATTAATTTATTTACTAATAATTATTTAGTATCTTAATCTTTATCTTTATTATTAAAGATAAAGATTAAGATCTAAGTTTCATTAATACAGCTATAATAGATATACTTAACGGAACCTCCACATTATACTTAGAATAATTATAAATATATGGTAAGGATATTTGTTTATATTTTTGTGCCATACATATTTTATTATAATCCTTAATAGTTATAGGTAAATTGGGATCATCACTATGAATTTTAGCAAACTTAATTTTTTTCTCAGTTATGCAATTATTTCCAAATGCGCGAAATAAATATTTATATGGATTATTTGGTATTTTAACTGATAAATTGCCAAATGATATTTGTTTAATTGGGTATAATTCATTACTATAAAAGTATTCATTTGGCCAACTACCCCTATAGCCATTATATTTATATTGGATCTTATCTTTAAATTTTTTAAAAACAAAAATATCTATACTTGGTGTATTTAGTGTAGTACTAATAAACCGCCCTTTCGTATTAAAAATTATATCTATTTTTTTTAATTTTTGTATTTGATCATCCATAATTCCTATATCAATATCATTATCGTAAGGTATGATATTATTATTTCTACAAGCTCCCAATAAAGAACCTGCTACAAGAAAATAAGGTATATTATTTTCATCTAATTTATTAATTATATTTTTATTTTGGTATATATATGGCATTGCTGTTAATAAATTTACTAAATTTATAGTTATCTTTTAAAGATCTAATAAAAGTATTATTACTATGACTATGATCTTCCAATGTAAGATATGGATTGTATTTTAATATAGTTTTAATACCACCTTCTATAGCTATTTTTTAGTGTCCTTCTACATCTAAATGTAGAATTCCTATATCTTTATCAATAATTTGTTTATCTACTAAATTATCTAATGTATTAAATTCTATATATAGTCATTTGATAAATTGTTACTTTCTGACCAAGTTGTTCCTCCACCAAAACTATTATTAGTATTTTTTGTATATCTATGTTGAATATTTGCTAATCCTACATTAATTACTACAACATTTCCTAAAATATTTAATTTAGCCATTAATTCAATAAATTTACATTTATTTTTACACGGTTCAATAGCATACACTGTAATATCCTTTTACCAGAATGTTTTAATGGGTGTGCTAGAGGAATTAATCCATCTCCTATATGAGCTCCATAACCAATTAAAGACATATTTTTATTTAATAATAAAGCATTATTAAATATATCTTTTTTAATTTCAAAGTCAAATTTAGTTTGCACCGGCCTATTTATTATTAAAAATGGATGCTGTGTTCATTTAATCTAAATTAATTTTTTGGGTTGTTTAAATAGATATTTTTAATTCTTATAAATTCTTTCTTTTTATTCAATTCTTCATAAAAATTTTCAGGATCAAAATTGTGATTATATTGATTTTTTTTTAAAATGCTTTAAAAAAAGATTATTAGTAATATTTAATATATTTTTACTCTCTCCAACTCCAATTCTCATATTATTAATATTAAACAAAATCTTTATTAAGCAATTTAACAAAATCGTAATATTTGTCTTCAT